TACACCTATTAAGTCGTCGGCAGCGTCAGATGTGTATAAGAGACAGGTATGGTAAGTACAGGAGTAGATTCATCTTATCTTGATTTATCCATATTTCCCAGTACTTCTGGAACTCTTGATGAGGATTCGTATGCAAAAGTTCTGAATGCTTACAATAACAATATTACATTAGGTAAGCTTAGTTTTTATTATTTTTCTTTGGATTATTTTTTAGACAATGATAATTCTGAATTAAAAATAATAGCTGTTTTATTTAATAACACCAACTCAAAGGAAGACGTATCTGGATCTTATATAGACATTGAGATGGTAACTTATGTTGTTTCCCAAGATAAGACATATAGAGCTATAGCTAATACGGCTACGTTGTCTAATGACATGTTATCTTATTTGAAGTTTATGGCTAAGACTCCTAATGTTGTCACAACATTAGCAAGTTTGCCAATAGATGCTCATAATATCATAGCCAACGTAGCTTCCGCTACGAACCTGTCTATGGCCGTATCTGCTGAGGATGTTGGGAGGGAATGGCAGGTGCGGGTCAACAACACTACCGGCACAGACATCACGCAGCCGCTTCCTACCTCTGGCCTGTTCCAGAGCATGTCAGGCGATAGCGTAGTAGTACCTAAAAATAGTTTTATAGAATTAAGTATCTGGTATATTAATGATAAGTTAGTTATCAGAGTAGGTGAACAAGCTTAACAGAAAGGATAGAGTATGGTTTATGTAAATAAAAACGTAAAAGGTTTTTATTGGGAAGGATACGAGTTGGATTCCTCTTCTTACGAAGTAGGGTATTCTTACCAAGATTTCTTAGATGGTAAATGGGTTCAACTTGACTCCGATCAAGAAAAATTCCATCAAGACAATCCTGATGCGAGTGTGAAAGAAGTTATTGCCATGCAGCTTGACCCGGAGCCTCCTGGACCAACTGAAGAGGAGTTGCTTGCCAAGGCTAAGGATAAGAAAGTTTCTGAGGCCAGGGAATATGCTTATTCTGATGCTGTCCGCTCTTATAGCTTGGATGGTAAACAGATATGGTATAACAGCAGCATGAGGCAGAAGGTTAAAAACGATATTGATGTAGCAAAAGGGAGCGGGATATACACCGTATCTGTAGCAGATTCAGAATACGAGCTTGATATTGCTAATACGGCAATGAATGAAATGCATGTATATGAATCTGAATGCGATGATCGTACTGCTGCCATAGAAAAGGAAATAGCTTCTAAAATTGACAGGAGTGAAGTTGAATCTATGAAAGTGGATGAAGGATATCCTGAGAAGTTGGTAAGGACAAAGGATCAGATCATAGAAAAAAATAAGATCCTTGAAGCTAACGATCCGGAGAAGGCTACAGCCATGTACATGAGGGCGATGATCAATACGCCGGCTATGTTGGAAAACACTGACCAGAATCTTGCTCTTAAGATAAAGGGGTTGTACCCTATCTGGGACAAGGATGGAGTTTATGGCGACAAAGGTCTTCCTATGGGCACTGCTGTTGTAAAAGGGCAGCGTTTCCGTAGCAAAAACAAACCTTCGGATTTGGATTGGACTTTGTTTGAAGTAAGGCAAAATCACAATCTACAAGCTGATTGGGTTCCTGGCCAGGGAGGTGGAGCCGAAAGTCTGTATATGGTTGTTCAAGAAAAGCATTCAGGTACCGTAGACGATCCTATTCCTTGGGTATATAATTCTATTTTAGAGAACGGAAAGTATTACATAGACAAAGAAATTAAGTATCTTTGCATAAGAGATTCAGGCATCCCTTTGGCTTACGAGAATCTTTCTGATCTTGTATCAGCCGGATACGTAAGGGTTGTTTAGGTCGTAATTTGTTGTTAATGTTATGGATGGCCCCTGTATATTTATTTATGCAGGGGTTTTTCTTTAATCCAAACTCCGCTTATTTTAATATTTGGTAAGGTTCTGATTATCTTTGTGAAAAAGGTTAAGTTATGGAAAGAAGTGATATTATAAAAGAATTGAGTCAGTATTTTAGTATTGTTGAATTAGTTGGTCCTAAAGAATACGGTAGAGACAAAGATCTTTGCTGGAGGTATTTAAGAACTGAATTGCTTCACACGATACTGGTTTTAAGGAAAGACATATTGAAAACGCCGATGACGGTTAATACCTGGAAGTCGGGTGGAAGGTTTGATGAGCGTGGGTTTAGGAACAATATTTCGGATATAGTAAAATCCAAGACCGTATCAGGGTCTTTGTATGTCAGTCCTCATATGCTTGGGGCAGCCATCGATTTCGATGCTAAAGGTATGACGGCGGAGGAGGCAAGGAATAAAATAATTCAGTCGCAGGATTTACTTCCTTGTCCTATTAGATTAGAATCAGGTACCAATTGGGTCCATATTGACGTATATGACTCTCTTGGAAGTAGCAAGAAAGTAACTATGTTCTAATATGGCTTACAGATTTGTAGGAAGGATGAATTTAGAAAGTTTCTGGGCTTTTCTCATTTCCGGATTATCAGCATTGTGGATGAATTTCCAGGAGATTCACCACCTTATATATTCTATATTGTTTATATTAGCTATAAATCTTTTGTTAGCTACTATAAAAAGTATCAAGCACTGCTATATCCGAAGAAAGAGAAAGAGACCTTTTAGGGTATTGACATGCATAAGCGAAATGGGAGTTTTGAAAATTCTTCTTGAGTTCGCGGCCTGTTCTTTCGGGTTGTTTACCATATCCGGAATGGACCTTATTATGTCTATGGGAGGGCATAAATCCCCAGAGTTTATAGACATGCTTCTTCAGTGGATTACAATATTTGCCTTAATATTATACGGTGGAATGGCATTCAAGCGCCTCGGCGACCTTGCACCTGATTTGATGATAGTAAAAGGCGTTAAGTACTTCTTTAGTAAAGTAAGTTGGTGGCAAAAAGTTCCATTCGGAGAGGAGTTAAAAGAAGGTATAAAAAATGGTGAAATACAAGATCTTTTAGATAATAAAAAGGAGGGTAAGAAATGTGTTTGCAAAAAATGAGGGTAGGGCATGTGTTAGGAGTTCTTCTACTGTGTTTTATATCTTTCTTGTTTGGTAAAACATGTAAGAAGAAAGAAATAATACACAATATAGAAATAGATACGGTAATAGATACCATTATCCAATCTATTCCTGTTCCTCAGTATATAGTTGACGTAGGGGAGGTAGAAATACCTTTCCCTATGGATGCTATAGTTGAAAAAGATACGATAAAAGACACTGTTTATATCAATATTCCTATACAAAGAAAAACATACAACACAGATGATTATCGGGCTGTTATAAGCGGATACAGACCTAATTTGGACACTATGATCATCTACCACAAAAAAGAAATAATATACGAAAAGAGCCGGCGCTGGGGCATAGGGCTGGCGGCGGGGTATGGGGTTGGGCGCGAGGGCTTCTCCCCCTACTTAGGCGCTGTGGTCTATTATCGGATATGGTGACAATCACCTCACCTTTTATTTAATGTCCAATAGTTTAAACTTTTATCACCTCATTTACTTATCTTTGTAGAAAAAGATAAGGTATGAACTATATCGATATTTTACCACAGATAAGAAATAACATTTTCTATGTCAGGATAGTAATGACCGACTATGATGTAGAAAATCAGATGGTTATTAGAATAGTAGCCAGAAGAAATGACGGTCTGTACAAGACGGAAGTAGTACAGTATCCAAATGAAGGAACTGATTACGGTGGAGAAATTATTGTTCCTATGTTTGGCATGGCTAAGTCGTTGGTGGCCCAAATAGTAGGAGTCAAGATAAATGGTACTGAGGTACGTGTTAATAGCACTGAGGTAGAGGGAGCCGATATAACAGCCAGATACGATGATTCCCTTACCAGAATGGGGTGGGAAGAGAGCATGAACAACATCCATCTTGATTTTGAGGTTGTAAGTACAAACAACCCTAAAACGCTTCGCATAGCCGATCAGTCGGAATGGGGGATATTGGCCGACAGACCGGCTATTATAGAGATTGTACCACCTGAAGATGAGAATAAGTATGTTTATTATCTTGGTAAGAATCAGCTGAATGTATTCAACAGTAAGACTCTTGGCATAAATCCGGGTCGCGGAAATGATTTTGAAAACCTGAAAGATGGTATATACGATATTACCATAAAAGGCAGTCCTTCCTCTTATTCATTTAACAGAAAGTATTTAAAAACAGATCTGATCCGTCTTAACATAGATAAGGTATGGGCCAGGTCAACTGTGTTATGTGATCATGAGGATGATGACGTTATTGACAAAATAAAAGAAATAGAGTTTCTTCTGGCTGCGGCTGAAGCTAATATGAGATTAGGGAATTTTGAAAACGTAAAACAATTATATGAAAAAGCATCTAAATTGATTTATGTTCTCAATAATTGTGAAAATTGTGGTTGTAACATATAATTAATTAAATATCAATAAATTATGGGATGTGGATGCGGAAGAAGCAACATTGCTTCTGTTAATAAAAGTCGGGCTATAAAGCCTCAGTCGAATACGACACCTAAAGCTGATTCTAATGCGGCTTGTATTCAGAAATACGATGAACTTGCTGTATTGGACAAGAAAATCATAGACCTTCATCGTAAGTTCAGGTTTGTAGGAGGTGTAAGTAAAAGGTATGCTGATATTCAAAAGCTGGTAAGAGGCTGGATTGTTAATTTGAAGAACGAGTGCCCGGATCCGGATGATCTTGCTACTTATTCTGAATACATAAATAAAGAATACGCCAGGTATTTTACCGTGAAATGATATGGCAGCTACCGGAAGTACACAGCAAATTCTTTTCCCTTCATCTTACTTATGTGAGTGTGCTGATCGTTTTATAGCATGTAAGGCTGATCAGTATTTACAATATCATAAGTATAAGGTAGGTATAAAACCTGATATAGATACGGTTCTTAAAATAGATCGTATGAAAAGAATCGTATGTGAAGGGGAATGCGGGTTGTGCCCGGACGAGATTCAGAAATTCAAAGAAGAACTTAATAAGATCTTGTCATGAAAAAGATGTATTACAACAAAGAATACAGAAAAGCTTTCAAGAAATCGGACTGTCCGGAAGATCTTGGTTCTGAAGAAACGTTTATCGTTCATGAGGCTGAATTTTGTTCGGATATAAGCCAGGATGATGCAGATAGGAAAGCGGAAGAGTTTGCGGAGAAAGAAGGTCCGTTGTATGCTAATAAAGTAGGTGGATGTTGCGAGGTATATTATAACACAAGACAGGAAGGATATTTCTTTAAAAATGATTGTCCTGATGGTCAAAAACAAGAACAACCCACACATCACGTGGTAGAGGCCGGACGTGTATGGTCTAAGTTCAGTACCGAAATAGCCAACTACGAAGCTGCGAAGATTCTTGATCAAGAAGGGCAGGCTGCCGCTAACGAATCTGGAGTATGTAAAACCGTTTATTACAACGAAGATCAACATGGTTGGTTTAGTAAACGTTGTAAGGAAGGATGGAAGGCTCCTGAGAAATACAGGAGGATATACGCCGGTACCGTAACGTCTTTCATTAGCGTTGATGATGCCAATGAAAAGGCTAAGAAGATACTGGAAGAAGAGGGCATGAAATGGGTTAATGAAAATACCAAATGCGAGCCTGTTGTTGATGAATGCAAATTTGATTTTTGAAAATGAGCAACGTAAAATTTAATCCGACAGAAGGTGAGAATGATAAACTGGTGTCGGTGTTTTCTGAAATAAATGAAGGTCTTGATACGACTTTGAATTACACTATTTCCGATGAAGGGAATAAGGCTAAGAAGAACATCGTCGTTAATCAAGTTGGTAAAAGGGAAAAGTTTTTATCGAAGAAAGGGGAGGAATCTGAGCCTTTTGTTTTGTCTGATGGTAATACTTTCAACGTTCTTAAAGAAGGTGCTTCGGGATCGGCATCCGCTTGGGCTGAGGATCAGCTTCCTCCAGAAGCCACGGAATCAGTTGGCGACAAAAGCCTTCTCCCTTCTTGGGATTTCTACCTTATAGACATGACTCAAAATACCGGAGACAAGGTACATCCGGTTGGAAAGCTTCGTAAGAACAATCTCCTTAGATTTGAAAACGGAGATTTTGCTCCTACGGTAGGCATAACCGAGGAAATGAGAGCCGAATGCGATGTGGAACTGTATTTGGATAGCGGTCATAAAAATAAGTATTGTGATGCCGGAGCATTTGACGCTAAGGCTTTTTATGAAGAGTATGGCATTAGTCAAAAACTTTATAATGCTTCAGGATCAGAGGTAAGGATTTTAAGACCTTGGGAGACTACTTCAAAGAATTATAGCATATTCTTAGGATGTAGCAAGAGTCTGTATGTAGTTGATAAAGTAGTTGGTAAAAGTGGGAAAATATGGTCTGGTGTGTACGACGCGGACACGGTTCCTATGCTGGACGGACTTGATCTGCGCCAGACGTGCCTTGTGCTGCCTCCCACAGCCTTATCTCCTGGACCGGTATGTACAGTAGACTCCAAGGCAAGATCTTTCTTTTTCTTGTATGAGGGAGAAACAAATTGTAAATCCAGAGCCGGAGTTGGTAACGTCTGCACGATGTTTTTAAATGGAAGAACTTATCCGAGAAGCAATGATGTAAATCAAATCAATATAGCTAAGTATTCAAGGGTAAATAACGTAGATCCAGAATCTTCTTATCCTTTTTCAGAAGGTGGATTTCTGACTTTGAATGCGTATATCATATACCTTGAAATGTTGTACGGTACTAAATACTTAGTTAATCCAGACACTTTCGGTTCCGGAATATCAAGTAATAACGGAATAGGTAATGATGTCAATTATCGCAAATACGGAGGAGTGAAATACCGTAAAAAAGGAGAAGAGTCGTGGCTGTATGGAGCATGGGCTACAAATGCTTCTATTATCCATTATGAACCTACTAAAAAAACTTATTTTTCTAACCTCATAAATTCAGAGTATCCTAAAGAACAGTGCATGGAAAGCCAGATGGCGGCTTCTTTTGCATTTGAAACAGGAGTAGAGGAAGGATCAGAGTTTGATTTTTATGGAGGAAAATACTGGTATAAGAACGTCCAGGGAGCCAAGAGTATGGCTGAAGGTCATATGAATGTTATTGTGTTTAAGGAAATGACTGGTACCATATCGGCCTTAAACGAAAATGACGAACCGGCAGAATTTGATTTGGAAGTTATTTTAAGGATGTCTTTGTACGATGGCATGAATTTGTCTGGAGATGTCTTTAGGTATTGTGGAGGAGGATACGAACAGGTAGGGACTTGTTTAAATGATCCTAATGTCACTCGAATAGGTAATACTATTGATATCTATATAGAGCCAGATCAAAAGAAATGGACATATGAGAAAAGGTCTACTATAAATAATGGTGATGTTTTTAATTTTGAATCTAAATATAAAAAGATAGCAACTACCCAAAATTTAGGAGATAGTTATGCTTTACACCGTATCCCTTATACCGGATGGAGGGATAAAAAAGGGGGAAGTATAGGATCAGGAGAATGTTTTTATACATGGGACAATTGCTACTGGGCTTCAGCTATCGGCATAAAGTCCAGAGTGGCTGCTCGTTTCGGCGGTGCTGCGTACATTGGCATTTGCTCGCCTCGTACTCTATATGCGCATCCCGCCGCTTTTAGCACGAATCGCAGCACTTGCGGCCTTGCCCAGTTGTTATTAGACGTCAGTCAGCCGCAGGCCTGAGGGGTTGCATCCCTCTGATGGCGCAGCCATCATAAGCGCAGCGCTAAGGCGCAGCCTTATATACTATATCACGGCGCAGCCGTATCTTGTTAATATAATATTTTATAGCTACAAAACAAAAATTTAAAATATTTAATATAAATTGTTTTGTAGCTATAAAATATTATACATACATTTGCAATGTCATTAGACAACAGAGATAGTTAACATTATAAACAATAAAAATCTATTCAATGAAATCCGTTAGTCTGCTAACAAGTCTTACATTGGGATCTGACCTCTGAAATAGCAAATAACGGTTGAGAAAAAGGTTAAAAAGAATTGGCTGCTCGTTTCGGCGGTAATGCGAACAATGGCAATTGCTCGCCTCGTAATCTGAATGCGAATAACGCCGCTTCTAATACGAATCGCAACAATTGCGGCCTTGCCCTGTGTGGGCTAAAAAATTGGGTATATTCTTTTTAATCTTTCCCAGGAGTGGAGAATCAATAAAAGACAAGCGTATGAGGTTATATGATAAAAATATGATAGAGATGCGCGACGGTCGTAAGCCCGTCATTAGCCCACAACTGAAATCAGTTTCAAACTATATAGATGTAAGTTTGGATGATATTAGAGAAGCATGCGAAGCAGCATTTAAAAACCATTCTAAAAAGAATGATGTTGTTAATTTCAATTCTGATTTTGATGGTAATTCATTAAAATTGTATGAATGGTATTTAGATGGTACTTATGTTAGCAAAATCAAATATCGCAAACTTGTAAAAGAAAACAAGAATGGTAAGGTTCGTGAAATAAACAGCCCGGATCTTACCACCAGAATCTATCAGCATCTTGTTTTAGTAAAGTTAGGTCCTTTGTATTATGAGAAGGATAATATGAATGGTCTTAATTGTAAGCCTGGATTTGGCATAACAGCATCGTCTAAATCAAGGTCTCTTATTAAAAAGATGAAGCACGTTTATTATGATAGACTTGATTTGAAGTATTGCCTGGTTATAGATCAACGTAAATGTTATAACCATGTAAAAGACAAAGTGTTTAGAAAAGTACTTAAGAACTTTATTTCAAATAAAAAGTTTATAGATTTTGTAATAGACGTAAGTTTCGTATCTGGAGAGCTGCCTATAGGGACTCCTACAAGTCCTTTTATTCATCATCTCCTTATGAAAGATTTTGATGATCTTGCAAAAAGAATAGCTCCTTTTTCATTGAGATATGCCGACGATAATTTCCTTGCTTTCTATACTAAGGAGGATGCTAATACTGCCAAATGGAGGATTAAGAATTATTGGTGGTATGAGCTTAAGATAAGATCTAAAAGGCATACTTGTATTATAACAGACATGGATAGACCTCTTGATTTTTGCGGGTATGTTTTCCACCGTAATAACAAAGGCGTATCTGAACACAATAAAGGTTATGTGACAATAAGGAAGAGGGTAGCCAAAGACGCGAAGAAGTGTATTACAAATGAAAGCTGGTCTTCTTACTTCGGTCTTTTAAAACACTGTGACAGTTATTCATTAATGTCAAAAATAGAAAATATCATGAAATTACGAGATTTAACAAGCACGATTCGTATTGATAAGAAAATGGATGCGGACAGCATCGATGTCAAAAACCTTGAAGGTATTGTATTTGATATCGTGAACTACGAAATGCGAAGCAATAACAAGAATGAACCAAACTGGATAAAGTGCTTGATAGGTATTCCTGAAACCAATAAAGAAGGGATTCCTACTGGCAGGAAACTCGCAAGGGAATTTCATGGTAATTATCAAGGTATAGTAAATTTTATTTCAAAATGCGAACTTACTTATGGCAAAGATGCTATTCTCCCTATTACCGATGTAGAGATAGAAAACAGATGCGGATACGTTTTTAAAGGCAGCACTAACCGCTTGGAATACATTGATTGACTTCTTATTGTGATGGTGTGAATGAAAATTGTTATCTTGCACCAAAAAAAGAAAGTCATGAATTGTAATACTTGTAAAGATGACAGACCTGATATTCTGAGATCTAATATCTGTATCGGGTCTGATCCGTGTAATGACTGTACGGACAATTGCGAAATTCTTCCAAAAGAATGCGATTGCCCGTATGGTCATTTAAGCGATCATTGCATTCATTATACAGGATGCAAGACATTCATATCCAAATTAACTCCAGGTATGCCTTATAATGAGGTTATGCATAATATAGAGCTGGTTTTTGAAAACATAGATAAGTTTTTGGATAGGATGGTTGAAGAAAATACGCTTTTAAAACAAAGGGTTGAAAAACTTGAAAAACAGTTACAAAATGGAAAAGAGTGCACAAATTGGTAAGGACTTAAGTGGTAAACACGTATATGTTCCACATGTGGACGAGACGCCGGTGCCATGCCCGGACGGATACACCTGCACGAACTGCGTGTACTGCGCGGACGGCATCAACGCTGGCTACTTCAGTCTGGCTCAGAAATCTGATCTTACGGCTTTAATCAATGCAATGATATGCCGTATGGAATATCAGGATAGGGAAATAGAATTTTTAAAACAAAAAATAAATATTTTAAGTAACAATGGCAATAACAGGTAACGGTTGTTTTGGCAGTCATGGTGGGTGCGAACGCCCACATCATTGCAATATTCCTTCTTCTAACATATTCTATGATGGAGAAACTATAGAAGAAGCTGGTTTGTATCATGGTATGCCTTTAGACAGAGCTTTGGCTAATTTAGCTAAATACGTTTCAAGGGCTATTAACGTAAGTGGATCTGTCAATACAGAAGTATTTGACGGTACTTCTCATGTGGTTCTAAAGAAGGATCCGGCAGAGATTTTGCTTGTATCTTATTGCGGAGGTGTCGTACCTTCTGATATGTATAAAGTCCAGGGCCGTACTGTTAGGTTCTGCCGGGATATGTGTCAACAAGATGAATTTGCTGAAGTGAGGGTCGTGTACCGAGAAGAGGCAAATAGTTCTTATGGGTTCCATTGTTAATTTGGGAGGATGAGAAATGGCAGAAAAATGCAAAGGATTTATATGTGGGGGTAATCTTGTTGATGGCTCTGTGCCTTCTGATAAGTTAGATAAAGAAACCATTATCGAGCTTATTAAAGAGATTCTGAAAGAGGAAATGCACGAATCTTGGCTTAAGGAAATAATAGAAACCATACTTAAGGAATCCATTGATTCGGATTGGCTTCGTGAGTTCTTTAAAGAGGTTCTTAAAAAATATGCTAAAGAGGAATGGTTTAAGGACATTATCTGCGGCTTAGGATGTGTAGGTGTACAAGAGATATTCGACGTTATTCCTACTGACATAACATTTGAGGCTACAGGAGGTACGGCTACGGTTCAGGTGGTTGTCGATGATGGAGTTGAATGGGAGTTGACACTTTAAATTAGGGAGGATAATTATGTCGAGAGAGAAAATATATAAGATGGATGATGGTTCTTGGCTTACCTCGGACAAGAAGGAAGGTGTCGGTCGTGATAAAATGAATTTCGATGCTCCATCTTGGAAAGGAAGGGAAGATAGGATCACTATCCGAATTGTGAAAAAATCCGATACTGAAAGTATGAAAGCTATTACTTTCAGGCAAAAAGGCATTAAAATCACAGAAGTCTCGGTTAGCAGGCTGGAGTTCCCTATATCTGGTGGAGATAAGCAGGTCCTTATTACTACCAACTCCGCTTCTATCAATGCCCTTATTACGGGTGAGAAAGATATAAAGGGTGTCATAAAAGCATTTACCACCGCTTCCGGTCTTAATATTGACGTCAATGATATTAGGCTTGATTATGGTTTCCCTGGTGATCCGGGTCTTGAAGACACGTTCCAGGTTTCGATGATTGTTTCCATGCCTGGCAATGAGGATGGGAATGAAGTTAATGAGAACATAACTATAAATGGTGTACTGATTCCTATTTATCAGCCTGGAAAGGTCGTTCCTTACATTAAATTGGATAAGGAATTTGAACAAATTGAGGGTGATGAAACAAGCACGCAGTTAAGTATAGAAAGTAATATAAAAGATTATGTTATTGAAATAGTTGAATGCGAGTCTGTGGATAAGGAGGAAATCTACCTGGACAAGGATGTTGTTGATCTTGATTCAGATGGATCACCGGAGGTAATCAACGTAAGTACAACTCCCGAAAATTTAAGATGGAGGATTAGCGAATGAAAGTAGGTAATTGTTGGGCGAACATAGATAAGAAAGAAGGCAGTCTTAACAGTAAGGTTAATATTTACTTTGATGAAAATGATACTGGTGCCAACAGAAGTGTCAAGATAAGGGTGTCTTCCAGGGATGGTAGCGTATCTGAAGAATGTACGGTAGTTCATAAAAAAAAAGAACAGGTAGTTTATAGAAATAAAAGGCAGTCGGCTCTTTTCACAAAAGAAGGATGTAATCCTGAAACAGAGAAAGGGGAAGAGCTTGAGTATGTTGTTGAGGCCGGAAAATACACGTCTATCATATCTCAGTCTGATGCTGATGACAAGGCTATGAAAGACATTGAGCAAAATGGTCAGAACTGGGTTAATGAGCATGGTCGTTGTATAACCATATTGTGGTATAATGTTAAGAAATCAAAGTCGTTTAGAAAGAACGATTGCGATCCTGATACTGAAGAAGGAAGTTTGGTTACTATGACTATCGAAGCCGGGCAATTTTCTTCTACCATAAGCCAAGAAGATGCCGACCGTAAGGCTGAAGCTGAGTTGAATGCCAAAGGTCAAGACTATGCTAATTCTCATGGTACTTGCAATACCATAAAATGGTACAACGACAGGAAATCCAAGATGTTCCAAAAGACAGATTGTGAGGTGACTGAAGTTGGATCTATGGTAGAGTACGTTGTAGAAGCCGGCCGCTTCTCTTCTTCTGTTTCTAAGGAGGATGCTAATCAGAAGGCTTTGGATGCCTTGGAAGCTGAAGGTCCAGGTTATGCTAATGAGCATGGTACATGTGAAACAAATTTATGGTATAACGTAGAGAAGTCAAAAGTATTTTATAAAAATAACTGTGAAGATGGATTTATCGGAGCGCCTTACACTTACACAGTAGAAGCCGGTAAATACACATCAGACGTAAGTCAAGAAGATGCTGATAAGAAAGCTCTTGATGATATAGAGAGAAACGGCCAAGAACAAGCCAACCTTAATGGTGAATGCATTGAGGATCCTAATTATTTTATAGGAAAGGCTTCGGCTCGTGTTCAGAAAAATGATTGCGATGCCGAATCTCAGACCGGAAGCTTCGTTGATTTGACTGAAAAGGATCTTGCCGGATATCCAGATGCTTTTGTATCAAGGGAAAGCCAGGAGGCAGCTAATGCGCTGGCTGAAGCTGCTATGGAAGAACAGAAACAAGATCTTGCAAATAAGAAAGGTACTTGCATCGATAAAGATCAGTTTGTTGGTGTATATAGCAAGGTATTCACAAAAGACAATTGTGAAGGAGAAGGCGTAGGCTCTCAGGTAACAGTAGACCAAGACGATGTAACCGGTGGTCCTTTTACTTCATACGAAAGCCAGGAGACGGCTAACGCGCTCGCTCAGGCTGCTGTCGAGCAACAGGGCCAGGCCATAGCTAACCGGGACGGCCATTGCACGTGGACTGGTAAATACAGTGAGGAATTTACCAAAAATGATTGTACTGAAGGTCAGGTAGGATCTAAGATTACCGTAACCGAACAAGATGTTGTTGGTGCTCCTTTCACATCTACCGTAAGTCAAGCTGATGCTAATAACAAGGCTCAGGCTGCTGTTAAAGAGCAAGGTCAGGCTATTGCCAACAATAAAGGTAATTGTGAAGATATGACTGTATATACCGGTCATTACAGCAAGAGATTCGTTCCCGAATGCGAGGCTTGTCATAAAGGTGTAGAGATGGAGGTTACGGCTGAGATGGTAAACGGAAGCCCTGTTACATCAACAGAAAGCCAGGATGCAGCAGACGCAGAAGCTCGTAGGATCGTAGAAGAAGGCGGTCAGGCTTATGCTAATAAAAATGGTAACTGTACACCATTAAGCACCGATCCTGTATGGGAAGACGTTGTTCCGGAAGAACTTAGATGTAATGAAGGTAAGTCTCAGAAAAAGCAACGTGATACCAACGAATGTTCTGAAACTCACAATCAAGGACGTTGGGTAGATGGCGGAAATAAGGTTTGTAGTTGGACCGGTCATTATACAGAAACGTTCCAGAAAAACGATTGTGAGATACCGGATTCGGGAACGGAGGTAGAAGTAAGTGAAGCTGATGTTGAAGGCAATCCTTTTATTTCTTTCGTAAGTCAAGAAGATGCTGATAATAAGGCCAAGGAAGCTGTTAAGGCTCAAGGACAGAATATTGCCAACCAAAAAGGTAAATGTAGGTTCGTAGGCGTATATAGCAAGGAATTTACGAAAGACAATTGTGGATCATGTCAGCATGGCGTTCCGATGAGCGTAACACAAGACATGGTAGGTGGACCGTTCTATTCCAATGAAAGTCAGGAAGAGGCAAATAGGCTGGCTCAGGAAGCCGTAGAAGCCCAAGGTCAGGCTTATGTTAACAAGAACGGGACATGCGAAATGGACAACACCGATCCTGTATGGGTAGATTCTGAACCACTTGAAACCAAATGTGAAGGAGGCAAATCTTATAAGAAGCAAGTCAATACCAACGAATGTTATGGTGGAGCAGATGAACGCTGGGTAGAAGGTGGAGATAAGGTATGTACCTGGACCGGAACATATAGCAAGCAATTTACAAAACAGTGTGCTGATGGAGGTGTCGGATCTGAGGTTACTATAGACCAAGATGATGTAACCGGCGGTCCTTTTACGTCTACCGTAAGTCAAGAAGACGCAAATAGTAAGGCTCAGGCTGCCGTTGAGGCCCAAGGTCAGGCTCTTGCTGACGCACAGGGCACTTGTACTTGGACCGGTAAGGCAAGTAAGGTCTTCACCAGAAACAATTGCGGAAGCTGTCAGCATGGTTCGTCTGTTACCGTAACCCAAGATCAGGTGGGTGGTCCATTTACGTCCAATATCAGTCAAGCTGATGCTAATAAGAAGGCTCAAGATGCTGTAAATTCCCAAGGTCAGGCAGTAGCTAATAAGAATGCTGATTGCTTGCCTGATAGCACAACACCTTCTTGGTCGGATACCGGAAGCACCCGTTGTGACGGGTGTACGTCTCAGAAGCAACAACGTGACACCAATCCATGCTCTTCTTCTTATAACGACACAAGATGGGTTAATGGAGGTGGAGAGTCTTGTACTGACTGGTCTTACTATGGAACAGGAGACTGCGTAGGTCATACTCAGTACAATGCTTATCGTGATAGTTGCTCTGGTAGCATAGATCGTCAATATTCTGTAAGTTGTAGAAATTGCTGTAATTGCGGATCTTACGGTTCTTGGCAAGAAAATGGATGTAATGGAACCAAAACTAAGTTTATTCGTTACGATGATTGCGGAAATTCTGATACTAAAGAAGAGTATGTTATTGGAAGTTGCGGATATGCTCCATATGAATTTCAGTTCCATGATGGAAGAACGAGCAAGTCAAGGTCTGTAACTGGAGAATCTCAGGATATTGAAGAAGTTATCATAAGTACTAAGAATGATTCATATATAGGATATTCTGTTAAATCGAAACCTTCTTGGTGTTCTGTTGATTACAGAGACCAGACATCTGAAAGCATGAAGGTTGTGGTGACATTATCTGCCAATACAACATCTTCTTCCAGATCTGGTGACATTGTTTTTGTTCAAAATGAATCTGGAAAGACAATTACTCTTAGTATTTCGCAGGCAAGACAAATGTTGTATAAGTTCACATTCGATGATAATACTACTTCAGATAAATCTTTATCTGTTCAAGCTGCATCTAATGATGCTCAATATACAATCAAAAGTACATTGAATGGTTCTTATCATGGTTTTGCCACTACGTCTAAACCTTCTTGGATTACGACTGAGTATAAAAATCAGGCTTCTGATAGTATGGTTTGTGTTCTTAAGATAACTGCCAACACAAGTACATCTTCTTCTCGTACTGGATCCGTTGTGCTTACTCAAAATGACAGTGGTAAAACATTGAAAATAAATGTTACACAAGCTGCGGCTGAGGTCAAGCTTGTACCCGCTCATATCACATTGAAAAACGGTTCTTGGGCTACTTATAAGAAGAATAATGTTTCTTATAACCCTGGAGCCGGCAAGTGTATTGCTGGATTCGAGTGGACTGGAGATGAAAATGGATATATACGAATTTATACTTGCGACATCAAGGTTGTAGATTCTAGTTACCGTGAGATACCTGGAGCTACTATAAGCATTGGAACTACAACCCAGAGAAAACAGCCCGGAAGCTCTTGTTCGTATTTCGGAGCTGTAGCGGGAGGTATATTGGCAGGATATGTTCATGTTGGAGATGAAAATAAGGATACTACATGGTATATACGAACTATAAACGTATCCTATGATGGCAAATTGTATAAGAGTGCTACTGTTAGACAATTTGAAAAAACAGGTATTTCCAAGAATGGTGGTATATTTAATGTCTATAATGAGTCACCTGCTTCTTACAACTTTATCGTAGATGGAGCTGAGTGCGGTGATGATACAGGAACTTTAAAATACTCTTATTCTCAGATGAATCTTAATCCAGCATAATTAACAAGGGAGGGGATTTAGTTCTCTCCCTTGAATGTTTTTTGGATTATAATATTTTGTTTTAAGTATTGTCTATTAGGATAAAAATGATTAATATTGCACATCATTCAATTTTAAATTTTTAGTATCATGGCTTGTAAAAAGAAAGCTCGTCAGGGTGGTGAAGTCGATAAGAAAGACAAACCTAAAATGCGCCAAGGCGGTAGTGTTGGAGGCAAGATGAAAAGAAAGAAGACGAGCACTAAAAAGTGATTGAAAACCAGGGGAAGGTGCTGATCGCCTTCCCCATTTTAATAACATAACAACAATTTATTATGAGCAACAAGTTTATTAGCAAAGGACAAAGGAATGTCTGTGTGACGTTTGTAAAGTACTATCCTGTATTGATGCAGGATAGTATGTTAGCCAGCATTTTTGATGAGTTTTATCCTTTTAGTATCACTAATTGGCTGTATCCGATATTAGGTCATTCTCTATCATGGGACCTATTTCTCTTGGCTTTTTCAAGAATGTTCAGGTTTTGTATATGGCATAGGTTATTGATCTATAGCATGATTTTTAATATCTGTGTAGAATGGGTTACGGTTAATATAGAGATGCCTATTGAGCACAATATAGTAGTGTGGTCTGTTATGGCTGTTACTCTGTTGATAATCATTGCCTCTATTGTTTTTAGATTTAGAACAGGGTGTTTTGAAAATGAAAGAAATTCTGACAGAGACGCTGCGTAAAAGTGGTGCAGCGGTATGCGATAAGATAAAGGAGATGTTTTTAAGCGGGGAATGTGATCATCTTACAGCCAACGATCTTGAGACATGGACGCAGCTTGCTAATCCGGCTAAGTACTATACCGGAGAAGAGGCTGTTTCTTATCTTAATGTAACTTCTAAGAAATTTTATGAATATCGGAAGGCTAAGTTAGTTCCTGATCCGGTTAAGATAAAGGGATTCCCTAAACCTTTATATACGAAAGTTATGTTGGATGAGGCTATAAAAACCATATCTGGCATGAGTGAAAGAGAGATTTATATGAGGATCTTGAATGCCAAATCAAGAGAATCAAGAGCGAAAGAAAGGAGGGGAGCATGATTACGAATGGTGAATTTGTATCAAGAGTCGTAAACGGCATCCATGCCCTTGATAAAGACTCCCATGTTAGTCGGAGATGGATATTGAATATCGGTAGAACTAAAGCCGAATCTTATACAGCCCAAAGATGGGATGATGGGACGTTGCTTGGTGATCACCGGCTCCTAACTTACGTTACTTGTCTGGAAATGATTGAAGTTGACAAAATAGTTTGTTGTGATGCCGAATTTGCATTGTGCAATACACTTATGCGATCAAAGCATAAACTTCCAGGGCTTCTTTATTCTGCCCTTAGACCGGCTATTACTAAGGTGACTAACGTAGATAACACCATATTTTTTAAGTTCGCTGAAATAAAGTCGTATCGTAATGAACAAAAAAGACCGTATGTTAAATACGTTAAAGAACGTCGTCCTTTTTATTATGTAGAAAACGACTATATTTATATACCGGATTTTCATATAGAGCTTATTAACGTAGAGTTTTTTACAACAAGAAGAAAGAAGGCGCTGGAGTTAATGGCCTGCGATCCTACACCTAAAGGGTGTGAGTCTGAATGGGAATACGAATTTATCTGCCCTGTTAAGTTAATTGAGTACGTAGTGGCAGAGACGATAAAGGAAGTAGCATTCAGGCTACAGATTCCTATCGATGAAAATCCGAATCTTGATTCCAATCAGAAAAGTCAAATTGTTCAATAACAAAATATTATTTATCTTTATTTGGGTCTTAGTTGTGAAACCAAGACCCATTTTTATATAAACTTAGTGACATGAAAAGAACATCGATACAATCACCGTATTTTGTAGCCTACTACCATCGTCTTATGAAGAGAAAGAATGGTTTTAAGAAAGGTATGATAAGAGACAGAGGAGAGGTTTTAAGGCTGTTATCTATTATATGGAAAACCGTATCAGAACATTATGTGGAAGCTGATGCCGGTGTTTACGTAGATAACGTAGGATACTTATGCCATGTGCTTATACCGGGGCAGCGCTTTGCTGTCAGGCGGGACCTGGACATCGTGAGCAGGCTCGGCACCAACGGCTACCTCTACAACCACCTGGCTATGGATTTCGCAGACTCCAAAAGATATTACCATTTTGTAATACAAGATAGCTTGAAAAAGAAGCTAAGGGTTAAAATGAATAAAGGACGAAGATACCGATTTATGTATAATGAAATACTTGCTAAAAGAAGAGTGTTTAAAGATTTCCAGATTAAGAGAGTTTTCGAAGATCGAGAACTCAATCATAGGAACATGTAAAAAAAATATAGCGATTACCCTTTATTGATATAGGTTAATCGCTATATTTGCATATCCGTCTACCTTCTCAGGCTGGCGGATATAAAAAGTAAAATTCCTATTATGTGAACAAATGTAAGCAATTTTCAAAACAATGCGAAGAACAGTAACATTATTTTGACGTCGGAATCCAACGAAATGGAATTTAGCAAAGAGGTTAAAACCGTATCATCTTTCAAAAATTCAGATTTTGGAGAGCTAAAAATTATTATTATTGACGAAGAACCGTATTTTATAGGATCTCCTATAGCTTCATTTTTAGGGTACACTAATCCAAGAAAAGCGATAAGGGATCATGTAGATGAAGACGATAGGCTAATAATGAAAGTGCCTGATACACAGGGGTGGAACGAAACGTTCCGCCCTTACACTCCAAACACTAAAATACTGATAATCAATGAGTCTGGATTATACAGCTTGATTTTTGGATCAAAGATGGATTTTGCTAAAAAATTCAAGAAATGGGTAACATCTGAAGTTCTTCCCTCTATAAGAAAAACCGGCTCCTATTCTATAACACCGAAAGACTATCCATCTGCATTAAGAGCATTAGCTGACGAGATTGATGCCAAAAATAGAGCCATAGCCGAGAGAGCACAAGCAGAGGCGGAGAGACAACAGGCGATTAAGACCATAGAAGAGCAGCGTCCTGATGTGGAGTTTGCAGAGTCATTTAAGAAGGTTGATCATGAAAACATGTGGTTGATTAGAGATGTGGCGAAGAAGCTTGAGCAGAATGGAATCATCATCGCAGAAAAGAATCTTCGTTTGTTTCTTGAGGAAGTCAAGTTCATGTTCAGAAATGGGCAGGGTAGATGGGAGTTATACAGTGATATTGTCAAAAATAAGTTTGGTGTGTATAGATCATATTTTGTTGACAAATATTCCGGGGAAAGAGTTAATCAGCAAACCATCTACATGACAGGAGCCGGTTATGAGGCTACACTTAAGGGGATAAAGGAAAAGTGTAGGAGCCTTTTCTTGAAGTATGGTAAGTTTGAAGATCCTAACTTTTGAAAATACAAAATAGGGCATTAGACAGATTATTTATATCTTTGTGGAGGTCAGGTTCGTTTCCTGTCCTCCATATTTTTTGTTATGACAGTCGAAGATTATATCATAGAGTTAAAATCGTCTTTAAGATCATTTGACAAGCGTGATCTGATAGATGAGGTGTCCATCTACAAATGGGTAGAAATTGCCCTGAAGAAGTTTGGAGGTGATATTACTATGCGCAAAGAAGCGGTAGTGGATGTCAAGCGAGGGCAGGCCCGTATGCCTGGTGATTACTTTGATCTTATTCTGGCTTTCAAATGCGATTTTAAAGGATATGAGGTGCCTGAAGGTGATAAGGTGATACCAGAGCTTCAAAATACAATAGCTTGGAAAGAACGTACCGAAAGAAGCTATAGATGGTGTTCGTGCAACGAATGTTGTAAAGAAGAATGCGAGAAGGTGATAGTTGAAAAATTTTATATCAATGTTCATGATCGCGATCATGAAGTTCGTTGCTATTATGACCGGCCGGTAATGTTAGGTCTTGCTAAGCCTATGCTTCGTGATTCTTGTTTGAGTAAATGCCGGAATAAGGTAATCAAGGATAGTCCGTATGAGATAAATATCGTAAACGGATTCTTGTATGCTAATTTCGATGGTCCTATTTACATGCAGTACCGGTCTCTTCCATTTGACGGAGAATCTAATATAATTATACCAGACACGCCTCAAGGTCTGGTATTGGATTATGTGGATAATTTTGTAAAGATGAGATTCTTTGAGGAACTGATGTATAATGGAGAAGCGCAAGGAGCAGCCGATTTGTTTAAGTTGTATGCACAGCAAGATTTGGTTAAGCTGAAAAATGCTAAGACCGAACTTAAGATGATGGGTATGACATTAAAAGGCATGTACGAACCTCTTAGGCGGCGTCATGCCGAGTTTGAGATTTATTCTAAGGCATATCCTGTAATTGATAATATACTTAAATTGGTATGATTGAGGTAGTTTTATTTATATACTTGTCTGGCGTTATTGCATCTATGATTGTTTGGTCAATCAGGCAATTTAAAGGAGATGCGAGTTTGGTAGAGACAATGTACTGCCCGGTAGTATTTTTGTTGAGCTGGATATATGTATTTGAAATATTTAAAATGAAATAAGATGTTAGAGGTTAAAGCAAGCGAAATAGTAACCGCCGACAAAATGAGAGGCATAGGACCGGCAAACATCATCTTCACAGCCGGCCCTAATCCGGTAGCTGAAGATCGTAGAGGCGTAGCTAAGGTAACGGCTGGTGGAGAGAGTAAGAACGTTACAATCACACAAGCTGCCGGCGAGCAGGTTGTTGTAATTCCTGAGTTCGATTATCTTGTTCTTAGGTACGGATGGGAATCGGAAGACGGTTCCGATTTTGATACTGCAACCGGTTTCACCAATACAGGCATCTCAGATGTAGATAATAAATACGTTGGATGGAGTAAGCAGTGGGCTACTACCCAACAACAGGTAGGTGATTACCTTGTTTATGGTGGTGATAACATGCAGTCCGGTCTTGAAGGTGCGCTTATTAAGATGAAGACCTTGCTATCAGCGCCTGGAATGGACGAGTCGGAACCTAATATCAATGCTGATATCTATGGTAATTGGTATGGAAATAGAGGGCGAGGAAATGTTGTTGTGTCTTTTACAGCCTACCTTGGAGGAGAGATGGTTAAACAAGGATTTAATTTCATTAATGAAGGAGGTACGGAAGTTTACTCCGACAGCATCACTACTAACGTTTCGGATCATGGTGAAACCAATTACCAAAATATAAAAGGTTTGTACACTAAGATGGGTACGATGGTTTATAATAAGGAAAAGCGTGATTGTGTTATTGTTATAGGTTAAGGTGATGGAAGGTCTTTGGGATAAATACAATAGGATTAAGGAGGTGTTTTACCGGGATTTTGTTTATGATTCCAGCTACACAGAGCAGGCCTCGTGCATCCCACTGTCGTCGGTGAAGAACGGGGCAGGCTGGGTCGGCGACGGAACTATCAACCTGGCTCATTATCTCCAGTTTATATACACGGAAATGGTTCTTGGCAGCAAGACAGAAGATGATGTGCGTAATTCCATATTGGTACTTACCCGTCTTGCCGATACTACTTATGATCTATTTTTTAATAACAATAAAGGTATTTATTTCAAATTCGAAAAAGGATTTTTCTTAAGAGACGATATCCATAGCGAAGATGCCGATAAGTTCGGTCTTACTAAGATAAGTTCTGGATATACTAATGGTATAGAGTTAAAAGACGAAGATCCATGTTTCTCCCCATTTACTTCACAAGATCAGATCTGGAATCTGGCTCCGATATTAGCTTTCTTATCAGAAAAAGGATTTGAAGAAGCCAGGCAAGTAGGATACGATATTTTTGAGTACGTTATTAGGAACAGACACAAGATATACAATCCTTATTACAGTGCCTTGCTTCATCATTGGACATTCCTTCCTGATATGGATACCGATAAGGTCAAGCCGTGGGATAGGGTTAGCAACCGTAACAAGAATCTTAAATACAAAGTTAAGGTTAAGAGAGGAGCCAACAACTGGTATTTTTCAGGAGGATTCAGATGGGCTTTTAAGAAGTTCGGAGGCGAGTGCAGTACATTCTGGCATTGCCTATGGTATAAGCCATTTATATTCTTAGCAGATAGAGTATATCATCCATACGTATGTAAATGGTTTGGTATTAAAGTTAAGAACAATTCTTACTATTGTCTTGGATCCACAAATGAAAAATCATGGTACGGTCTTGGATTTAATAAGAGGCTGGTTAAGTTCTTTAATAAGTCTTTGGAAGGATCGGAGTTATTTATGCCTCATCTTGTCTTCTTGCAAGAAGCCGAATGCGTTGAAGGAGATAAACTTAGGGCCTATTTAGATAAATGGGAATGGGATGGTGTTAATTCACCTATTGAATTTTTGATATTGTGTAACTGGTACAAAATTAAATTCGGAAAATGAAAATCTATTACAATTCTAAGATAGCTAAGTTGTTTACGTTCATTGACGGCTATAAAACAATTATGCTGTTTGGAGCCGTATTTACCGAACGTGATGCCATATCATTAAAGGCAGAATATCATGAAAGGACGCATTGTAATCAATATCAGGCGTTGTTTGCTACGGGCTTTATAATCATCTCAATCATAGCATTAGTATCTGGTCTTAACGGCCATGCAGGATGGTGGATGTTGTGGCTGCTTACTATCCCGGTATTTTTGTACTATGTATGGTATCTGGTTGAATACCTAATAAGATTGTGTATATACCGGAATCACAAGAAAGCATATCACAATATCGTATTTGAAAGAGAGGCCTTCGATCTTGAAAATGACTGGAACAAACCTGGTATATTTAGAAGAGAGTCTGAAGGGTTTAGTTTCTTGAAATATTACAGAAAGGAGTATTATCGTGAGTAGGAGAAGATATTTTGAAGAACAAAGATCTGGTAATGGAGCTATTTATCATTGTGTAAAAACAGAAATAGAACCTGGAGATAAAATCAGATTATTTAATTTAATGAATAAAGTCAAATCCGATACAATTAGCCAGGATAAGATAAATAGTGTACTGAATCAACTTAGAGAAGGTACGGCTTTTAATATTCATACCCAGAGTCCAGTTTCTTTTTCGTTTTCAAGCACCTCTACCGGTTATGAACCAATGTCAATACGGATTACATTTGACCCGTATCCTACAAGTGAACAACAGGGTATTATATACAAGTTTCAGATAAATGACCAGAGGTACGTTTTTATGTTTTCTAATAGATACGATGGAATGAGAGATCTTATTAATAATGCAGATGAAGATGTTGATTGTATTACTTCTGCAACAGAGAAGAGTAGTATGTATCGCAATGATTCTTTCTTTGTATTTGTTTGATTATCTATATTAAATATAATTATATGATTTACAATAAGTTATTATATATAGGGGGGGTAATTCCTGATATATTATGAGGCGTCGTTTTTTTGATAAAAATAGGGAGCTTGAGGACTTTCTTATAAGGTTTTATCCGGCCGGTAATTACACATGGGTAGTGCCGGCAGGATGCACGGAAGTAGATGTTTTTCTTGTTGGTGGAGGTGGTGGAAGTGGAAACGGTTCTGGCGCCGGAAGTGGATATACCAAGACTTACAAAAGAAACAATATAGGAATAAAACAAGGTTCTCAAATATCTGTAACACCAGGTCAAGAAATTAATATCATAGTAGGAAAAGGTGGAGCAGGTCTGTATTATGGCTATCCTGAGAAGGGAGGATTCTCTCAATTTATGAACTCATCTTACAGAGCAGATGGTGGAAATCCTTCTGGTAATGGTCTTCTTAACGGAGAAAACTCAACAGGTGGTCCTTATACTGGAGGAAATGGTGGAAGTGGAGGATCTGTAGATCAATCAGGTGATGAGTTTTACGCTGGATCGGATGGATCTGATGCCCCTGGAATAACAGACGGTAATGGGATATATCACCCACCTGGAACGAAATATGGAGGAGGAAAAGGTCAAGGATATACAACCAGAGATTTTGGAGAACCGACGGGTAAAAGAAATGCCGGAGGTGGTGGAGCTGATAGAAATAGGGATGGTGGTATGGGAGGTGAATCCGATTATGATGAAGGATGTGGAATCGGAAGAGGAAACAGAAAAAGTGGTGGTTACGGAGGAGGCGGATGCGGCTCGGAAGGAACCGGCGGTGATGGAACTGTTTTGATTAGGGGTAAAAGATATGTGACTATATAGCACTTTACACCAAAAGCGTAAAATAATATACATTTATACGGAAATCCGTACTGGGTTCCACCAAAACCCTCTACCTTCTGGTAACATCGTTACATCAAAGGATTCTTTTGCTGATTTTCTAATGATGTTAAAAGCACCATTGATATCAGCATTAATTGTCTTACCAGAAGAAGTTTTGAACAATCCTCGTTTGGTCCTTCTTCCTTTGTAAGATTCATGTTTGCAAATCTGTTCATTATCTAAAAAGCTGCATTTTGAAGTATAAGATTCTTCAACGATCTTAACATTGATTCCTTCTAATGTAGCTTTATAAGATATCATTGAAATAAACATATTAAAAGGAATAGATACAAAGTTCTGATTATTTCGTTTTCCGATATTGATCTCTTGTTTCCAGCATTTGTTATGACCGATTATGATCGTATTAATACCATTGGAAACTACGTGATTAATCAATATCCTACTTGCCTTGTGAAGATAATCTTTGATCTTGTTATTCCTTTTGTTTGTTAATGACCTTATTTGTTTTGAAGTATGTTTATTATCTTTTAACTTAGATTTTAAGAATGCTAACCTTTTGTTATAATATTGGTTAATAGACTTCAGAGGTCTACCATTGATGATAAAACAAGAACCGTTGTTAGAAACACAAGATGCTAAATTATCTAATCCTATGTCGATACCAAGATAGTTTCCATTATCTGACATAAGATCCTTTTCCTTCTTGTTGTAAACTATTTCAAGAACAATATACCCACTCTTAGGAATGAATCTAAGTTGTTGGATATTTTGTTTGTTAGTCCTTGTTGTAAAGGAAAATTGTTTTGGTAACTTAACAACGCCTTGCTTTATCCATTTTTGAGAAAAAGCATTTGTTGTAAAAACAGCAGGGAACAAACCATCTTTGTTAAGATACTTAGGTATTCTAACAAATTCGGAATACTCACCTCTATTCTTTTTATTAAAGAGATTGAAGAAAGATTTAAAGTTTCTATCAACCATCATCAACACCTGTTGAGCAACTGGTGCTGGTAAAGCACGATAGTCAACATCATTTTCTGTTTTCAACACTCTTTCGAGAGAATAATAGTTGAGATATTTGTACTTTACAGTATTATCATCCTTGTATTGAAAATAGTGTTGTCTAACAACATACAATCCTTTATTGTATAAGTTTTTACACTTATGCAATAGATCATAAAGTTCATTGTAATAAACAGAACTTGGCTTGATTGTATGTTGTTCGACTAATCTCATGGCACAAATGTAGGAATTATTATTTATAAATAAAAACAATTCGGTATATTTGTGGTGTAAAGTTGTATATAATCACCAAAAAGTTTATGGTATGATGAGGAGATTCGAATTTAACAATAATTATTTAACAGGAGACTACCATAAAGCTATGGCGCAAGGTTTTGTTATTCCAGTAGCTTCTGTTGTGTGAGTTAGTTCTTCTTTTGCTATCTTTGTGACAAACAGTTATAAAATGGCAGCAGAAGATAATAGAAACATAGCGGTTCCTCAAACAGGTATGAATCGCGATCTGCATCCGTCGAGTCTTACGGATCAGCATTATACGTTTGCCTTGAATGCCAACATCGAATCCGAGGACGGTAATGTTGGGATGAGATCTAATGAGCACAGTAACCTTAAATGCATTGATTTCGATGGGTTTAAAGTTATTGGTTACAAGAATGATCTTACTTCAGGCAATATCTATTTTTTTATAACAAATCCTGAAACAGGCGTATCTAAAATAACTTATTTCAAGCCTGAATCCGATACAAGTATCTTATCCGACTCCGATATAGAATCTATGGTAGAAGGATCGGAGTCGTTGTGTTCTGGCATGAAAACTTTGCTGGAAGACAACGAGCAAGATCCGTGCCTTAAATTCTCTATCTATCATCCTATAAAAACCATAGAAATAAAGACAGAGAAATGTGGGAAATGCATTTACTGGACTGACGATTATAATCCTCCCAGGTATGTTATTGTAGATAAGGCCCTGACTCCTGATGATGAAGGTGATATATGGTATCATTATCATGGGTATAAGATATGTGATAAAGAATACGATAGGAAAAAGTTCATGCAGGAGAATGGCTGTTTTCTGGCATGTGAGAAACTTAGGGTGTTTCCGCTACTCAAACCCATGTGCATAGAGCCGGCTCAGATAGAGTACGGGGGCAGTCTGCGCTCAGGCGTCTACCAGGCTACTGTGGCTCCTTGTGACGAGTTTGGAAACGAGCTTGGAAGTTATTCTAATCCTACTAATCCTGTCCCTATATTCGATGAACAGTATATTACTCAAAAAGATGGCAAATGGGGAGAACGTACTAATTTAGGTATTAGGTTTGTCGTATCTAACATAGATCGTCAAGTTGAGTATTTTAAGGTTGTTATCATTCAAAACACAGTAGGATACAACGGAGAAACCCAACCGGTTGTCGACTATTTTGTAGAAGGTATTCATCCTGTATCAGAAAAGACTATATTGTATTATTCGGATCTTAATAACAAACGTACTACATTCGAACACATATCCTTAAAAAAACCTGTATATAACACATCAAGGGGGATTGTAGCTGTCGGGAATCGTCTTCTCCAATATGGTCTTACGGCGGAAAAAGAATGGAATTTACAGCCTGTAGTTTCCCTCATGGGACACTTCCTTCAATGGCAGGCATCGGTAGCTCACGAAGATCTGTATAAGGACGGTAATGCCTGTTCGTTGTATGTGGGGTATATGAGAAATGAAGTGTATCCGTTTGCTATTTCTTTTAAGTGCTCCAACGGTTACAAAACTCCGGCATTTGTGTTAATACCTCCCCCTTATAAAGATGCTGCGGCAGAAATAGAAAATAAGGATACTGATAGAGTATATAAGTCCATAAACCAATATGCTCCTCCTTGCTCAGGGCAAGAGCGTAAATTCAAGTGGCAGTATTATAATACGGCAGGAGACCCGAAGGATTTCGATGATGAAGAAACAGGACAAGAAGAATGTAAGAATCCGGCTACTATCGGTCAAACTATAACATTGCAAAATGATTTTAAAACTTATACAAACGTTAGTTTTACATTCAGAAGTCAGATTATAATAGATGAGGTGATTAATTATTTTTCATCTAATATAAAAGACATCGCATGTAATACCGCTACAGAAGAACCTAATAATGCTGCTGCCAACGAAATATGCGATATATTCAACAGCTACGGAGACCCTGACGATCCTAATACGGAGGAACAAAAAGAAGCTATAGATGGTATCGAGGCTCCTGAGTTTGGAGCCGAGTGTACTGATGCGCACCGCCAGTATTCGCTTATTACAGCTCCGGTAGATCGTATTGTGGGTTTCCGTGAAGAATATACGTATAAGGATCTTGAGGATATGGAGCACGTATCCACCGACTACCTATATACTACCGGCGGTGAAAAGCAAGACAAGTATTCTGTGCTATTTAACTGGGAACTACAGGAACAAATGATAGAGTTCATGGACAAGTATTTCTTTGCCGATGACGAAGATGGCGGTCATTGGGCTGGATACTGGTCGGGTGATGACGGGACCAAGGCGTGCGCTGTGTACGATTCTCTGTTACAACCGTCTGTTATATTACAGTCTATAGCCGAAGCTATTTATGTTCTGGATTCTATGCCGTGTACTTGCGGATGTTTTATAAAAGAGCCTTGTCTTAATCCTACTGTTGCCAGAAGCGATTATAACTCATTCCAGTCATCTTCTACACTTCTTGGAGCATACCTTCTTATGAATGATGTGTGGAATGATGATAAAGGAGAAAGTAAGGTTTGTTTCCCAGATAGCAACCACTGTCTTCCGGACTGGAGGGCCGGACGTTCTTCGAGTACTATCCACAACAACGCCTACAGGTCAAGGATAGCGCCTGGAGCCCTGATAAGGGACACCTGGCCTGAGATAGAGAAAAAGATAGATGATTATTCATATAATTTCCTTGATACCGGTTACGTACCAGAAGGAGATTACGGAGATGGATGGACATGGGATTCTTATGCTAATTTGGCTGACGATAACGTAGGTGCTCTTATTCCTGAAGATGTTAAAGGTTCTACGATGTTTACATCAGAGTTATTGGTATGGAGGTTTACGAAATGCGTGCTTCGTAACGCCCGTTTCCTTCATATTACAAGACCTGAAGAATGGGATGATCCTGATTTCCCGGCCAAGGACAAAGTTCTTTATCTGGAATCTTTGGGGAAGATAGATGGTCTTATGGATGCTGTGTCCACACAATATGTCCGTCTTTCTTTTTGGAAATCATTAGATCCAAGATACAAAGGAAGCAATAGGAAGATAGATAAGGATGATCTCAACTTTGATTGGGAGAAGGTCATGGATGAAGGCGATAATTATGTTATTGTTGGAGCATCCCGTCCTTACTTTGGGCACATAGGCGAATCTTTCTTCGATAAGTACCCTGATGGATTGTATGTAGCCATAGACTGCCCTATAGTATCATGCCCTTGGATTTTTACCGTCCGACAGATTGATTTCTGTGAGGTTAAAGACGATGGAGAAGAAAAACATAGCAAGAATCCGTCAAGAGGTTTGGTAGGCACATCTTACGTCCTTGGTAAAACTATATACCCATATATTTTTGGTATCAGAGAAAAGGAAATAGACCGGATAAATGTACGAGCCAAAGAAATATCGTTAAGGGCTACTGTAGAATACGCCAGCCAGTGTACGATATGCGGGGATCGCCCCATAAACTGTGCTCCAAGGAAATATAAGTACGGTGATTTCGCTTACTGGGAATCGTCTGAGAAGTATCCTGCTAATTTTGAACTGTACGACAGTAGTAAGGTTAAGATAAGTGATCATGGTTATGAAGGCAATTCCAAAAAAGCATACGACAATATCGTATCCAAGCTTACTGAATACTACGGTTCCCCCTCTACGGATGATAAGGGGATGATGTCTTTTAAAGGTCATAAATATGGTACGGTAGATACCAGTACCGTCTTTTGCCAACAACCTATTCGGCATTATAAGTTCCCGGACAACGATCACATGCTTTTCATGAACCGGGATGTTAGGTCTTATGATGTTCCTTCCGATATTTATCCTATAGGAATATTAGTAGACGAGGATATGATTAACGTCTTCCTTGATTTTGCTGTAGATTCCGGATTGATAACCAAAGAGCAGCGAGATATGGTTACAGGATATGAAATATATAGAGGTGACAGACGCCTTAACCGTTCTGTTATAGCCACCGGAATAGCTTACGACATGTACAGGTATTCCGGTCAAAACTCGAATCTTAATCTGTATCCTAATTATCCGTATAATGATTTATCGGATGACTCTTTTAATTACGCAACTGAAAAAAGGGTATCGTTTATAACCCACCCATTTTTCAGAAGAGGAAACGTGTGGTATGCATTTAGTTCTCCTGATATTTATTTCAATAAGCCTGAAACCCCTACGGAGGTGGCTATAGAAGGTTTTATAAGGGGAATGTCTGTAGGAAACTTTGATGAGGTTGAAGATCATCCCAAATGGACTATCTTAGGGAAACAATCATATAAGATGGCGGCTACGTTGGCTAACATCGAATCTACGGCCACCATAGCTTATCAGATAGCGGAAGAGCTTATGAACCGTTCTACGTCTGCGTATGTAGGTGTGATAGGTAATATCAATATGGCAATGATATTCGCTTCAATGATTGCCACCATATCTGATACGCTTGCTAAAAGACCGGTATTGTATGGTAAGTATAGATATGATTGGCTCACGACATTCATAAACAATGGCCCAAGAAGAAACCATGCTTTTTATTACACGTCTGTAGGTTACTACAATAGCATGATGGGCTTCGATGATACGGCTCCATACGAGCAAAACAGATTAAGGGGATTGGCTAACACCAAGAGTCTTAAATCAGGTATGTACCCCATATCCGACCCGTCTACGACATCATCTTGGGTTACTGGAGAAGATGTGGGTGATGATAACCAAAACGCTTCAAAAGATTTCTTGTTTATAAATAACATAGATAGAGAATCCTCCATGTTCTTGTCTTTTGGAGATCCGGGAGAAAAGGATCCTGATACAAGCATCTTAAATTCAAAGTATCTTGTATCGTATCCTATGCAGGCCCAGGTATATGATACAAGTCGTATCCATGACCCTGTTATCATGGCTTCTGATGCTGGATCTAAAGAATCTTTTGAAAGAACGAAGATGTTGTCTTATATCTGTTCTCCATATATGAAGCTTATGCGGTACAGGCCCGATCAGTATGGAGCTATAGAAGACATCAAATGGATATCAGTCGGAGGATATGGATTCTTCCAAGGAGGGAAACAACCGCTGTTTGGCGGTGACACCTACATATCGAGGTTTTCCATGAAACGGAAATTCCCATTTTTTTATAATACTGCTTTTGGTATAGGGGATATGATACCATTTGCTTACAATGATTACCGAAATGTCGGATTTCCCAAGTATTTCGTTAATTACGATACTGGAGAAGATATGCTTGAGCATACTGACAACGAACGTTTTAATAGCTGGACATCATCAAGCAAAGGAACGTATTCTTTTTATCCAAACAGAAAAAGTTTGTATAATTTAAATGGCGAGAACGAGGCTAAGAAATACGTGGATGGTAGATTCTATCTGTGGTCTTATGGTATTCCTCAATTCCTCGTAGAATCGGAAATAAACTGCAATTTCCGATTAGAAGGAGTAGAGCCTCATGAATGGTTTTATCCGGCTCATGGTGATTTTGCCTGGTGGACACAAGAAAAGAACGTATCTATCCATAGGGACAATGATTACAAGATAAGTCCTATCTATTCATCAAGAATGACATTGACACCTAATGTATTGCCGGCAACATACGAACGTCGTTTTTATGATTGTGCTTACCAGCGACCTAATGGTGTTATATGGAGTAGGGCTGACGTATCTGAAAACAGTCAAACAGATCCGTGGCTAACGTACAAGCCTATGGACTATCATGAGTTCCCAACCAGCAACGGGAAGCTTATTCACATGAAGCGTATCGAGTCTAATCAGATTCTTGTCAGGTTCGAGGACCAGGTTTCACTCCATAACGCCATAGACGTAATCAAGGAGCGCACCTCCCCAGGGCAGGCTGAGATGGGCACCGGCGGTCTGTTCGCGTCCAGGCCTCTGGAGTACAACACGACCGACCTCGGTTATTCTGGAACACAGAGCACTGAAATAATTAGTTCAGAATTTGGTCACTTCTGGGTAGATACTAAAAGAGCACAGGTGTTTATGACCGATCCGAACGGACGTAATCTCAAGGAACTTAGTGTAGGTATCAGACATTGGCTCAAGCGTCATCTTCCGTTTAAGATCCTTAGATACGGAATAACTAATATCTTAACCGGTACAGAAATGACAGAAGAAGATACAGACAATAAATTTATCGGTCTTGGTCTGTCTCTTGGATGGGATAATAGGTATAAGAGGGTACTTATCACGAAAAAAGATTATATACCTGTTAAGAACCCGGCATATTACAAATATGATGGTGGAAGGTTCTTGTACAATGAAACAGAGGTGTTGTCAAACGATAAAGAAATATCCTTAAAAGACGAACAGTATTTCAAGGATGTGTCGTTCACTATCGGATATTCGTGTCTGAAGCAAGAATGGATTTCTTATTATTCGTTCTGCCCTGACTATTATATAGAACAGCAACAATATTTCCAGACAGGAATAAACTTCCCGGCATCAGATGAAGAAGGTGGTTTATGGAGTCATTTGCTGACGAATAAGAGCTTCCAAACATTCTACGGCACAACATATCCATTTATATTAGAAGTGCCGATAAAAGAGAAATATAACGGTTCTACGCTGGCTTCTGTTGAGTATGAGCTTGACGCAAGGAAATACGTCGATGATGTGAATTACACACTTGACAGGAAAGTGGGTTTGGATACGATAACTATCTACAACGACACAAACAACTCAGGTGAAATTCGTCTTGTTCCAGAAGAAAAGAATAATTTAGCGCAACGTATATCGTATCCGAAGATCGTAGGCGACCATACCGAGGTCCTGGATACTGAGGTATATAGAAGACATAAGTTAAATGATTTCTTCAACAGGGTTGACGATGACCGGTCAGAGACCCCTATTTGGATCAAGGACGATAACGATATAAATAAGTCAGTTAATCCTGATGCTCTTAATTTCAGACGATCATGGCTGGATAGATTAAGAGGAAGTTGGATGCTGATGAGGATAAAGAAAGTAATTAGTAACCGGAAAATCATATTCCAGTGGTTGATTTCTGAAGATAAGATTAAGAATAGATAAATTACAATATTTAATAAGTTGAAAATAAGTAGTTTTTATTTTGTGATTTAATAATAGTTGAATATGTTTGTAGCGCCTATTGATCCATCTCGGACAGATAGGCGCTTATTTATGACAATTTAACCAATAAAACCACCATGCTTTAGTAGGTGGATGAATTGGGTTGATTAATTTTGAATCAAAATTACAGATAAAAAAAATGATTTCATACAAATACAACATCTATCATTCAAAGAAAACGAAGTATCTTGACAAGATGTTTCGTGAATGTTGTTTTGTGTGGAATCATGCTTTAGCTCTACAACGTAGATATTATAGACTGTTTGGGAAATACATACCAGTTGGTAAGATGCAAAAACATTTCTCTAAAAGAATTAATAGAAATCTTCTTCATTCCCAAACAGTACAAGAAATCCTTCAGAGATTAGACTCAGCATACAATCGTTTCTTCAAAAAGTTAGCCAAACGACCTCCTAAGTTTAAATCACCGGAGAAATTCAATTCTTTTGTATTCAAACAAGGAGGGTTTACCCTAAATGGTAATAGTCTAACAATTAACAAAGGAAAGAAACGATTTAGATTTTCATACAGTAGAGTCTACAAAGGTAATGTTAAACAAATAAGAATAGTTAGAGAAACCTGTTCCCGTTTTAGTTTGATTATAGTTACAGACCATAATCCTTCAAACTCTTATAGAAAGACACATGATGGTGCATCTATCGGATTGGATTTTGGGCTGAAAACTTATCTAACTAAAAGCGATGGTAGCAAAATCGATTCTCCACTATTCTTCAAACGATATCAAAACAAGATTAGAAAACTAAACAAACGGTTTTCTAATGCAAAGAAAGGATCCAACAATAGAAGAAGGAGACTGTTTGAACTCCAACAAGCATATCGTAAAATAAAAGATCTTCGATCGGATTTTCAATGGGGATTAGCACACCAGTTATGCAAACAATATGATTATATTTTTATTGAAGATTTAAACATTGAAGGAATGAAGCGTTTGTGGGGAAAGAAGGTTTCTGATCTTAGCCATTCTTCTTTTATTGATAAGCTAATGTATGTTGCTTCAAAGTATGGAGTGATAGTACACAAGATTGACAAATGGTATCCTTCTTCCAAAACTTGCGAATGTGGCTGCATTAATAAAGGATTGTCGTTACGCGACCGCACGTGGGTGTGCCCGGCGTGCGGCGCAATTAACGACCGTGATGTTCTTGCAGCCCGTAATATACTTCGGAAGGGCATTTCCGAATTGGAGAGTATGGGTAATTCCAGCGGTAGAAATACCGGGGTTCCATACGTTTGTATCCAAGAATCCCATTCGCTTTAGCGATGGGAGTATGTCAAAGAGGATCTAATATCTTGAACATAGCTGGCTGGTCAGAATCTATCTTCGATGTTATTAACAGCAAGTTATGTGGATATAAGAATATGATTGAAGAAATTAAGAAAATAAAAATATAATCATTGATTTTGCTTCAATAGTAAACAAGTTTTAGCTTTAAAGGTATAGCCGAAGAAGTACGTGAGTATATCTTCGGCTTTTTTATTTACCTTTGTTGAAAAACAGTTTGTTATGAAACAAGTATTATATAAAAATGATATATACCCCTATAATGTAAGGGTATTGCTTGGAGCAGATGAAGAGTATATAGTTAAGACGTTCGCCAACCTGGAAGTAGAAGATCAGAGCTGGGAGGGGTGGACTGATGATTATGGTGGCAGAACTATTTTCGTAGGAAACCGAACCAATCACAGGAAAGAAATATGTTTCTTGTTTCATTCACTATCTGATATGGATGTTAGAACCATAGGACACGAATGCCTGCACGGTCTTTCTATTTATTGTAAGTATCTTAATATGGATTACGGTTTTGAAGTCGGAGGAGATGAGCATGCCGCCTGTCTGATGGGATGGTTAGTTGATAAGGTTTGTGGTGCTTACCACAAATTTAAGAAGGAGGAAGAAAAAAATGGCAAAGAAGACTAAAAATTATGTAAGAGACAAACAACCAAAAACATTATGGAGTAAAATTGGTCCGTTTGTAAAACTTAGAGAATATCTGGCATCTAATATAACACCTGACGTGTATGCTAATGAAAGAGGATTAAAAACCAAAATAATGGAATTTTTTGGTCAAGATGTTCCGAAAGCCAATGTAGATGATTTTAGTCAGAATCTTTGGTTTAGATTCTTAAACCAACCAAATAATCTGAAAGAAGAAAATGGGATTGTCAGAATACCAGACAATATCAAATCCATTATATCTGACAGGATAAATGGTGGGTGGGAGAAAATGACTAAAAAATATGGAAGGGAGCTTGATTCCTTAGATAATAAGATAATTGATGGAAAAGTTGCAGGCAAGGACGTATCTGATTTGGAGGAGTTAAGGGATGTAACAAGTAGGAAACTTGGAATGGTGGAAGAGGGAATAGATCTCTTAAAAAAAGCCAGAACTGGAGAACATCAGGTATTTAACGAATACAATTTTATACCAGATGCTTACGGCGATTTAAATGATTTATCAGGCTTATCAAGTTTCACTATGTACCGTGATGATAGAGGTAGGATGGTCGTAAAAGATAAGTATGATTTTTATAGAAGCGATCAACCTCTTGGTGTAGGGATTGTTACTAAGATTCTTGATACAATAGGATACCCGTTTGATATTCTGGATTATGTAGAAGATAAGAATCCATATGAAGAGAATGATCCAAACAAGGTTTTGTTGAAATCCGCCATTGATTCCAAGAATGATCTGGATAAAAAAATGAAGATAAGATCTAAAAAACAAGGAGGGGATTCTTCTAAGCCGGAAATAGATTGGGATTTATTCAAATCCAAATATGAAAATATGAAGCGCGTGGGTAAGGGTACGCACCGCACTATGGACGTAGATGGAATGAATATGATCTATGATGCTTTATATGATAAAGGTTTCAATCAACGCCAGATAGAAGCCGTACTTGGAAATATTATTGAAGAATCTGGTGGTAATCCCTATGCCGTATCTGATTATGGAGGGTTTAAGGGACTTTTCCAAGAATCCGATAAAAGATATCCACCCAAAGAGTTTGAGAAAGATAAAGAGCGATTTAAGGGGGATAAGCGTGGATATATCAATTACATGATAGACAGATTTTATGATCATGTTCAAGATGCTGGGATGTATAGTATAAAGGATACTAAATACAATAAAGCCATTCATGCAGTAAGCGAATTTATGTCAGAAGATCCAGATACGGATTATTCGTATCCACTTGTGTATGCTTTTGAAGCTCCATCAGATAAAGAAGGAACTTATAAAAATAGAAAAAGCGTATCAAATTTAATAAGCCAATCTTACGTTTCGAATAATGTTGATAAATTAGATGATGATGATAAAAAAGGATGATAATATTATTAATGCCATTCTTGGTATAAAAAACGATCTTGAATTACAAGACCCGATTTCCACTACAAGAGGCGAAGCCTTTAAAGAAGCCAGGAAAAGAGGTCTTAAGGAATTTACGTGGAATGGAAAGAGATACAATACCAATATCAAGAAAGAAGGTGGCGTGGTTGGTAAACAGCGTGAAGCATATGAATATTTTACTAATAAAAGAGGCATGTCTAAGATACAGGCGCTTGCTATCATAGGTAATCTCATGGCTGAATCCGGTCTTAAAGATGACATATACGGAGACAACAGAACATCATACGGCATACAGCAATGGCATAATGAGCGCATGGATAAGCTATTCAAGCACGCCAAAAAGAAAGGTCATTCTACACCAACATTCAAAGACCAACTTGAGTTCTTAGCTGATGAATACGAAGGGAAAACCGGATATTCTAATTTCTTATACACAAGAAAAGGAAAAGAAGGACCAGGGTATTACAACTACAGCCGGCAGGACTTCATGAACGCCGATAACCTTAAAGATGCTGTAGTAGCTTGGAACCAAGGAGCAGGACGTCCTCATAAGAGTGTTATAAGAAACGATGACCGTTATAATTATGCTATGGAGGTTGCTAAAAATCTTGGTTTGGAAATTGAAGAAAATTCCGTATCTTCGTATGGTCAAATGGGATTCGGAGATGATGCTGAAATAGCAGCATCGGTAACACTTCCAGAGGTAGAAGTGGCAGCCGCCCTTCCTAACCCGGAAGCCCCGTCCCAGGAGGGACAGTCCGAGGAAGAGAGATTCCGTACATGGACTGAAACGTATGGTAAGGACATCATAAATCATTTACTGACGTTAGACGGGAAAAAGGATGGTGATGACAGTGATTACAGCATGATGTATAAACAGCATGAAAAAGAAAGCGAAGAGGATAAGAAAATGGCTTTGATTAATGCCGTGCTTCCCAATATTCAGCTTCGCATTAAAGGCGTCACTGATAATTAGAACAATTATTTTATTTCTCATATTAATAAAGCGAAGCCGGATTTGAGACTCGTTACACGGATACCGAAGGTTGAAGAACGTCATCAAGATAATCCGGCTTTTCTGTGCGATTTCGTGAAGGATGGAACTATCATCGCCTTGGTTTAACAGAACAGACCTACGTACTTCCACTGTCCTGACGGGCATGGGCGCCCGTCTCGTCTACCAGCCTGCCTAATTCTCCACTGGCTACCTAATATAACTATTAACGTCACTCCATCACCTATCTCCCTTCAGTCGATAGGTTCAGTCGTTTTTAAATATTATAAGTTCTTTCGCATCGTTCCCTTCGGTCACGATACTCAATCTTTTAACACAATTAGGCGAACAATACAATGACGGAAAAAGTAATTTGTCAATCCGTTCACTCACTTAACTCCCTTCGGTCGTTAAGTTCATTCACTGTAAACAATTATATGAATAAATGGTAAAGTATATAAAATAATATAAATAATATAATGAGTAAGATCATCGAAAATGGTCTTAATATTAAGGAAAACTGAGACTATTTATAGGCGTAGTTTTAATTCAAGATTTGTTGTCCCACTCCTGACGGTCAGACGGTTACGTTCAGGGTCATTTTCCCGTCTCTTATCCAAACCGTCATAAAATAAAAAACCTTGTATCCTATTTCTCTCAAACCGGATACAAGGCAGTGCATTTTCTTCTTTTTATATAAAATCATATATTTGCACTAAACAAAAAAAACAATATGGAGACAAAAATAACTGAAATAATGAATCCTCACAAGTTACACGACAAGCTCTTTAAGAAAGAGCAGGTCTCTCCGATAGAAGTTATATACAATAGCTTCAGCAACTTAGGGTACAATGTAGTACGCCGTCCAGCCGGTCAGTGTTTAGGCAATTTGAGATATTTTAATCTATTTTATGACAAACATACTCATCATTTCTATCAGAAAGACAGGAAGTTGAGATATTGTAGCAACTTTCTCATATCTGATTACTGGAAAGATAGAGTGCGATGTTTCATAGTTTGGAACTTTGGTTTTGGAAGATTCTTTCCGTACAATGACTTTATTGAGGCTATGGTTTATGATTATCTCCGATATGGTAGAAAGTCAGTTCCTTATCTTAAAAGCGTGCAAGAGGCTGAAGAAAAGTGTGTAAGGTTCTATATCCGGTCTCAGATAGATATGCTCCGTAAGGAAGGATATGCCGCATACCGGGCTAAGTTTAAGGAAGAACGTCCTCAGTATTTCATCGGAGACGATAGGACGGTGTTTAGGTGCCTTGATAGCTCTTTAAAAAGAGAAGAGAAGATTGCTGCATGCGTAGCCCACAAAAGGGCTTTGAAAGAAGGGATAATGACTTCCTTCATTAATCATATCAAGAAACATCCTACCACCTTGTATTCGTGGTTTTCGTCAGAGGTGGACAGTCAAGGGAAAAATAGGATATGTCTATCCGACAAGGCTGTTTCGTATTTGAATAAGAGACTGGCTCGCAATGGATTAAAGGCTCTTTCGGCATCATATCTTTTTAGAACGTTTAGAAAAATGGTGAAGATCTTGTTCGGTTCCAATGTCAGGTCGTTTTTGAATAGCTGTCTGATGTCTGTTTCAACAGAAGAGGTTTTAACCAAATCTATGAAGAAAATAGTTTCCAAGACAGTGCTGTTTTTGTACAAGAGAGCGCTTAAGAACTATCGCCGGGCATGCGGTCTTAAGTACGACCCTGATTCGGGTGGTTTGTCTGCCGTACATGATTGATTTTTAAACGTATCCCATAACGTTGGATTTTCTCGTTCGTTTCTCTTATCTTTGTGAAAAAAGATAGTATGAAATTACGAATCATAAAAAATCGTCCGATATTCGCTCCTGGCGGTAGTGTTCAGGATAAGAAACAGGATATTAATGTATCCTCTACTCAGCCTATTCTTGATTATGGAACGCCTGTTAATAAATGGGGTGAATCTGATATTCAGAATATATATATGCCTTCTGATGTGATTTTAGAAACAGAGGAGGGGGAGATAAATCCATTTAGTAGTATGCCTACATCCGATCCGTTTTTTGAAAATCATGATGCAGGATATGCAGGATATCTCGCTGATAATAGGGGTATGGTTAAAAACGTAGAGAAATCAGTCGTTGATAATGCAATGAATGTAGGTGGTGTTGATGCTGATTCCTCTAAAGAAAAACGTTCCCAAGATGGTAATCCTCTTGATCCTATGACTACCCCATATTATTCACCCGATCTAACCGGCAGAGCTCAAATGTTCGGTACAAGTCTTGGCCGGATAAGAGCCGGTAATAAGGTAGGTGCTAACGTGGCTCAAGCTGCCTTGTCTGGTGTTAGTTTAGGATTAGGTCTTACCCGTAATATCATGGGAGCTTCATCTGCTGCGTATGCAGCCAGCAGAGACGAGCAGGCAGCGAGGGAAAAACTTGCCAAGGAGCGTCGTCAGCAATTCATCAAGTGGGAACGTGAAGGTGGTGGTGTGAATTTAGGTAACGGTCAGAAGATGGATACGTCTGATATGACCGGCGAATATATTTATCCTCTTCCCAAGTCTATGGAAGATGCTGCGAATGTAGAGATAGAGAAAGGCGAGTACGTGCTGACTCCTGACTCCGTAGGGCCTATGGAAGCCAAAGGAAACAGACATGAAAATGGTGGCACTCCGGTTGATTTGCCAGAGGCTTATATTGTTTCCGATTATCGTAAGATAGATGATGAGTTTGCCTCTTACGTTAGAGAAAATTATGGTATTAAGGCAACGTCAAAAGATACGTATGCTACACTCCTTGATCGATATAAGAAGAAGATTGGTTTGTCTGATAAGTACGAAGATCAGGAGCGTGTATATAAGAGATTAGAGAAAAATGAAGATGTAAAAGACAAAAACACATCTAATCTTAATGCTTCTATTCTTTCCAAGTACGTCAATGAAAACCAGAAAGAGATAGACGAGCTTGAAGCACAATTTCGTTCTTTCGCTGAAATCGTTTATGGCAAACAGGAAGAATCTAAGCGTAACGAGAAGATGGATGCTTTTTTCAGGGATGGCGGGGTTGTTGATCTGAATCAGGTAAAGAAACAAGCTAAGGCTTTTAATATTGCAGAATCAGATGCTAAGAACTGGATATATGACGAGTATGTTAAGCAAACCAGGAAAATGGCTGAAGGTGGACCCACTCAGAAGGAGCTGGAGGAACTTAGAAAGAATGCTATCGGCTACAATAAGCTTATCAATCAGTTATTTGGACGAACTCTTAATATGACTGTATCTGATGTTAGTGGTCGTGAGCAGATTCTTAATCCTGATTCCAGTGTCAATGCCAACCAGAATCTCCAACATAGAAGCAATTTAGGATACGGCAGGGTAAATGATAAGGCGGTATCTAATTTGCTCGACATAAACCGATGGGCTAACAAGTACAATACGGATGGTGATTTTGATACAGAAGGTTTCCAGAAAGGATACAACAGGCAATTAAATGCATTGTGGGCGTTAGCTGATGTAGGTGCTATCACGAATGCTGATGCAGCCAAGAAATTCAGAGATGAGTACGGATTCTGGGGCCAGGATGCCGGAAGCTACGGAGGTAATCAGGCTTATAATTCATTTGCCGTAGATGATAAGTTTGGTCAGACAACAGCCACCCGTTCTTATTATGGATTGGACGTTGTTTCGGCAGAGCAAAAAAGATTGTTAAACGAAAAAGGGATAAAGAATTATGTTGACTTATTTGGTGATAAATCTGATGCCGCTAAGAAGATTCTGGGCTCCGATTATAATAAGTTTGTTGCTTTAAGAGATAGTGGGTTAATGCCGGAAATAGACTTCGTTCTTGAGTCTGTTAAACCAGAAATGAAGCCTATTGAGGCCGGTCCCATAGCACCAGACCTTACACCGCCTAAGATTGGATCTCCTGGAAGGATAGAGGTAAAACCGAAAGCAAGTACGCCTGCGACTGCAACCGACACCGATACAGAGGAGGTGGTTGAAGACAACGGACCTAAAGGACAGGGCAGACCGGCGGCGTTCGGTCCTATCTTCCCGGAAATGCTAAGAACCCTTGACACTGGCTTGGAGATAGAAGGCCTGGAAAGACATCAGGCTCCGAGAATAGACCCGGTTCTTCAATCTGCTGATCAGTATATCAACGAGCTCAACCGTGCGACATCGGCTCAGTTAGACGCAGCAGGTGACGTGCCCGACTCCCAGCGGGCTGCTATTCTGGCTAATATGAACGCCATAGCTGGAAGCAATATAGCCAAGTATGTTAATGAAGTAAATTTCAATAACGCAAGGCAAATAAACGAAGCTGATAGGTTTAATGAAATGGCTTATGTTCAGACAGATGATAAGAACATAGCAGAAAGGCAACGTTATGAATCTGGGTTGTTGAAAGCTATGGCTATAAGGGATGAAAATCTTGCTCGTTATTATGATAGTATAAACAGCGAGATACAGAATAAGTTTAATGTTCGTACATCGTTGAATACCATAGCTTCCATAGCCCCGAATATGAGAATGCTTCCAAGTGGTCAAATTATTTACGTTCAAGGCAATCAGGATGTGATGAATATGGGTGATTATTCTACACCTTATTTGAAGAGCTTGGAGGATGATGAAGAAGATAAATATAAAAAGAGAAGGAGAAATAGCTGATGGCTTCACAATATAGTATTTTAAGGCAATATGCCCCGTATGTTAGTCCTTACAACATAGATCTTGTTAAGGACGTCATGATGTACAAACAGCAGAAGGTTGATGCTGCTCGTGAAAAGATCTATACCCAGGTAGATTATCTTATGGGTCAAGAGATAGATAAGCCTGAAGCCCGCGCTTATATGGAAGATAAGATGTCAGGTGTGATTGCTAACATCAATCAAAAATTCAAAGGCGTGGATCTTTCTTCTGATGGTGTTACGAGAGCCATACAAGGAGAGATCAGTTCGGTGTTGGATGATACGGTCATTAACGCGATTGCCGGCACAAAAGAAGGCAGGAGAATGCATAAAATGCTATCTGATTTACAAATAAATAATCCAGAACTTTATTCTGCTGCGAATGCTTATGCGGCTTTAAAGCCGTATAATGAATGGGTGAATGATGGAAAGGCTGGTTCCCGTCTTGCTCCTCTTCAATATACTCCTTATACTGATTATAATAAGGAATTAAAAGATAGGATAGATTTTATAAGCAAGCTTCATAAAGGAGCTAAAGTTCAGATTCCTATTCTTGACAAGGATGGTCATCCTACCGGGGCAGTACAAGAAGTAACTAAGGATATGCTTACTCCTGAACAGATAGCTTCTTTTGCATTGTCAGGGTTATCAGATAAAGCAAGGCAGCAGATGCAGGTGGAGGCTATTTACATGGTAGACTCTAATCCCTCTTTATATTCGTATGATTCTGTTCTTGGTTTTATGAATAAGCAGATAAGTGATAAGCAGAGGTATGTTGATGCTCTTACTGCCGATCTTTCCGGTTTGGGTTCTGATCCTGCAAAGAAAGAAATGGTTGAAAATGAAATAAAGAGAGCCAAATCTGAAATAGCTTCCATGAAATCTGAATTTAGCAGAATGGATGAAAGGGCTTACGATCCGTATCTTGGAGCGATGAAGGTTATTGAAAATAATTTTATTAATAATGCTGCTGCTTCATATGCTTATGATAATTCGTCTTTCATAATCAAAGCCGACGAGCTTTACTGGAAAACCAAAGAATATAATCAGAGGGAAAGATTAGCTAATTTGAATTTCGAAAAATGGAAGATAGAATTTGAATATGGTAAGAATAAGGATGAAGCCAGATTTGGATTAGACGAAGAACGTCTGAAGATGCAGAATAGGCTTAATGAAGCCAGAATAGCAAAACTTATGTCCTCTGGTGCAGGAGCGGCAGGCGGCAGAGCTGGAAGCCGAGCCATGCAGGTGGGCGTTGGCACAAACTCTGGTGGAACTATTTCAGCTAATCCTATCGAAACTAAAAATATTAGCATATCAGAAGAAACTCATAAGAAGTTTAATAAGGCATATACAGATCTTGTAACATCCGGAAGTAGACTATCTACAGCCCTTGGTGCTGAAAACATGAAAAATATTCAAGCTGCCATATCAAGAAATATGACGGATGAAACATCAGGATACAAGTATCTTATGGATGAAGAAAAACTTCTTAAGTATATAAAGGACAATGGAGGTCTCTCTAATGATATGTTTGACAAGCTACCTGTGGCAGAGAGAAAAGCTGCCACAGATGCTTATATGCAGCTTAATAGCGCTGTAGACAAGATGGATATAGAGAATGATAGAATTAAGAAGGAGAATAAGATTTATGATAATATTGTATCTGAAATAGCAAATGCGATCGCGCAGAAGGAAGGAGGTAAACCCGAAGAATATATAGCCTATGCTGCAGCGTTATCCCTTAATGATATTTTAAGAAAAAATAGAGGTACAGCCGGCGATGTAGAATCTAGAGTAAGATATTATGAAAAAGGATTCTCGCCTGCTGATATAGCTACTATAAGAAAGAGGGTGAAAAATGATGGCATTGATTTATCTAAAGTATTTGAGAGGGATAGCAAAAGTGGCAGGTATTTCTTAAAAAAATACGATGATGTAAAAAATAGTTTCTCGGATGGTGAAGAAAAGGTGTTTTTTAATACACTGTATTCTATTAGCGGAATGGGGAGCGTTGGAGGTGATGTAGTAAGCGATATTAATATAGCCAATCAAATAACTAAGGTTCAAGATGATGGTATAAATGAGATACGTAAAGAATATCTCGAACTGTATTCACCTAACACAGTAACGTATTCAACCAAATTAACCTCCAAGGAGGCTGGTTATAGAGAGATGGGTGTTCTCAGGGATCTATTTACTAAAAAAATGGCAGAGCATCCTGTTGGTAAATCTAAATCATCATCGGCAACTATTGAATCATTTTCTTTGACAGAATCGGGAATAGCCGACAATGGAGAGAAGACTTACAGTTTGGTTGCTAATCATACTGGTGAAAGAGAGGAAATAGATATTGTTGAGGTATCTGAAACAGAGTTGATAAATAATGGCATAGATCCTGGTATTAATACTCCTTCCGTCGATATAGGTGGATATGAAAGTGGTATTATAAGACCTACATTTGGAAGTGATACCAATATGTGGTATCCGAAGATGCTTGAAAATTCAGATATATCACCCGCTTATGCTTCTGTATCTTCAATGATGAAAGTGTTATCAGATATGATAAATGAATCTGGTAATAATTTAGATGATATGCCAGAACAAAAGGTTTGGCTTCTTAATGCAGCTAAAGATATATTGGATAACAGTGGAAAGCTTGGTGTAAAGGTTGAAGGTTATGATCCTAAGACAAGTTACGGTTATGGATATGAGACAAGGCTTTATCTTATGGAGAATGGTAAACCTGAGTTAATAGATTCGTTTGATACTCCTAATGTATGGTTTGCGGATAATGTGTCTAAAGAACTTGCTGTTGCGCCTCAGAAAAAAATAGTTGATTTTGTTGTGGCAGCCATAACAGAAGAGATTAAGGATATGGTGGCGGCAAAAGAAAGGGGTGATTTACCTACGTCCTTGAATAAAAACGGCAAGTTGATGAAGTTGTTGAATAGTGTAAATAGGGAATAATATATGGAAAATAAGGAACAGACATTGGTGGAGAAATCAGGGTTCTTACCATCTACTGGATTAAGAGGGTATAATGCCGGAGTTCCTACGCGATATGAAGAAGAATCTTCTCTTATTGAGGGAGCAAAAAGAGAGATGGAGAGGATGAAAGTAGGATCATACACTCCCCCAGTATCAGCCATAAATCCTGATGATGATTCAGAAAAAGGATCTGATATTAGCGGAATAGATACTTCTTTTGATGTAGACACATCTTTTTCTGGATTAAAATCGGCTCTGAATGGTGGAGATGACCCAAGAAAGAAGAAAGAGGAATCTTATAATAAGTTAAATTCCATGATAAAATCTATTCAAGATAAATCAAGGAATACTTATTCTGGTAAACAAACGTCTTATGGTGAGGTTATAGCTGGTAATCAACAGTCATCTGCTGCTGATTTTGGTGTATTTGGTAAAGGAAGAACTATTAAGTTAGATGAAGCATATGACTTTTTATCCGATGGAAACATCGGTCTTGCAAAGTTTAAAAGTTATATGCCAGGAAGGGATAATGAAGATTATTACGGAAGAAGGCAAACTACTTGGAATAAGGCTGTTAATGGCATAGGAAAGCTTGTAACAAAAACAGCATTATATGGTGTATCAGGAGTAGTAGGTATTATCCCGGCTGCGTATAATCTTATAAAGACTGGTACGTTATCTTCTGCATTTGACAATGATTTTACACGGACCATAAATGATATAGATGAAAGAATAAACCACTCTCTTCCTCATTATTATACAAGAGAAGAGCGTGATATGGGATTTTTGCAGAGTCTTGGAACTGCAAATTTTATTTTTAATGATGTTATTGGAAATGGTCTATCGTTTACGACAGGAGCTATTCTGTCTGTCTACCTTACAGGTGGGATGGGCGTGTCAAGTCTTGGAGCTGTTGGCGCTAAAGTAGGGATGAAAGTGGCCGGCAAGATGGCAGCATCTAAGATTGCAGCAAGTGCTGTAAAATCCGCTTTTGGAGCGTATAGAGCAGGAGCGATGTACGGCAGAGCTATCGGCAATATGGCCAAGGTAGGAGTAAATACGTTCGTGGGAGCCGGCTGGGAGTCTGCTGTGGAAGCTCAGTCCTTCATGAAAGACTCTGAAAGTAAATACAAAGAATATTTTAAAAATATGTATGGTCGGAATCCTAATCAGTCCGAGATGGCTGAATTTAAGAGTTCTATTTCCGATACAGCAAACAGCATATTTTTAGCCAATATGGGTATAGTTGGATTATCCAATTATCTCCTTCTGGGAAAATATCTTGGAGTAGACACTGGTTTTGCTTCTAAATACATACCTGGATTAAAGGGTGTATCAGATACATATGGAGGATTAAAGAGTTTTATAGATCGTTATTTGTTTGGATTAGGAACTAAGAAGGTAGCGGGTGATGCTGGAAGGTTACAGACGATAAAAGCAAATTTATTCCAGAAATCCTTAGCTACTGTCTGGAATGTGTCTAAAAGGTCCATATCTGAAGGCGTATGGGAGGAAGGCATGCAAGGTGTTGCTCAGCGCATGGGGGAAGATTTTATTAGATCAAGATATGATAAGACGTATCTTGATGCTACGTCTTCTATAGTTGATTCTTTTTCTAAGGCCATAGCTGAACAATTTACAACCAAAGAAGGATTGAAAGAGATTGGCATAGGAGCCCTGATTGGTGGTTTATTTGGAGCCAGAAATGGTGCTTTTGGTTTATATGAAAGGAGAAATAAAGAGCGTACTATTAATACTGATGTTGAGAAATTTAATAGTAATAATGCTTTTACTTCTCAATCTGTAAAAGACTCTATGCGAAATTTAGCCGAATTTAATGCTCAAATGAATGATCCTGAATCAGATTATTATTCTAAATTTGAATTATCTGACAGAATGGGAATGTTAGAGGATACGGCTAACAATTTCAGGTCAATGGTTAAAAGCCTTGACGAAAGTGAGTTGGCTTCTGAAATGAAAGTAGATGAAGAAACTGTTAAAAAATACAAGGAAGATATTATAAAAGATTTTGATAAGAAGTTAGCCAATTATAAAAAAGCTTCTTCTTTTGCTGAGGCTATTACTGCTGAGACTTCATCCGATCTTTATCGATCTAATGTTGCTAATGCTGTGTTTAAGGGGTTGGATGCAGAGGATATAGCAATGGAAGCATCAAATGATATTGCTGATTATGTAAATGACAATAATTTGTTTGATGATATAAATACGTTTTATTCATTATCAAGTCAAGCTTTTGATACAGCTAATCAGTTAAGGGAATTGCGTAATGAGATCAATGATCTGAATGCTGAAATAGAGAGGTTGGCTACAACTCCGAGAAGAGTAGAGGATGGCAATGATACCGAAGCAGAGGCTATAAAACAAAAAACTATTAAATACGATAATCTTAATAAGGAATATAGAAGGTTGTCAGAAGATCTTCTTAGTAGTTATAAAGAAGTATTTTATTCTTTTGATCCTGGAGTATCAGCTCTTGAGTTGTTTAAATCCGAAACGATAACTGCTGAAGATATATTAAAAGCTTATGATTCTGTTGCTTCTTTAAGCACTTATATCGAGAACAATAAGGGGAAGAAAGAAGCAGAGGATTTAAGAAAGATGGTGGTAAAATACCAGCAAGCTATTACCCAATATAAGGTTCTACGGTCATTCATGAACTCCATGCAGGATAAGAAATTTATGAGACACGATTTTTCTTTATTCTCTAAGTTCTTAAATGATATGGTATCTTCTAATACTGAATCTATAGAAAGTGATCGTTTTTATCAGACAGAGGGTAATAATGTCAGTTTGGATGAAAAAATAGATGAACTTCTGAATAATGGAGAAATAAATTTAGATGAAGCATTTACCATGAAAGTATTTGGTCATCTAAACGATGGTATAACTCAGAAGCCGAAAGAGGATATATTGTCTGATTTTGATTATGAGTTGGCAATGAAAGATCTTTTGTCTGCACCTATAGAGGTTAGAGAACGTATCGTAGATAAGATATATACAGGTAATCAAGATCTTTTATCTCCAAGGGAGAAGGAGATATATGAAAAGTATAAACAGGATATTGATGATTATATATCATATCTTGGTGATAGTCCGGCTAAGATGATAAAAGATTTATCGGATAAAGTTAAGAGACTTACTGAACCTCGATCTGTGTATGAGGACAATAAGATCATTATTGATATGGCTAAATCAAATTTGGAACCAGATCAAAGGCAGGAACTTGATGATGCTATTTCTTCGTATGTGGATATAATGAACAGACGGGACAAAGGGGAGAAAGTTGACGAAGATAAGCTTGCTGATTCGGTATTTACCATAGAAGATCTTGGCCAGGTTGGAAACATCACGGATCTCCTTCCTTATGTTGAACAAAACAGGATTATTGACAAAGGTCGTATCTCTGAATCTACGTTGAGTAATTTTGGGGAAGATGATGCTAATATAGATTCTCTTGTAAATGAGTTAGATGAATCCGATAATACGCCAGGAGCCAATATAGATAGCGCCCAGAATCCAGAGACGTTGATGGTGAGAAGAATCTCCAATGACGGCAATGAAAGGTATGAAATTGCAGGTCTTAGAGCCGATAAATTTATATCTTCAATAAAATCATTGGTTCCTATTCAAATAAGTTCTGAAACGAACGCTAATGGAACTAAAAGGTATTTCCTTAACATAGGTGGAGAAACGGCTACCGTGATAGAACTTCCTTATCATGCGAGATGGTCTATAGACAAAGAATCGGCTCGTGTTCTTAATCGCTACACAGATGTGTCTATTCAGGACGTGGGTAATTCCTATTCTTTGGTTTATAAGCGTCTTGATTCAGATGAGTTGGTTCCGTACAGAACGGGTGTCGGATTCGGAGATAATGAGGTAGATAAAATAGATCAGGAAGCATTATCTTCTTTGAAAAAAGGAGATAAGGTTAATCTCGAAATAGATGTAAATGATACCTATAATCAGTCTCTTTTTGCCGAATACAATGATGCTGTTCAGTCCGGCGATAAAAAAAGAATAGAATCTGCTGAGAATAAACTGGTGTCCAATATGGTTATCAAGGTCATGAGTGGAAACAGATTCGTTTCTGTTGTAAAAGCTGACACAGGAGGCATAGATGGTATAAGTAAGATAAGAAGAACGGCTTTTAACAAGTGGAAGAAGGACGCCGGCCGGTCGGCTACCATCGGCGTCGGCACGCATGTTGTTGCCCAGACCCTTCCCGGAAGACCGGTGTTTAACATGAAGGTGAACGGTCAAGGATATGGCCAGGTAGAAAATCTCCCTATTACCGAAAAAGGTGCTGAAAAAGTATCTGATGTCGGATATGTATTAAATGGCAAAGTCGTGCTTAAGAACGGATCTAAATACACAGGCTTCCCATTTGCTTATTCTATATTAAATGACAAGGGGAATAATTACAAAAATGTAAGAGTTCCTGTAGTTGTCATCAAAGGTAAAAACGGTCTTAATTATCTTTTCCCAGTTAGCCTACGTTCTGTGGAATCAGAGGAAGGGCGGAAATGGATGTCTTTTATAGATATGCTGCTTGAATCCGGTGATTCTGAATTGCTACAGATGGGTCAAGATGATATACAAGATCTTAATGCGTATCTAACCAAGTTAGGTCTTGATCCGGCTTCGTATCAAGTATCGTATTTGAATCCTATTTCAGGTCTTAGAAAAGCTCGTGAGGCTATAGAAGAATTATCTACAGTTCCTGATGTTGTTAAGTGGGTAGAAGATGGAAGTAGGAGTGTGAAAGACATTGTGACGTCTGAAGTAGAATCTGGAATAGATTTCGAAGGTGAGATGTTTGTTGCTCCTAAGATCAGGATTCAGTTTGGTAAATCATCTTCCAGACCTAAATCACTTATAGAGGATGATCTTCCTTTCTCTGATGAGGGTAAGACCGTTACTTCTAAAGAAGACGTGGATGTTTATGAAGAGGAAATGCCAGAGGAAGGGGCTGTCCGGGAGACTCAGCCGGCGCCATTAGCTCAGCCGACTCCTGCGGCACAAGCTGCGCGGTCTTTACCTGGCAAGAAGCGTACCTCCAGGAAAAACTTCTCTCTTATGTTAAACGAAATAGAATCTCATATAGAAAAAGAAGGATTGCCGCCTTATGCTAATATTTTTGATTTTATAGCAAGGAAGATTGTAGGAGGTGATTTGAGGTTTCTTCGTGAGAGAGGTAATCCTAAAAGCCTTAAGGAGGAAATGGGATTAGAACCTAAAGGAACAGTAGGTGATAAAATATCCACTCCTTCCAGTAAAGGTGGTAAGACTTTAGAAGAATACATTTCTTGGCTTCGTTCTCAAACAGATCAGGTGGTGGTTGATTATGTTGGTCCAAGATCTGACGAACAAATTATATCAGAGTTGAAAAACTTTTTGAAATATATTAATTTTGTTCCAAGCAAGGCTTTGAATTATTCTCTTAGAGTCAATGGCATGGATACCCTAAAAGAATATGGCACAAAAGAGGAAGTAGAAAAAATGGAATCTGATATCAATAGTTTGGTTTCTAAAGTTTTGCCTACGGTGGATAATAAAACTGTAGAAGATGTTTCTACTGCAATAAAATCAAACAACTTGCCTGCCATATGGGAGCCCGTGGAAAGCCTTGATATGACAAACGAGGAAAAAATAGAGTTTTTGAATAACGTAGCAGATTTCCTTAGCGGCATACCAGAGTATGATGCTGTCGTGGAGTCTATAGAGTCAGAATCAGATAATATTTTAAATGATGGGAAAGAAGGAAGTGCAGAAGGCGGTGCAGTACGCACTGAGGAAGATGGCGATAAAGAGAGCGATGGAGAAAGAGAAGGACAATCCGGAAGCGATGGAAAAGCTGAAGGAGATGTCGAATTACCTGGACTTGTCGAAGGAAGGGTAGATAAGCCTAAACCGGTATCAAACGAACAACAGATATCCGAAGAAAGCCAGGTGCAGGTTCCCAGGGTAACAGTCCGGTCTTTCTTGTATGGAGGCGACGGGGCTTACGAGACGGTGCCGGCGAAGGTAGAACAGATACCAGATAAGATCATGGCTCGAAACGGAATCAGATTCGGCATGAGTGTGGCTGATCTTACCAAGTTAGGATACAAGAAAGCCGGCGGAAATTGGGTATATAAGTTCTATATGAACACTGGATTATATGATATGTACAATATCAACACCGGTGAAGCGTTTAGGGCAAAACCGGATCTTGGAGTTAAGATAAGTTCCAGCGCATTCATCCGCTCTTTATTTCAATCTGGTAGAAAAATACAAAATATGATGAGTAACATGAGTCAGGAAGAGATAGATAGGAATAAGAATCTCGTAGAAGGTTCTGATAATTCGGATTCGATAAATGAGTTAAATAAGGAGTGTTGAGTATGAGAAGGAGATTTTTTAATGCTGCGGATAATTTCGTGGGAGGATGTTATAATAAGTTATCCAATGAAGATATAAAAAGGCTTGGAGGAAAAAGACCTTATGTATGTCAGTTTAATAAAATTCATATACATATAGGACCTGTATTAAAAGATCATGATTCTGATGTTAGTTACATAATGTTTAATAGTAATTGGAATCATGGTGGTTATGAATCTATGGTTTATAATCATAGCAATAATGGTATTTTTATATTAGGTGAAAACAAAATTGGTAACATAGAAGATCATATACAAGATCTAACATATTGGTACGAATATGATCCAAGCATTAATGAAAATTATTGTTATTTTTATTATGAGGCTAATAACAGCGGAAATGCTATCAAGTTGAATGGTGGGTTTGGTGATACCAGTACTGTTTTCAACATTCCCAGCTTGGAAGTCACCACTCTTCGTGATGGCAGTTTGAGTTTTCCGGAGATTTATATAGAAGGAATTTGGGATCCGTCATCGTATAAGTCGGTTTTATAATTAACTTTGCAAAAAAGTTAATTACAATGGGTGTCAAATGTCAGATAGAAAAAAAGGAAAATGAAATAAAACGGGTTAAGGCTCCTAACGGGGAGCCTTCCGTTCTTTACGAAAGTGCTTTAAAAGTATTAGGAAACAGCGAGCGGGCCCTTCAGGTATGGGCTAAGGCTTACACTCCTGGTTTTTTGTCGTATTACGGTCATTGGAACAACCCGGCTCCAGGGGAGATGTTTAATACCGATCCCAATGGCGAACCTCTTTTAGAAGACGTGCTGTCGTATATGAAGCGTCAGACTTATTTTGCTGATCCTTTAACGGCTCAGGACATTAAGGATGTAAGGGATTTCCTTTTGTCTACTCATTATTTTTTCAATGCGTCTTCATTGTCTAATGCTATCCTCTTCGATTTTTATGTAGATGGCAGTTTGATACTGAATGAGCAGAAATTAAGGAGATCCGGTTTGTATGATGAAACAGAAATAAGTCGTATTTTATCCGATCCTTCTGTTTTAAACGAGGTTTCGACTTCCATGAGAAAGTTAATAGATTCTTCTATTAACGAACATGATAGGGAAAAGGATAATTATTTTATGTCTGTTGACTATCAGTATGGTCCTATTGTTTACAAGGAGGGAGTGTTTAACCAATTTGGTAAAAAAGTACCATATAATCCTTCTGAGCTTTATTGGGCTATGGGCAAAACAGTAGCCGGCATAAAAAACTTTTCTGAATTTTCATCTGCTTTTGAATCGTTGAGAAACTCATACCCTGAACTGGTTGAGAAATTCGTTTCTGATAAAGAATTTGCCGAATCTATGTTTGATGAGTTCTCATCTACGAATAAGATTCCGGTAATAAACATAGAAGGGGATGATGTGGTAGAAGGCAAGAGAAGATCCTTATCTAAGCTACAAGATCTGTCTTATTACAATCCTGGCAAAATAGAGTTCCTAAGAGCTCGTATATCGGCTTATTTACATAGGGCTAATGCCGACACCGAATCCGATTTAAGAAGCATGATATGGGATATAGAAGAGGCTTGTACGTGGTTTGGCATAGATATAATAGGGACATCGGAAACTTATGATGGCACAGAAGAATCTTTGAATAAGATAGATAATTTGATGCTGGATCTTGATATTTATGTGGCCAGGCATAATGATGTAAATTATGCTCCAACGCTGGCATCTTCTATAGATGATGTTCTTGGTGATAGCACAGATTATTATTTTGGATTATTACCGGAGTATATGGATAATTTGAATATCGTTTATTCTGAATCCGATATAGACCCAGTAGAGGCATTTGAGAAACATTCATTGCTTAAGGTAGGAGATAATCTATATCAAAGGATCAGCAAAGATGATCTTAACGAGATGTATCAAATATCAACAGTGTTAGCCAAGCACAACCTAACTCATTTTTCTACTAAAATATATCCTGAATCTTGTTTTAAGAACGGCGTTTTGGATAAAGAGAAAGTACGGAACGTAGATAATAATACGCTCATGGCTTCCATTAAAAAATACGTCAGATCGTTCATGGATTCTCAGAACACAGAGGACATGATAATGACCAGGATGGCGTTTGGGCACCCTGCGGTACTTGACGTTCCTTACGTGGATGTGGATCGGGAGTATAGTCGATACATGAACAAAAAACAAGATAGCGAAAACCCATTATCCTTATTCGATTTATACCAATCTTACCTTGACAACAAACTCCATAAAACAAAATTATATGATAATGCCTATAAGTATCTTGACTTCAAACCTGGTCCATCTTTGGGTCTTATTTCTGATGATCCTGATATTTTGAAATCAATAGAATTATCTTTATCTGGAAAAGACAGGTTGATGTTGTTTGATTATAGCATGACCAGTACCGACCCTTCTTTATCAGAATTGTTTTATTTGGAGAGGTATGACCCTTCGTATGCTGGGAATGATTTTGAACACTATTTTTACACCAGGCACCCGTATTTGTTAAAAGAAAAATCGGGTTCTAATATCGTAGAGCAAGATGGTGTTATAACAGCAGAAGGTATTTATGATAATTTTATAAGAGTAGGTAATAAGATATGGTCTAAAGTAAGCGAGAGTAGTTCCGGCTCTATCTACCAAAATCTGACAGGAACCGAATCGGAGGTGAAATACGATTCTACTCAGAAGGCTAAGACGGTAGAAACTGATTACGCTCCATACCAAAACAGATCTGGCTTGACGCAAGACATGACCGTAAGCAAGTCTGAATTGGATGATCTTAATAAATTGGAATGCAGGTAATTTTTGTATATATATAATATAGTTTTTTCATAATTACGATTTGGAAAGTGAGGCTTGTGAAAGTCTCACTTTTCTTGCATATGCACGTATATCAATAACATACAAGAAAAGTTAGACTTTCGTCGTTTATGGATTATTTTTATTAATTTTGCGATATTAGTTTCAGGAAGGGATTATGGAAATAAGGAAAAGGTAAGAACCGAACGTAACTAATAACAGTAGGAAATGAGAATCAGTACCATCAAACGTAACAACAGCATTCATCTTATGTATAAAAACATTATGAATGATTTAGGTCAATTAAGAACTGTAGTTTCAAAATCCTATATTTATAATCTGATACAAAATCAAACCGGATTAAGTATCAGAACTATATCCCATGTACTTAACCATACCAAAGAACAGGATACGGATTCTTTGTGAAAAGCATGTATTTTCATACATTTGTTCGTTCTTTAGTTTTAGTAGGGAAAAGTTTTTCATGGTATTTTAGTTTAGATTAGTTGAGGCAGGATTCGCAGTGATGCGGATCCTGTTTTGATTTACAGCGCTTTACCCAAAAAAGGAAAAGCGAAAGTTGCTGATTATCAATTTTTACCCATAAATGGGGAAAACTACTCGTTGTATATTATATTTCCGTTTTTACTGAAAATCCTTCCATTTTATCGGAAACAAACTCAGCCTTGTTCCACCCTGCAATCATGATCTTTGTTACGTGCTTCATGCACGTATGTTTAACAATTAAATACTATAAAATTATGGGTGGTGATAAAATCGTCCTTTTAGATGGAGCCGGGGCTAACGGTGGTGGTGCAGCCACTAACGGTCTTCTTTCAATGATTCCCGGCATGTTTGCTAATTTGATAGGTGGTAATAAAATGGATCCGAATCTGGTGGCGGCTTTGATGAACGGTCGTAACAACCAGGACGGTTTCGGTGGGGCTAACGGTTGGTGGCTCTGGATAATTGTTTTGTTCTGGCTGTGGGGTGGACGCGGCTTCGGTAACGGTTTTGGAAATGGCGGTGATTGTTGTGCCAATGGTTTGCCGGCTCAGTTGAATAACGATTACGGTCGTGAACTTTTGATGCAGGCAATTCAAGGTAATCGTAGCGCCATAGATCAGATTGCTTCTGCTTTGAACTGTTCTACTACTCAACTTCAGAACGCTATCTGCAACGTACAGGGTGCTATTGATAAAGTAGCTGGTCAGGTAGGTATGACTTCTCAGGCTGTTATCAACGCAGTTCAACAACAAGGTTGTGAAATAGGAAATCAAATCAGCTCTTGCTGCTGCAATCTGAGTTCGTTGATCAATCAAAGCACTTGCCAGACTCAGGGAATGATTACTCAGCAAGGTTTTGATAACCAGCTTCGCACGTTGGAACAAACCAATATCTTGCAGAACGGTCTCAACCAAGGTCTGGCTAACAATCGTGAGCAAGCTACAAGCCAATTCAATATCTTGTCTGCGAAACTTGACGCCCAAACCGTTATGATCAACGACAAATTCTGTCAGTTGGAAATGAGGGAGATGCAGAACACTATTGCTCAACTTCGTGAAGAAAAAGCGGCTTTGACAGCTTCGGCATTATCTCAGCAACAAACCCAGAATATCGTTGGTCAATTACGCCCGACGGCCGTCCCGGCCTACCCCTCTTGTTCTCCTTACCAGGCTTATACTTGGGGACAGGTATTCGGAGGAGGTTGCTGTAATAACGGATGCGGATGTAACAACGGATGTTGCAATAACAACGCTGCTGTCTGATTTTATTAAGAAAGGAGGCTAATATGGCTTGTGTTTCTAAAATAGGATCGTTGTATGAGATGGTTACGAAGAATGTTATTGTCAGTACGACAAATACAGTCTTCGGTATTAACCCACGGGCTTGGATCGCCCTTCCGTGTGAGGGTCTTATCCTTCTTAAGATAAGGCAAGTAGTCCCCACAGCCGGAAGTGCTCTACCGGTACAGATTGCGGTCCCGGCAAACAGCACAGTTTCAACAGTAGGAGCCGACACCTGTTGCCCGGTTACGGGAGTGAATGTCGTGAACCCTATTAACGTAGCTGTAACGGGTGCTGCTATGGTAAATGGCACAGAACGCCTTCTGTACTTCAATAAAGTTCGTGGCGTGTTAAGATTAATGGATTGCTGTGTTCCAGTAGCGGCAGCCCAGGCGTCTGAAGTTAAAGCAGGTAAATGATTTCAGTAGGGTGATGGAGATCATCACCCTATTTTCACCTAAATAATATTTTGATCATGTTTTCAGATTTGAAGAAAGGGTTTCAGGTACATACCCTTGATACTAATACAGTACCTAAATACGAATTGGGAAAGGTAGTAGCCGTATCCGAACCCAGGTATCTTCCTCCTCAGCCGGGTCAGTATCAGGCGATGCAGACCCGCGTGGTGGATCTGACGGTAGAGCTCACTGGCGAAACCAAGACCTATACGGTTCCGGAATCCCAGAATGTGGCTAAGGCTATGGGTATAACATTATCTACCAGCATAGATCCGATTATGAACGAACTGAATGCTATAAAAAGCACCAGTCAAGACATAATAGACAGCGTAGATACCCATCGTGCCAAGATAGAGGCTTGTGAATCTATATTAGAAGACATCAATCCGGCATTCAAACAAACGAGAGAGCAGGATCGTAAAATAGCTGGTATAGAAAATAAGGTGAATGACCTTACTGATTCATTCGAAGATTTAAAGAAGTTAATTGTAGAACGTTTGAAATAAGTATAATATGATAGTATATGATTTAAATTCAGGACACAGAGAATATCCTGGATATGATGAGATAGAAGACAGGCGAGGTGGAGGCAGAGGCAGAAGCCGTCGTTCTGATGGGACGTACATGGAGTACGGACATGGGTTCCTTCCTCCTTATGATCATTACGGTATGCATGAGAAGATGAAGGAAATGGAAGAACGCGAAAACGAGCTGGAAGAAAGGGAAAGAAGGCTCGAAGAGCGCGAACGTCGTCATGAAATGGAGGACCGGGAATACCGGAGGATGGGTTACGAATCCTACCCGACCGATTACTATGGAGACGACAGATACTACGGTGACGGACCTCAGATGCGTAGAGGTCGCGGACGTGGCAGAGGTCGTTCTTATTGAGGAGCAGACGCAGAGGATCCAGCTTATCAGAAATATGTAGATACTTACGGCTACCATTTTTCTAATGCTCTTGCTGATGAGGCGGTAAAGAAGATGGTCAACGTCGATGGATCCAAGAGGATCTGGAAGCAGCCGGAAATAAAAGATATTTTTGAAAAGTGCGGAGCGAAGAAGCCGGATAAAGCGACATGGGGCGATGTCCAATATGTCTTTGCAATGTACTATTCGGATGGTTTTCCGAAGGTCTTCAAATGTGAGAACGAGTTGGTGAAAGCTACGTTAATGTATTTGGATGATCCGGATGCTCCCGAAGGAGTAGCCTTTATAAGATGGCTTGCCGTGCAAGATTACCTCGGCGAAAAAATAAACTGGAAGGATCTGACCTGAGATCCAGGCCCAGGCCCTTCCGGTGGTGCGGGAGCCATAGTAAAAAATATGATTCCCGCATTCCCGTTTTTCCCGTTTGGAAAAAAAGGAATAAAAAAAATGTTATACCGGTCGGCGGGCAATAGAATACCCGTGGCCGGTTTGTTTCACATAACTTTTTTTTGGATATGAATATGGCACACGAATCTAAATCAAATAAAACCCCATTGTATTTAATAGGAGAGTTGATTGGCGTACCGAATACGGTTATGGACTCAGCATTGCATGAACTGAGAGATAGAATAGACAAAGACCCTAAATATAAAGATGTTAAAAATTGGCTCGAGTCTTTACCCAAGATCTGAACCTATTTTTTTCAATACCAGGCCCGATGCGATTTTAACGTATCGGGTTTTTATTTTAATTTATATTGTTTTATTTTAAATCTAATTAATTCATGAATGTCGTACATTTGTTGAAAAACTATTCTATATGGAAAATAAGGAAGATTACGTTGGTTACGAAGATCAAGAACTGTGTAACCGGTATTACAAAGAGGCTGACGCCATGAGACAAAAGCAGGACTGGTCTCGGCTTAGGGCTGTCCCTGCTCCGGCCAAGGGAACGCCATCGCCCGGCTGGGGACAGCTTGGACGTGGAAATGATGTCCGTGTTAAGTATGTTAGCATCAATTCAGGATTAGGAGGGGACAGGTTATGACCGTAGAAGAATTAGCTAATAAAAGATACGGTGGCGAATTTGTTTTCATGCTTGGTTATTTGGAAGGTGTAACAAGATTCGTTTTTGAATGTTTCGATCCCAGACCTGATCACGAAGGTAAAAATACTTATATGGTTTCCTATTTTGATAAGCGCATCCGTAGAAGAGACGTAGTAGATGTGCCGTGTTATATGAATATTTTGCCAAAATAATGAAAATATTAATCTTAAATGTACCTATATTTTCCGGTAATATTATTTCTCCTACCTGGATTAAAGCTGCAAGAGATTTCCAATCTAAATCGAAGGCAGAAAGAGATTCGTATTGTTCGGTTTGTGGATGTGCGGGAGGGTGTAACTTGTGCGATGATATAAGTAAATATAGGATTTCAGAACAACTAAAATATTATATATAATATGGTTAGAATCGCATATTTCGGAACCGATGGCTGCCCTGGTCATCATGTTATTCCAATACGAGGTAAATTTACGGAAGAGGATGTTAAGGTAATAGAATCTGTAGATTGTGATGATTTTTATAAGGTGTTTGATGTCATGCGTTTTAAGATAGCTGAGTTTAAAGGATGGACGATATTGGGAATCCCGGCAAGCTTAGACGATCATAGACCTGGAAGCAAAACCGTTATCTTCATAGAGGGTAAAGCTAACGAAGCTGATTTTATGGAAGTCATACAAGAGTATTCTTTTCTTAAAAATAATGTAAAGAAACTTGCCGAATTGTATCATGATGGAGAATGGCTTGCGACTGGTAAATTGAATCAAGATCCGCCTACTAACAAGGAGCGGTTTCAATTTACGTTAGACAAGGATGATGTTATTAACATGATTAGGGGAGTCGATTTAGATCCTTATTCTGATGTGGCGAATGAAATGGAGAAAATCGGATTGGGATCATCATCTGATTCTTCATATGAGGGTCCCACATGGTCTTGGTTTGTTAACAAAGTAGAACTTTGGCAGAAGAATAATGTATGGGATAGTTTCTCCGCTGAGTTTTTGTGGGGTTTGTATTGTAGGATAAAGAAAGTATAGTAACAATTAATTTAAAACAAATCATGGAATTAAAAGATTTTAAAGATGTGGTTAGAGTAATGACAAAAGAAGAGTTCGAATCAACAATCGAAGAAGATATTAAATTCGTTGAGGGATTCAAGAATTTCTTAAAACATGATGATGCCACGAGGATAGTAGAGCATATCAAGTCTGTGTTAGAAGCATCAGTAGATTACTACTATCCTAATCATCCTGAAGTAGAATTTGAAAAAGATTTTAATATACAATACGATGTCAATAATATCTTGAACAAATACGGCCACACCAAAATGGGTATGTATAAAATACAGCTCTATATAGAGAATATTTTGGGTAGTATTCAAAACAAGAAGCCTGTAGACGTGGGAGAAGTCTCTGACGGATACCACACTTTCAATGAATTGTATCGGTATCGCATGTTGTATAACGCTGCCTTCTTTAATCTATTAGCCAGAAGCGGACAGGTTGAAGTTTGCAAATCAAGGAGACACAGCGACGGAGAAAAATGCTTCGGTTCTGATGATTGGTTTATTGTGATGGCGATCCTACCTACCGGTCAGGTATCTAATCACTATGAAAGCAAATACTGGGATTTGTTTGATGTTCCTGAAAGAGAAACCGCTTTCGAATACGATGGCCATACACCAAATGAAGCCTCCGACAGACTTGAAAAGTATCTCAAACTGCCTCGTCATGGCATGACATTCGAACAGGCTTTAGAACGGCTTAAATTAGGTCGTAAGATAAAAAGAATCGATTGGGGTAAAAAGTATATCTGTATGTTTGACGTAAATATATTGATGATAGATACAGGTCAAAAAGTAGCATCAAATTGGAATCCAACCGAACATGATATTATGTCTAATGACTGGGAGATTGCGGGATGAGTTTGTTTGTTTGTTCAAAATGTGGCTGTATAGATAATACAGCCACATCCTGTTATTGGGCTCTTATAAGACCTTGTAAGAATCGTATTTACGATAAGTCGCTAAAGGGATATGAAGGCAAGCCTCTTTGTTCTGAATGTGCCGCTATTGAATATAGTAAGGGAGACGAAGTGGTGGTAGTTCCTGGAACGTGGCATGGTAAGTTCAAGAAAGAATGGCCTACTGAAGAAGAGAAGAAGCATATTGGTAAAAACGGAATATTAAATTTATAGTCATGTGCAATAAAGAAATCGTGATATGCGCTGCCATCTGGGTGCAGGACGGCAAGAAGCGTCCCTATCAGCCCACCAATATACCATCCGGCACCGTGTTCTGTGGATTGAGACACCCCTCTATACTATCTCAACTTGCGGCATACGGTATAGCCCATAAAAACCGCAGTGTTCAAGGATTTTTGACAAGCAAGAATCGGTTTTTAACAAGAGAGGAGGCATCTGAACTTGTTAGAAACAATAATCAGGAAATGGTAGTAGATAGGAATGCCATTAGAGAACAATTGTATTCAGAAGATCTATATTAACTAAAAAATAAAACAATATGGGATTTATAATCAGAAAGTCAATATCTTATGATATGATGGACGGCAATCAATTAAAGTATGAATTTGACAACAGGGATTTAGATCATATCACATTTAAAGGTGATGGTAAAGAATCTTTTTCATTTAACAGAGTACTTGTTGAAAATTTAATTGAGACATTTGAGACTATGCAGGATATATACTCTGATAATTACGGAATTAAGGTTTATACCGGTAATTGCATAATTCAATTGAACGTAAATCCAAAGGACCCCAGTGAATCCTTTTTTGACGTATATGATAGAGATGAGATGAAATTGATATACGGAATAAAGATCAGTATTCTGAAAGAAATGTTTATCATATGATTACCAAGCAGGACATACAAGCAGCAGCATCGTATATTTTCCGAAGCAGTTTTGTCTCGGAGGACCAGGCAAGGAAAGCAATGGTAAAAGCCGGCAATAACGCTACCAAGATCCTCGTCAAGACCTTTAGAGGCAAGTTGTTCAAGAAAGCTTTTGAAAGAGCCCGTAGAGGAAAGGATATCAGTTCTTTTGAAAGACAGGAAAAAGAAAGTGGTTTCAATTTTCTACATAATCCTAATAATGGTCGTATGCAAAGCGGTCATATTATAATAGATGGAATTGGTCTGTTTAAACAAATAATTCATGAAAGGTAAAAAAGTTGATATTCGTTTAGGCAGAGGTCTGGCGAATCAGATTAAGATAAACAAAACCATCCCAGTGTCTCATAAACCAAAAGAAGAACGTCGAATGATGTTTGTTTGTGGTGATGATATTGCTTCTCTTATAAAGCGGTTTGAAAATGAATCAAAGTAATATAAAGTCGGACATGTGTCTTGTCCGACTTTTTTTATATATTTGTGGCATGGCAAGAGGTTATTATTGGATACCACAAACAGATGAAACGTTAAATGGCAGAAGCTATTACGTGGCTAAGATAGTAGGAGATATCACGTTTGATACTAAACGAAAAAGAATCGTATTTCAAGCTGATAGGTATTTCCCTGTAGGATCTGTTTTCCATTTTACGCACAATTGCTTCAATTATATCATAACTTGCCGACTTCGTAAGCCGGGGCTTTGGTTTGAAGCCAGGAGAGAGGATTCGGGCCCTATTTGCCCTGAAGATATTGAGCGCTTTGAATCGGGAAGGTTTATACACCGAGATGGGTACATGCATTACATATAAGCTGAACTTGACGATTTTTCGTCAGATTATAATTTTTTTTCATATTATTTTTAAGCCATCAGACTGAGAAGTTAGATGGCTTTATTTTCTATGATATGCTTGATTTTTAACTACCTTTGTCTCATAACAAAAATGTTTTACTATGACATCAACGTGTATTATTAAAAGAGATAATAAAAAGAAAGTTGTTTCTGTCTCTACCAGATCAGGGGACAGGTCTATGTTGTTTGATAAAATAGCATCTATTCCTCTTATGGAGAATAGGGAACGGGCTACTACTGTTTTTAAAACCGTATTTTCTAATAAGTTCTTAAAGGCTTTTGGTGACTGGAGAAGGAATGTACCTGTTAATAAACAGGCTTATAATAAGGTAAAATCTAACATCGACCTTATCCCAGAAGCCTATAGAGAAAGGGTGCTGGATAAGGCGTCTAAGATGAGTAACCCTGTTCTTGTGTCAAAATCAGATGCACCTTATGAAATCCAAGAATCGGGCTTTGGATTCTACAGCCAAAATCTGGGTGATAATATTATGTTGGTGGATGCTATGGTTACGTCAAGCATTTCCGTACCGGAAGGACCTGGGATAGACGCCGGGCAGTATCTACAAGATGCTATATCTTCGGACTTTACTCCCGTATCTATGGTACAGGATAAGGGTGTTAATTATATGGTTATAAAAGACGGTCTTAAGATATTTAGCCCAGAAGAGTTACCACAGACAGATTCTAATCCTGTGGGTGTAACGTATCAGACCGGAGAGCCTCGTTTGTTTTTCATGAACGATCGTAGTCAATTATTTGAAGATTACGGAGAAGCTCTTCGCTCTGGAGGGAATGATATTAGAATAGGATTCTTATCCGGCACCGTTCAAGAATCTGCCGTGGATGGCGTGGCAGACATTACTTACAAAGCTGGAAAGTATGTTCTTAATAATCCCAAGTCTTTTATACCGGTCATGACCGCTTCTGCTTCTACTTCTTTATCAACAAAAGGCGGTATAATTAACTACCTTATAAAGAAAGGTCTTTTGTCCGGATCCAAGATATTCGATCCGGAAACAAGAAGCTATTATATTGCAGGAGAAGGACATACAGGACAAATTAGACTTTTCAATTCGGCATTATCCTACACCGAGCTCCGTAATCATTTTGGTTCCGATGTTTCCATGAACGACCAGGGTATGATAACCATAAGCTCGTTGGATAATAGTAAGGTGACTATGAGACTCGCCACCGGAGGAACGGAAAGGGTTAGCAAAGAGCAGATAAAGAACGATCTTAAGTCAGGAAGATACAATGAATTGGATGCTAAGTACGATCATTTTGATGCGCTTGTAGTTTCATTCATATTAGAAGACAACGATCTTTATGCTGATACTAAAGCTAAGATCGTATCAGATTATAGCCAAGAGGAACGTGACCAACGAAATTCTATTGTTGAGATACTGAAAACGCTGGGCGTTAGTGTCGTTGGCATGACCGATTATATAGAGAAGTACCAAACTAAATACGGACACGAACCTTCTGCTAAGGCATTGGCGGATATTGCCAATAACGTAATAGCAGTCGGTGAAGATGCTACTTTGTCTGACTTAGTAGAAGAAACAGCACACTTTCTCGTAGAGGCGTATAGAGATCAGAATGCTGTTGAATCTGTTTTGCAAGATGTAGAAGGCACTGAAGAATGGAATCAGTATGCAGGTCAGTATTATAATACATACGGTAAGGTATATGAAGGCTCTGAACTTGATAATGCTGTTAGGAGAGAAATTCTTGGAAAGATCCTCGCCAGGGAGATGCAGACCGGCACAGCACAGGCGCCGGTAGAGCCCACCTCCTTCCTGGGGCGCGTCCGGCAGCTTCTCTCTGGAATCGTAAGCTGGCTTAAATCAGCTTTATCTACCCAAAGACAAGATTTGAATAACGTTATTAAAAACATTCGTGATCTTGCTATTACCGACATAGATAAAGGATTTGATACCTCTCTGTTAAAGGATAATGATTTTACATTATACTCCCTTTCTTCTATGAACAAGAACAAGTTTCTTGAGTCTAAGATCCGGGCATTGAGAAAAACGTTAAGAGACTTACGTCAGATAAGCTCTGATAGGGCTGTAACTACGTCTATGACCCTTGCCCAGCTTAAGACCATAGAAGATAAGATAAATAAGGTAGAGACCGAAATAGACAAGAATGAGATGGCGGCTGCCATGAATAGCATGATCTCTACAGCCGAAGCTCAGGTCAGATACTTAAGTAATGTGGTGAACACCATCCTTCATGGTGATACCAAAGACGGTAAGCTTCACTTCAATACCAATGATCGAAAGAACGTAGATATTATCAACAATCAGGTTCTTCCGATCATGAACGATCTTCGAGGATATATCCGTAACAGAAGTACCGAATTTGATGAACGTGAAAAGCAGGATTATACAAATAGGATCAATACCGTCATTGCCGACATCAATGGTATTCAGTCTGATATTAAATCAGTACAAGACCTTGATGAAAGTATGTTGCTTGATAAGTTAATGAACGAACTTCATGTGCCGGCAGATAAGGTAAAGAGAGTAAAAGAATTTTTTGACAAGGTTCAACACGATGTTTCTTGGATAAGTAGGTGGTCTGGTATATTAGAGCATTCTTCCAGTCTGTTCAATAACGCTCTTGGAGCTATGATTGCCAAAGACAATTACAATGCGATGGTGAATGCCCAGCCCGCCATATCCGACTTCCTGGCATATGCGAAAAAGCATGGTTTTAACAAATCTGAATTTGAAAAACTGCTTCAGAAAGTAGACGGCAAAACTTCTAATTACCTTCGTAGTGCTCTTGATATGGCTAAATACGATCGTAATAAGAAGCTGGCGCAGATGCGAGCGTTTGCGACTGCCATGAACATAGAGATATCAGAAGAAGAAATTGGTGATGTGGTTGACAATAACCGTAATTACGTATTTAAAAGAGAAGTAGTTGACAAGGATGGAAATACGGTTACTGAAAACGCTAAATTCAAACCATCGTCTGATAGAGTTAATACCGATATTTTTACCATCGAGCAGGAAAAGATCTATACAGAGCAGATGGAAAAGTGGGATGCTGAAAATTCGGAACTGGAATTTAGCGAAAGTTATGCCACAAGAATGGAATCCATATACAAAAAGGCTGAAGAAGAATTAGGGCATCCGGTTTCTCAAACAACCAAAGAATACCTTAATGCCCTATCCCGGCAAAAACGGATATTGAGGCAGCCTTTTATTGATAGCGGTGGTAATTTTGATGAGGTTGCCTATTTTAAAAGCAGCAATTACGAAGAAGAAGGACTGCTTCGTAAACAACGTAAGGAAGCAGCTTCAGAATACATATATGTAGGAACCAGGAGAGTGGAAAAAACCGGCGACCAACTTAAGATGGCCAAAGAAATACAAGCTATAAATGAAGTTTGGAGAAAGGAATCAAATAATGCCACTAATGCCGTATCAGAATCGTTTTTGCAAAAATTAAGAACGATTCAGAGCGAGTCTGGAGGAGAAGCTGCGCTGAAGACACTTATGTTGGGAGGTCACCTGTCATTCAACGATCGGTTTTGGAATGATGTAGAATCAGAACAGTCGGCACGTACCGAATCAAATAACAAGGCTTCGTATCTTAAAATGGCGCATGATATCATTAGTTCTACGACAAGTGATAGAGATGCGACTGACGTGGATTCTATTGTGAAAGATATAGAAAAAAATAAGGCTATTATCAAGGAAATAATCGGAAACAATCGCGATGTGGCTGATATCGGAGAGATTAACGAAGCGACATTTACCTCATCTGAAAGAGATGCTTTTAGGGCCGCATCTGAAGCTATTGAAGCCGATTACGCTATTTTGATAGATTATGCTAAGATGGTGGGTCTTGAAGATATTGATAAGTACCTTACTAAAAGCAGTAAGGCTGAAAACGAAGTAAATCAGTCTTATTTAAATGCTCTTGCTGACTCCAAGGAAGTGGAATGGAAGTTCGTACAACGTCATACTACGGCGAAGAAAGCAAAAAGGATTCAGGCTTTAAGGGATAAGCTGTTTAAGGCTGCTGATAACCGATATCTGTTTACCGTATCTGAAACCAACTACCTGTCAGAAAAGCTTGGTATAAGCAAAGAATTAGACGGTAGAGATTTCAGGAATGCTGTTAATGCTAAGATGGCCAGCTTATTTTTAAATAATACAAGAGAAGAGGGCGTAGAAGAAGCTAATGCTATTGTTAATGAATTTGCCAGAAGCCGGGTTTTTTCGTACTATAAACGCATGGCGCCTACCGGATATGCAGCTATGATCGACAAAATCGGTCGAGGTGAGATAGATGTGGCGCAAATGGTTAAGGACGTACAAAACGGTACATCCACCCAAGATTATGGCATGGACATATCGTACTTGTCTTTCGACCCTGCAAGGGCATGGGTGGCTGAATCTGAAGCCGAAAATAGCGGTCGTAATCCTGATTATGTAAAAGATCATGGGTATGGTCATCGAATGCCTAAGAAAAGCCTGTATCGTGACGAATCGTATTTCAATGACTTTGGTATCAAGTATGATGCTGACGGTAATGAGGTTGCTACTAAAAACGTAGAGCAGTGGAATATGATTCAAAAACTCAAGGAAATAAAAAGACAATCCCTTGATCTATACAAAGAGCAGAGCCCGAACCTGTATGCTATTCCACAGATATCCAAACAAGATATAGAACGTGTAGAAGGATTGGGTATTAACTTCAAAAATACGGTTCGTAATTTTGTATCAGATCTGTGCCTGGACAGAGTAGACGATTCTCTATATGGTAAGACCAGGCAAGGAGAAGTGTATGATCCAGAAGACAGGCTTAGGTCTATACCTAAATACTACATATATGAATTGGAGAACCAAGATGATGTATCTCACGATTTTGGCTACTCTTATTCGATGCTTATGATGCAGTCATCGTTATACAACGAAAAGCAGAAGTCTATAGAGCTCGCTCAAGGACTGGAGCAGATGTTACTAAATAAACAATTTGAAGGTGGTAAAAAGGCTGAAGCAACCCAAGCATATCAGATGTTCAGGGACTTCTTCAACGATCATTATTATGGCATTAGGATGAACACCAAAAAACTTACGGTGAACATCGGAGGATATACGGTAGACCTTACAAGAATTATGATGGCTGTTGAAAGGTTTATGTCGGTCATGAACTTGGCACTGTCTCCATTTGTGGCAGCTACCGGCGCCTTAACAGGTCATATCAACCTCATCATGGAATCTGCCGTAGGACAGTATATAAGCAAAGACTCCCTTAAATACGCATCGGCTGAATTTTCACGCCTTGCTCCATCTTGTATAGCAGAAACCGGAGACATAGATAGGAAAAGCAAATTATATGTCATAGGTGAGAGAATGGGGATATTCAATATCCGAAATCGTATGTATGGTGCCGGATACAATAGAGCGGCCAGGACCTTAATGCGTTCGCCTATGTATGCTTTTATGGAAATCCTGAACTACCCTCTTGATCCGCAGGTTATGATTGCTACTATGGACAATGTTCGTTATTACAAAGGCCGGTTCTACACGTTCCAAGATTTCAAGATGGAAAAAGAACGCAATAAAGAACAGAGTACCATAAAAAGAGAATGGAACGCATTAAAAGATCGTACTTTATGGAGTATGGTAGACGTCGTGGATGGGAAGGTGGTTGTAAAGCCAGGATCGGGTGTTACTGTTGAGGAAGTAGAAACCCAGATGGCTATAACCAGAAATCAAGTTCGTAGCTTGTCGCAGATATGCAACGGATCTTTGAATGAAGAAAACCGAACTGCCGCATCGCGCAACTGGATAGCCAGGTTCATGACCGCCCACCGAGGATGGTTGGTGCTGTCGGCTCAACGTCTGTGGAAAAGACGTGGCTTCAATTTCCAGACAATGCAAGAAGAGGAAGGGTTGTTAATTACGTTAAAGAATATGATAGCCAAAACATTTAGCCTGGCTTCCGAGTCTGGTATGAAAAACATCATAGATGCCTGGAATGAAAATAAAGACAATATGAATGAGGTAGAAAAAACCAATCTCAAACGTCTCAGTGTCTATGCCGGCACGTTCCTTATCATGCAGGCCGTATCTATGCTTCTTGCCGGATGGCGTGATGATGATGAAAACGAAGAAAGTTGGCTTACTCAATTTGGATCCTATGTCGGATTCAGAACCATAAACGAAATAGCTTCACAGATGCCGTTTATTATGGAGCTTAACGTGGTAGATATCATTAACGATCCGTTTGTTATGGGGCGAAAACTGAAGGATCTTACCGATCTTAGGAATTATTCACTTGATAAAGTAACATCCGGTACATACAAGGGAGAGTCTAAGTTATTTAGGCAACTCGCCAAACAGACGTTTATCAAACAATGGTATAATATCAAGACGCCGGAAGACGTAGCGCGCGCCTATAATTGGTGGCAGCAGACGAACAACAAGTCAATGATGTTCTTCATCGGCGCTACTCCTGATTCGGAAGGGGACGATGATGTTAGCTACAAGTAGACGAAGAATATCGGACTTGCATTGTTTTTGTATGATTCCAATATGTTATATTAGCATCGTCAAAGAGTAGATTGTACGTTTTTTGTTCTTACTTGAAAGATTATGTAGGTTTAATTTTTTTCTGAAATTGTTTTCTTACCGGTTCTCAGTCAGAGATGATAGGGAACCGGTTTCTTTTATGTTGTCAATTATTGCTATCTTGCAAACAAAAATCATGAGACGAAGATTTCAAATAGGGATGGGGGTAAATCCCTCGCTTATAATCAATAAAGGCATATACATCCAACATGTAGATGGAGGATTATATACAAAAGAAAATTGGTCTAATAAAGGATATTCCAATGATCTATGCAATGGAATAGCTCTTGTAGATAAAGTGTGTTTTGTTATAGCCACCGAATATATTGGCACATTTCGTTGGGGTAAGGATGGAGAAATAGACAATATATTTGCACAAGATAGTTCTCATATGGGAACTATTAAAAAGGATTATTGGGGGCGTGAAAATCAGAATGCGTATCTTGAATATGATACCAGTAATACAGATTACGCTTTTAATAAAGCTAATAGCTATTTATTTAAAAATGGTCAAAATGGATATGTAGGTGGCGCCGGAGAGTTTTTTTTGATATCATTGTATGCTAATGAAATAAACGAATGCCTTTTAATGGTAGGAGGTACGATAATGAGTAATAGAATGTGGACATCCACTCGAAATGAAAAATTTTCCTATTCGTGGTATTATGATATAAACATCCAAGGAGATCATTTGGATACAGGTTCAAGGGGTAGTTCACATTATGTCCGTCCTTTTACTGAATTAATTTTATAAAATTATGAGAAGAAGATTTGAAAATATTAATACAGTTGCTGGCGGCAAGATCCCTGTTTTTGCTTGTTCGATTTCGGCCCCTACAACCACATGGCGAAATCCTGTACCTATTCTTGGTTGTAGATACCGATCTAATGGAGCAACTATGGCGGCTTCCTATGTTTTAGATGAAATTAATAATAGCAAGGTATGTACGATGGGCGGTAATCCTATAAATTGTACGATATCAAATTCTGGACAATATATCCAGGCTTACTTTAATGAAGGATCGGTAACAGGTGATATTATGTTACAGTTTACGATTGGAGACGTTTTTTATTATTTCTTTATTACAGAAGGATCCAATCAAGTACCTCAACTGAAATTAAGTCCAAGTACTCACCTTATTCATTCAATATATAAGATAAGTACAATTGGCAGCTTTGTTCCTATTGACACCTATGTAGAATTATAATAAAAGATATAAAAATAGTACTAAAATGTATTAGTATAAGATAAGACGGTTATTAATCATATATTACAATAATCCCCAACCGTACACCTATTGTATGGCCGGGGATTATTGTAGTTACCATCTTTTCTTGTAACAAGAATCCACTACCTTTACCTTTTCTTCTTTGTTCTTACCATAATTAAATTCATACGCATCTTCGAATGAATAAAAAACAGCATAACACGACATGCCAAACATATCGTATTTTATCCTGTTTTTCCATTTCCCAAAAATGTTTTGATATTGGCATCAATATTCTACTTCCCCATTAGTTAATTTCCTTTCAACTATTCTAAGAGGAATATGAAACAAGTTTCTAAGCATTAACTTCATGACCTTCCCTATCTGTGAAAACTAAACCAATACCTTCTACAATATATCCTACTACAGGAGCTTTGTCAAATTCCTCCTTCGTAGCCCAAGTAGCATTATCAGGCATAAGATCCTTGAATGCGTCCGAAACATCACCTTGGCACCAGCAGTTATTTGATACAACAATGCCTTTCCCTTCGATATTGATATACATCTTTCTTCCACCACATCCAAGGCTGTTCCATCCGCTCGGTACGTTTTCCGCCATAGGCTTAAGCACCCAGCTTTCACCGTCTATCCTAACCCATCCAGGATCGTCTTTGTGCTTGTCGTACAAGTTTTGCCAAAAAGAGCATTCGTAGCACCATCCCCTGTCTTCCATGACAGTTCTTATCTCACTCCTTTCAAATCCATCTGCATCCATCGTGTGCGGAGAATGAGGCTGGTGAGGGGTGCCACATTTTGGACATACGAGTTTTAAATTATTTTCCATATTATTTTACTTTCACGATCTTAATAGAATCTCCGATATTGTATTCCCCTTGGTATCTAACGAATTTTATGATTCTATTATGTTTAAATATTGAAATTCTTTCGTCTTCAGCATAATACATCACACGTCCACCCTGTAAAGGACGTAAATCATATATAACCCATCCGTTATTAACCTGACTATCATCATGCGAACATGATGATAACACAAGTGCCATCAATAAAACAAAATACCTCATATTATTTTCAACATAAAAATTTATAACCTATTTTTACTGCCTCTGCTTCTTCTCTCGTATCAAACATTAAGGTAGTGACAGCTCCTATGCCTTCACAAACGTAAGACACTTTCACCCACCACCTAAAAACCCCAGAGCCATAATCATCATAGTACGGCTCAGAAAGAACTTCTTCTACATACCCATCCAAATAATTCACGATCGCTCCTCCTTATTTTTAGATTCAGCCTCTTCAAGTATGCTGATCACCTTATCAACAATATCCGAATCAGACATTTTCTCAATAAAAATATCCATTGCCTTAGTTATGTCATTGGCTTCTTTTTCCTCAAGAGCTATTTCCCCACCGGTAATAGCATCAGATAATGATGTAGATAAGTGTCTTATCTTATCAATGCTCATAAACGTAAATGGATTACCACCTTGACCCCCACCCATTTCTTTCATGATCTGATATCCACCTGAGATAAGTCTGCCTGATGTCGTGGCCAAGGAGGATACGATTAGGGACAGTACCGCCGCTTCCGTCCACTCCTCGGACACACCCTTCGACCACACGGCTGCCCTTATAGCGCCGGCCAGGTCGTCTATGTATGGCATGAGGCAATCTTCCATCGCTTGTGTTATATCAGCTATAACCTCACTACGCTCTTTATTTATGTAGTAGATAGAAGCATTGTACCTCTTTATCTCTTTGTCCATATCATTTAAAAGACGCTTGATATTGTGCTTATACATAGGACTGGTTTTAATTACTTCCTTTAGCTTAAGAATGTAATTATAAGCCTGGTCGTTTACGAACAACGTCATGGTTTCAACCGTTGAATGAAGCGTGTTGAGACTGTTAAGAATCTTATCGAAATTGTTTATCAAATAAGCTTTTCTGGCTTTTGCCGCGTAGTTAATCATCGCATTTAAATTTTAGATTTTCAAGTTCATTCAATTGTTTCTTAGTAGACTCGATCAGGTACGTTCTCCGTTTCTCTGCATGTTTTAAAGCTTCTTCTTTGCTCTCAAAAGCATCCCTTCCTATTTCATAAGGAGTGATCCTATCAGGAATGTCGGCTAACAAAAGACCACCATACTCTTCTATTTTAGCTTTTACTTTTCTTATTACACCGTCTCTCATGCACGCATCTGTAATCCATATAAACCTATCACATTCTTCTAATTCCCTTTCGTACAATTCATACCATTCTGGTTTAGGAAATCTTAATGTGAATCTAATTTCGGTATCTTTCTCTAAGACATTAATATCATACGCCTCCGGCCACAGTTCTTTTATGCTGTCTTCATCTTCAGCATACGCCACCAATACAAATGAATTACTGGATTCTGCACTACACCAATATGGATATTTTATAGGCCATTTGACTGGACGGTAGTCGTTACCGCAGTCGGATTTTTTAATGTAAAATCTTGCTCTAATCATGATTCTTTTATTCTTTTAAGTATATGTTCAATAACTTTAATAGTCCACCCGTTTCCCAACATCTTGTACTGTTGGGTTTCGCTGCATTCCCATTTATACCAATTTGGTACAGTCTGTAACCTGGAGCACTCTGTAGGGGTTAATCTTCTTATTCTGAAATCGCCATGTAATGTTCTCTGTATGATAAAATTGTTTCTATCATATGAATTACAAGATAATGTTGGAGCCTTATCTTCATGAAATCCACCTTTGTTAAATCCTCTTGGTATTTGAAAAATAAGATTATCTTTCTGAACTGTTGTGAGACAATTGGATTTTCCATCGTTTTTAAATTCAATCATCTGAACTGTTTTAAGACCAGATTCTCTACATGTAGGTTTTTCTGGATTCCTGCCTCTCATTGCTACACAAATAAGATCGTACATGTATTTACCCTTTACGGTAACAGTATTGGATTTTTCATCTTTTGTTTTAATATTAGCTCCATAACAATTTCCCTTGTCGTGATTTCTTTTTAAGTGAAAAGCTAAATTGTTTAAAACTTTTTCAGATAAGTAATATTTTTCATCTACTTCATATTCAGCTATATCACTTATGGTCAAACCTTCGTCTTCAGGTTGAGGAATAATGCCGTCTTGAATATTAGTCCAATAAATACGTTTCCTGACTTGAGCTGAAACAAGTGCTGAATTAATATGATTGCCCTTACACCCTATAGCATCATCGAATACCGGCTCCCATTTCTTTCCTATCTTAACGTTCTCAAGAAGAAACAACACATCAGGATTAGTTTTTCTTACATCATTCAAAATACGAATAAACTCCCAGAACAAGTAAGACTGACCGGCAAACTCAAATCCTTGTTTTTTTAATTCAAGATACTCATTAAGTGATTTGACTTCTATTCCTTCTACGGTAGACAACCCTTTTCTTTTTCCAGAAAAAGACATATCCGTACATGGGCTGCCGGCTAAAATAAGATCTATGCGTCCAAGATCTTCTACATTTAAATCCCTCACATCTCCTACTTGTATCGTATTAGGAAAATTTAATTGCGTTTGTTTAATAGTGAACTTATCTATTTCTGACGCATAATATACTTCAGGCGTGATCCCTATTTCTTTTAACGCTATTTGACCACATGACATTCCGTCAAATAAACTTAACACTCTCATGACATTATACACATTTTTCAATTTTAATTGATTTTGATGATAGATACATATTCCATGTTCCTCTGCCCTTGTCACCTTTTTCGTTTTGTTTTTGGATTGTCAAGTACAGATCTCCGTCTTCACATACTTCAACTTTTTTCAAGAAGCCTATCATTTCATCTCCTGCTTCGTGTAAAATACGGATCTTATCTCCTTCTTTTAACCCATAATTGGAATCAAAATATTCTTTTTTGATTCTATCAATATTGTCTTTATGGTTTTTTATAGCATAAAGCTCTTTTCTTAATAAATAATTTAGTTGTTCTATTGTCATTTCTTTTCCTCCTTATTTATTGGTATTAATCCTTTCCCGTGCTTGTCATACCACAGCATAGCTATACAGTTCCATGCACATTGTGCAAGATGAAAACATCCTGTATCGGAATCCACTCTTTCCCCTTTCATGTATTCCATTAGGTGTCGAAACATCGCAGCACGGTACCGTTCAATGCCATTGTCAAGATTCTGCCAATTATTAGGCCCATATTTCTTGGCTCCGGCATGATAGACTTTTACAATGTCCTCAATCTCTTCCATTGGAAGTAAATCCCATCGTAGTTTATCGTCAATGATGTCATTTTTCACCGATTTGTTTTCTATGGGATCTTCGGCAGGAATAATACCCATAATATCCGTTTCTGTGACGAACGTCTCTCCATTGCAACAAACCTCGGCATATTCATCATTTACTTCTATGTCTGATACCGCCTCGACTATAGCTCCTTTGGTGATTTTAAATTTGGAGCTGATTACATCATCTTCCAACATGCGAAAAATAGATCCTTTTGGATAAAGGATATTTTTAGTATTATCATCCATCTTTTCCATTGCTTTATCGTTGTTTTACCTCATTTCTATAGTAATATAATCCATCTTCGTCTTATACCCTATCATTTCTGTTTTTCTCAAAATACTGTCTTACGGCTTCAATCGCCTTATCGTCATCAAAAGCCTCTACAAACCCCTCATAGAATCTATTTCGCTCCATAGAGAACGTATTGCTTCCATCCGGAATGGTTCTGAACACAACTACCTTCTCTCCATCTACGTTCGTTCCTATGATGTTGTTATGGAGAATAATAGAATACCGCCCAGAGTTTTTGTTCTGGACGACACTATGTTCGAGATTGTAGAGTCTAAGTAGTTCTCTTATTTCTTTTACTCCCATATTATTTTACGTTTTTAGAAGTTACAGCCTCTTCTCCCCATTTCTTTACATATATAGATCTCATCATGTTCATTAAATTAGAGAAAGAAGAGATGGTTCCCATCTCTATGCAGAATGCAAGATTAGACTGTAGGGTTTCAAGTTCTTTCAACTGCTCCTGTGTAGCCCTATTTCTTATCATGCTTTCATGCTCATTAAATACAATCCAATTTAAGCCTTTAGCCATCTTGGAGTAATCGGCATCCGGAAATCTTGATATAGCTCTTGACAAGACATTGTATTTATCACCTGCCTCTATTCGGTTTAAGATAAGCTTATCTGTTAACCACGTAACAACCTCAGCATACAACATGGGGTTTAGTTCCATAGCTACAAGTACCCATATATATGGATTGCACATAGTTCTTCTATTCTCTCCTCTACCCATTGTCTTATAAGCTCCCATTTTTTTCATCACTTTTATAAGTGACTCTTTTTCAACAGATTGTATAAAACCAGGAAATCCTGATTCTATCTTATATCCTTGTTTTTCAAGGATATAGTAAACACGTTCCGCACTCTCCTTATTAGATAGGATATTCTCTATTCTCTTTTCATTCCACCCCATCTCAACCCTCTTCTTCGTATAGGCTTCCTGAAGGTCTGTTAAGGACATAAACGAAGTTTTAGTGTCCTGCTTAATTATTACGCCAAATAATTCTCGGTCTTTTGATACCATTGTAACATTTGTTTTCATAAAATATAACACATAAAAAATAATACGATACAAAAATATGTATCGTATTATATCTATACAAATATATTGTGTTAAATTTTATGATTATATTTTTACGTTATGCGCCTATGGCTGCCTCTAAATTCCCTATAATACCAGTTTCTATGTCATTGATTTTATCATCAATGGTTGAAACCGCATTCTCTAAATCCCCTACAATACTTTCTATATCATCAACAACCGCCTCCATATTAGCTACAGCCTCATCTGATTGATAATATCTTTCTGTATCTTGTAACGGCTCCGGCGTATTATCTCTTGCTTCCGTCTCTTCGTCTAAAATCATATCAACATCATCCTTGGCTGAATCCAGATTATGCCTAACCTCTGACAGCTTTGATTTGATAAACTCAAGATCTGTTTTATGCTTTTCCAAATTGGAAATAATATCCTCTATTTTCTTACGTCTTTTGCTGTTCATGCTTTTATTCTATTATAATATTCGATAATCTTTTCTTTCCTGTCTCCTGGTTTTACTGCCATATTCTCAGCCAAGAACCTAAAATACGACACTGGTATGTCCTTGAATCTAATTCCTTCATATTTTCCAAACCACATTATTATGCTGTCAAGATCGTCTTCTCTCCTACCATCTCCATTCACAGATTTAAGCGAGGCTGCCCGACGAAGGATCTCGTCTTTGGTAATAATATCACCCATCCTTATATTAGACAGAAGTTGATCGCCGGCAAACATACACCAGCCCTTAGAAGGGAATTGCTCGATTGTCAGGTCTTCTATCCGACCAAAGCGTCTCATGTTGTCGCAGCAATCAATAATCAGCGCCTCTTTCTTGTCAGGATGGATGCGGACGGCGCGGCCTAATATTTGGTAATAAGTTGAATATGAGAAAGTTGGTCGACCAAACATCACACAATCAAGTTCAGGAAAATCAAATCCGGTAGCAAGCGTTGAATAATTAAAAACCACCTTCAACTTACCTTCTTTGAAATCGGATATGATTTGCTCTCTTTTCTTTTTGGTTGTTAGCGATGTTACGACACCGGTTATGGCTCCCATCCTGGCATTCATGAACTCTGATATTCTATTACATGATTCGATAGAATCCATGCAAACCAAAATGGCTTTACGCTCGTTCATAAGTTGAAGAAGGCGCTTGTAGATAGAGTTGTTTAAGCCGTTTCGTACAATACTTTCTTTAATAGATTCGTTGGTGTATTCGGCTCCGGTACTGTTTAACATCAGAGCCGATTCATCAAAAGACCATCGTTCGTACTTAAGTGGACACCAAAACCCTTGAGAAGTTAATTCTTGTATTTGAGTCACATGAACTATTTTCTTGAAGAAATTATGCTCGTCTTTCGTCAGCATATTGAGCTTGCTGTAGTTTCCTTCCAGCATGGAACTGTAGGTTCGGAGGCGGCAGGGAGTGGCGGTGAAGCCCAGCACCTTCGCCTCTGGGAACCTGTTCATAAACTCCATAAATTCAGAACCTTCTTCAGGAGAATACCCGCTATGCACCTCATCTATCAATAATGTGTCTATCCCTATATCTTTCAACCTTGCTACGTCTTTCTTTATGCTTTTAAGTGTAGCATAAGTCATAGCCGATAACTCTTTTTTTTTACATGAAGCAGAATATATGGTAGGTTTAGAACCGAATGATACAGCCTTCGCATAATTCTGCTCCAGAATCTCTTTAGATGGCTGTAATACAAGGATAGGTCTTTTTAATTCATGAGCTATCTTGCTAATTATCAAAGACTTCCCCGCTGCACACGGCAAGACTTCTATGCCAGGCTTCTTAGATCTTCCTGTAAGGAACTTAAGCCCGGCATCTACTGCCTCTTTTTGGTAAGGTCTAAGTTCAAAGCCCATCGCAATCTATTTTACTGTTTTTTGAAAGTTCTATTATCGCCTCTTTCAACATCTCCCTTGCTTTATCTTCGTTATCTTCAAGCAAGCATACACTGCACGATATGCCCATACGATCCCCATAAGCCTCGGCATTACCTAATGTGAATGCGCAGCAGTAATCATAATCCATGTTTTTTGCTACGGCAATAAACTGATTATCTTCTATCAGTACAGCATATTCAGCATCAGTTTCACACATGATAATGGCTTTATCTTTTTTTATAGACAACACCTTGTTTCTGAAAAGTCCGTTATAAATCCATAGTTCTTTTCCTGTATTTTTATAAAGCACAGCCATATCTTCCTTGATTGTGACTTCTTTTTTCATGACTTACTTGTGTTTAACATCAGTAATTAAAATGTATTTTTTAACAATATCTTCAAGACTCACAGAAGAACGTATATATGGTTTTTCTTCGTACTCATATAGAACGTACCCTTCTTTTATGTCTAATATCTTAATCACATGCTTGCCTCTTTCAAATGGATCCTCAAAGTAGTTCTTATGTTCGTATCTTTGACCTACTTTGATTTTGTCAGTTTTCTTCTTCATCTTATAACGATCTACTGCTCTACCTGTTTTTATGAAAGCTGTCGTGAGCAAGTATAATAAAACTAAATACAAAAGGATCGCTACTCCACATATTAGATCTTCTTTCATTGGACTCCCTTTAAGTAGTTAAACCATATATCCTCCAGCTTCTCCTGAAGTTCAAATGCTTTCTTGAAATTTCCACATCTTACAGCAACGTCTCTCATGTATTCTACGTTTATAACCTCCGGATCTTGCCGGTATTTTGTTCTTAACTTTTGAACATCCTCGTATTTCATCGCTTTATTTTTTTAGACGGATCCCAATCTGAAGAGAAAGGGCATTCGTTTTTGTTATGTAATCCAAAGTCACAATAATAACACAGTGCTGACGGGCAGGGCAGCTTGTTTTGCGAAACAGGCTGGCTTAGGGTGGCACGCCTCTTGCTATACCTGGTTCCTTCTGCTCCCTGGATGTATGCTTGAAATGCTTTTACACTATTATCTTCAAAATCATACATTTTAGACAAAGTGTCATTTAGCATCTCTATAGATTTTGTTTTACGTTCCTCATCTACCTTAACCTTTTGGTACTGTCTGGTCCTGGTAAAGAAATAGATGTTCATATCTGGCAGAACTCCGCCATATCTTCTATAGATGTAAAATGAATATATAGGATGCTGTAAATTTGTTTCCAACTTCTTAGAGTCAAAAACCTTATTACCGGATTTCCAATCTATGACATAATGGTGAACTACGTTCTTGCTTTTTATAGCCAGATGAAGGTCTACCGATCCTACTATGTACACATGAGTATGAACGGTCCCATTTATATCAACAGGCTTAGGAAGACGGTACGGCAGCACAAAATCTTCTTCGACTCCAACTATGGCGCCGTGTCTGATAAGTTTCTCGCAGGGATTAAGATCACTATCAGCTATCATAAACCTATTGCCGTCTTTTTTGAACAGATCCACAATCCAAGCAAGAAGTTCCCCAGATTGCTTCATGGCCATCATCATATTTTCCGGTGATTGCCAAGGTATGTCCTCCTGGTAAGCATAGTAACTTATTGCTTCTCCAAGGTCTTTACCAGAAGGCTGTCTTCCGTTCTTAAAGAAGTATTCCAGTGTCTTATGGATAACCGTACCATAGGATGTAGCTTCTTGTTTTTCCGTAGACCTTTTGCCCTCCACGTAAGTCTTATACCATTTCATTGGACAGGTAAGAAACGTATCTATCTGGGAATAAGATATGGCAAGACGTTTCACACCATTAAACTCCTTATATAGCAAATGCGTTTCCGGGACCATCATAAGTCATTGTCTTTAAATCCTTCCGGGTAATATACGACATACTTCTTACCGTCTTCTGGTGTCATGGCAAACTGCATGTAGTTATTACGATTACGATGCTTGCCATCCAATCCTCGTTTCCAATACAGGATACCGTCTATATCCACATAAGATCGGCCGCGGTCGGCTCTAACCACGTCCGTGTGTAGCAGATACCCGTCGGAAGACACGATCCATACTTTATCACCTTTGTTTAAATAAGATATTCTTTTTCTTACAACAACCTTTTTCTTATTATCCAATACAAATTCCTCGTCAGTCATACTCTTCATCCTCCTCTTCTTCTGTTTCAAAATCAATTCCATAACACTGATCATAATGATTGGTCAGTTCTTCTGGTTCTAAATCTTGTCCAAAATCCATATTAAATTATATACTTAATTCTCCTTCTTCATATTTTATATTCACCTTGTCACCGTTTTTGTAATTTTTTCCAGACAAGCATCTTACTCTCATTTGCTCTTGTCTTCCATTTTTCGAAATATTTACCATATAATGGTTCTTTCCTGATCTAAATACTATCTCCACCTCTCTGCCATTTAAATCTTCTGGACATTCGTACACCATTTCTTGTTTTAACTTAAGAAGTAACTTATATACGTAAAACAAAACGATAAAGAAAAACGACCCTATCACAACCCCTACTAAATGGGAACCCGAAAAGTACGTAGTCCAGCTATATCCAAGAATAAAATGTGTTATGCCTTTGAATGATATGATGTCCGACAAAGACATACTTAAATCAGAAGCATTGTCAATATCCGTATCCAGATCAGATCCTAATATCGACAACAAAAACTGTATAACAAAAGCAAATGATGCTATTAAAGCCATGCATAAAATTATATCATTTCCCATGTCCTTCTGTTTTTATTTTGTAAACAAGATCAGTCATATCTTTGATGGATTTAATATTGTCATCATTAACAACAATATTGAATTTTTGTTCCACCATCATCTCGAGTTCAATTTGATCAAGAGAATCTAATCCAAGTTCTTCAAACGACACATCTTCTTCATGAACTATATCCATTTCCGAATTAAGAAACTGAGTAATAATTATATCCTCTATTATCTTTCTAATTCTTACTTTTTCCATTGCTTTCTAATTTTGTTAAATAAATACGTTTTTATATTTTTCAATCGTTCTTTGTCTGTTTCAGAACTTCCGGTAAACAAATAATCCGGATTGCCTTTAGCCGGCGGCGTAGGCAATTTAGATACGGCAAACAACCAATCCATTTCCTTATTCTTCTTAGACTCCAAATAAGGCTCGGTAGCGATCTTAAATTTTTCAGCTATTAAGTCAAAGAGCTTTGAATTTTTAAGGTTCATATGGACTGAAAAAGCCTGAGAAGGCGGTTTCCATATGAAGTTACATAAGCTCATTGTATAATCTCCTGACTCTGTTATATAAGATTCCGTTACCTGAAGTATGACCTCTTTCTTGAATGAGGTGTTACCCATAAACCAACATAATCTGGATTCCGCTTCTTTTCTACTGACACCTATGTCTTTTGAATATGATTCGTACATTCCTATCATAATCTTCAACGTTTCCAGAACCTCGTCTGTCATCTCTGGTGTCTCTATATAATTCACAAAAGACGTTCCTTTGTTGGTCAATCTCATCACGCCTGATTTTAATTTCTCAACCAGGCCAAGCTCTATATATCTACCAGCATCTTCTTCCGGCATGGCTTCGATCATAACCGAATCCTTCTGTCTTATGGCAAGAAGATTAGCAAGATCATTAGGAGTCATGTCTGATGCTGCAAGTTGTCTGAAATTGATGTACATTCTTAATCAGCTTTAATGAAAATAACATCCTTGTTATCTTGTCTATCAATATGTTCACATGGACCAATAATCATGTCTGTACATGAACAATAATTGTATTTTTCGAATATACACCTATCGCATGTATCACCTTCCACACATTTTAATCTTACAAGTCCGGCAGTAAATACTTCTCCTACTTTAAATTCCTTCTTTTCCATATTCCCTCCTTGTTTTTTAACTGTTGTACCCTTCTTTAATAATCGAATTTCTACCAGTAGATACCGACTGTCGAAGATCGTCATGTACAGAATCTACCGTAGAATACTTGTTTCTGGTTGTAAAAATCACTTCCAGCATCTCCTTGTAATCACCTAAAGCTACTTCGTATCTCGGATCCACTTTGGCTTTTCTTTCAGCCTCGGCATTACTTTTAGCCAGCTCTCGGTCGAGAAGATCTTCTTTGATTCGGTCAGCAATCATATCAAGCTCTTTTTTAATAACTTCTCCTGCTGCCCGAAGTTGACCTTCTACGTCGCCAAGCTGATCTTGGACGGTTCCTATTTCTTTCTTTAGGCGATCGTATTCGTTAATCATACCCATATCACCTGCATAGCCGGAAAAGTCCTTGATTATTCTGGTTCCTTCTTTAAGGAGCTCAATAACCCGTCTTTTACGTTCTCTGCTTATTAAAGACGGAAGACGATAATTCATATCCGCCACCGCCTTATCATGTATGGAGTTGATTAAAAACATCTCTCTTTCATCCCCTGCAAACTCAGTAAGAACCAAAAGGAACTTACTTATCAGGTATTCGTTTTCTTCTACTGTTAGTCTCATGGTTCTTATTTTTTTTTAATACAATGACTGTTCTTCTTTTGTCTCTTGTTCCTGATTGTCCGTAACGTCTTCCACAGTATAGAGCTTAGGCGGCGTCGGCGGCTGGTTGGGGTTCACGAACTTCGTCCCGCCCTCCCCGTACATCCATCCATGCCCCGGCAGTATCTCTGGGTGGATTGTATTAGTAAGCTCTTCCATACTAACTTGCCTTACCTTCAGTATATGATGAAACACCAGTCCGGCTGTCCTGAATGATGTTTTGTTTTCAGTTTTAAACCTATCAAGAGTCTGATACCAATCTTTCCCAAATATCATATACTTATCCAGCCCGTACCTACGAGGATTGTGCAAACCTATCATTAACGTACATAACTGACCCAGCGTATCAGATTGGTAAAAATCAGAAAGACGCGGAGGCTGCTCTTGTGGGCTTTTTATCCTTCCTTCTATTTCTCTGTTGAATTGGGATATGATGAGGAAAAATATGTTTTTATATACTAATTTAGCTTCGTTCATAACCGCCACCAAATCATCTATAGCCGACTTAGGATCTAACCCCATTCTTTTTATCAAAGCAATATGATCGACTTTAAATATTATAAGACGTTTGTCTTTGTGTTTGGTAGCTATATGATACACAGCCGCCTCAAACTCTTTTACCGTACACGGAGCATCGATGTATATTATATTATTCCTGATTTCACCTTGAAGGATTTCAAACATCCTCATCTCTTCTACTGTATTAGAATCTTGCCTTCTTAATATTTCAGGAGCTCGCTTTTTCATATCCTGGCTCATTCTACGAAGAAGAAGATCTTGAGGATTCATTTCGAACTCGCAATTAACAAGAAAATAATCTTCTGCTTGCGGGTTGATCATCGGATTCATCACATTTTCCAATATCTTTTGGGCCACATACGATTTACCTACAGATGGCCGGGCTCCTATGGCAATAGCGTGCTGAGGAAAAATACCTCCAAGCAAAGCCTCGTCAATATAATCGTATCCGGTTTTAGCGGGGATAAGCTCTCCCCGCCTGTATTTCAAGATATTCTCATACGCCTCTTCCATAACCTGTTTAGAGGTTTTGAATATCCTTCTTATATCTATTTTATTTTTCAGATCCTCTTGCATTTTTGTCACCTTTCGTATCCGATTTGGATCCCCTATTAGCTTTTACTGATTTATACCTAAGACCGTTCTTGGTATGAGAACAATCCTTTCCTTTTCTCCAGCCCTTACCCTTCTTCTTGTCCGTTTCGTAGTTTTTACGACCAAGCTCTCGGCGTTTGGCTTTCTGTTCCGGTCTGGCATTTATCTCCTTGTCCTTTTTAGCCTTTTTCTTCCTGGCTTCGGGATGAGTCCTGTAGTACTCTGTTGATCTGCCCATGTGCTTATATTTTTTTGATTAATAATAGCACAAAGATAGGCAATTCGCGCCCTATTTCAACCTGCCGTAGCTCATATCAGGATCACACCAGACATATCCGTCTTTCTCATCATGAAGATACTCAGGACATCCTCTACATGCGCTACTGCCTGACACTATTTGATTGTTTTTATTAGGGCACTTATCTCCAGGTTTATGCCATTCTATTCTCGAACCTGATCGCTCTTTGTTTACATGACAGAACTGAAAGACTTTTCCCATCGTCTTCTCGCCAAACATACCTATATGTGTGTACTCTTCCGGTATAGCGAGAAATTCAGATAAATCTTTATACATCCTTTCCCGTTCCTCCGGCGTAGACCATAGTCTGTCAAGTTCGGCATGGACTCTTATCTTAAGAGATCTCAGTGATGGCCCTGCAAGCCGGCCTTTAGCTTTTCCCTTATTCGGCCCTGATTCATGAACACCGACATAAGCGTTGCATGGTTTGCACATCATAACCATCCCTAAGCCTTTTCTGTTATATACTTTATCGGCATTGATCAACTCGGTTTCTCTTCCGCAATAAGGACAAATTTCGCCTCTTAAAACCCGTTGTTGGCGCTCATTAAGTTCCATACCCTATTCTTTTGTTTTTCTTTAAACTTTTCATACAAACTGTTTTCAGTTTCCATTTCCGAAATCTCTACCTCTACATCCTCTCTTTTGAAAATTACTTTCTTGGCTGTCGGATACGCACATTTAGAGATACGAATAGCATTACGAATAGCGTAAACAAAATACGTTTCTGGTGACGATTCGATCACCACTACCTCATTTAAAGTGTTTTTGTAATTTTCCATATTATCTGCTTGCTTCAATTATATAACCAGGACGATCTTCACACGCCTCTTTGTATTCGATAAGAAACTTAAGAAATGAATCATAAGACCCCCATCCGTTTTCTGGTTCGTATCTCAAAAGACTCTTTCTCTTGGAGATCATAATATATATACCTTTTGTGAGTATCTTCACCATCTCCTTAGTATCTATTTCCCTACCCAATTCTTCCGGTCTCCAAACATAATCGTATAGTGTTTCTTTGTTTTCTGATACGAATATTTTTTGTGCCATCTTGTTCATGTTGTGGGTGATGTTTGCAACCCATTTACGATCCTCTTCTTTCTTCTTGCTCTTAATATAAACGTCCAGGCTCATAATATTTCTCTTTTACTTTGTTATTAATTATCAAATCTGCCACATCATCTCCGTCCCCTACATTCTCAACACTCTGAAGATAGTCCGATACTTTTATCCTTGACTTCATCATCATCCCATCTATCTTTTTACTCCATGTGTCAAATGCTTGTCCTTTGTCCGGAAAAGCTACAGTCTTTCTATCTTTTAAAACATCTATCACTTCCGGTCTTAAGTTCTGCAACCCACCGGTAGCTACAAACAACTCATCTGGTTTATTCACGGCGCATATAATAGCCGTCTTTTCTGACTCCACCAAATTAACTACCTTATCTGGATACTGGCTTAGAAGATGTTCTCCAAACAGGCATTGTCTAAACAAGAAGTCTCTTGCATGCAACGAGTGATAAAACATGACATGAGGTCGCTCATTGTCACCGTCTTTTTCCTTCACTCTTTTTACATCAATCTCATTCCCCTGGCTGTCGGTCTTTATATAAAAATCCATAATCTTGCCGGTTCTGCATACAAAGTCCTTATCTATCTGCCAGAATATACAACACCCTTTCCATCCCCATAAGTCCATTGTTCCAACATGATACCTTCTAAATACGTCAGATACCCTTTCTTTTCCCCATAGAGACGATAAAAATCTAAATACGGTGTTTCTATCGTCTGGAACTACAGTCCTCTCAAACTCGCTAAAAGGTATGTAATTTACAACGTCAGGATTTACAGGAGGACGATAAGCTCTTATACACTTGTTTCCCGAGATCCAAAGATCTTTGTCACCTACATCCTTACCAGTAGGTCGTTTATCGTAACCGCAAGTCCGTTCATGATCGCATCTTCCGAACTCGTTGCCAACAACCCGGCCTGTTGCCACATCAATATAAGGGGTGAGACACCGGCTTTTCCCGCAAGCTGGGCAGGTTAGCTTCAGTCGGCTCCTTCCGGGCCTGCGGTCAAGTTGAAACCGGGGTACGTTTTCGTATCTTCTGAAATCAAGCATTTTTAACTCCTCTCATTGCTTCTATGATTCTATCCGCTATAGTTATAGACCATGACACCACATCTGGTATATATACTCCGCAATCTATTTCTCCTTTTCTATCTTGCATTTTAATGAACTCAATAGAATAAGCCTTAACAAGATCGAATCTACGTTGTTCCCAGTCTACATCTTTGTTCTCATCATCCACAGGAAGGGTATCGAGATAATAATTTAAACTCTCATTTATCACACTTCCGTTGCTGTCATAGAATTGTATTTTGTCATAGTCTCTTCTTATAGTTGAACCATTGAAGGTGATTACGTCTATTATCTCCCCGGTTCTTCTAATTTTTCTTTTCATACTCTTCTTGTGTTTCTAGCCAGTATAGGCATTGTCACATTAACAGTCTTGCCATATTTCTCGTAAGATGTGAGTATGCATATTGCATACTTATCCCCTATTTTCAAATCTTTCGATAATCTTAATCTTGAACCCCTTTTGATGTTAATAAAATAATCACCAAAAGGATTGATACATATCGGTTTTACGATTTCCACATAATCTCCTTTAGGAATAACAATATCACTCATATTACGAATCTTTTAGACATTTCCTCAGCAATATCATATACGACAATATGATCCTCTTCATTGTACGGCTTATTGATATTCAGCACTCCTTTTCTCACTTTAAACCTCTTATCTTTTCTGATATGATTCAACATCCCTTGTTGGAACACACAGTCCGCTTTCTCCATAGCAGCATTTTTATCAGACCATTCTTTTAGCGTATAACCTTTACTGTTCGTGCTTTTTGGAGAAAAATTCATAATACGTGCATCAATTCCGTACCAGTTTTTAACCATTCTCCTTTCAGCCTCCAATTGAAAAGCATGTTCATTTCGTATGTCACCTGATTTAAAATCTAAGATAACAATCTCTTCTTTCTCCACTTCTCTTACTTCCTTCTTCGGATCTCCTTTTTTGAACTGCCCCGTAGCCCTTTGATACACGGCTCCAAAATAACCTTCTTCTTTGTATTTGAATGTCATTTTAACCATCGCATCTATCGGCGTAGCTACCAAATAATCTTCTAATGACAATATTCTTTCAATCATCATCGGCTTAACCTTATACTCCGAACAAAACTTAGCAAACTTCATAACTCTGACAATCATATCGTCAAGATCATCTATGCTACCAAAGAATTTGTCAAGATTCTTTTTTGATATTTTAAGCTTGCCTTCTTGCACTGTCTTAACTATAAAACTTCGATTTAAGACCATATCTCTACCCGTCAAGTACAATCCGTATAGGTAGTGCATGATCGTTCCTTTATCTGCATCATATTCTGATACTTCTTCCGGATTGCGACCAATCATCCTCATCTCCTGTCTCCATTCTTGAAGAGCCGTCTTGTCATCTACGAATCCGTCTCTGATCATGGTTGTTACCGAAGCATATATCTTGGCTGTCCCATCATCCATCTTTCTTACATAAAAACGATTACCGTCTAATGTCAATCTTACGAATTTGGGAGTCTCGATCTTCTTTAACTCATCACAGATATAAAACGGCTCTAACGTTTCCTGATTTTCTGTAAACGGATTCGAATCCTCTTCTCCAGGGTTAGAAGCGGCTCCCTCCTCCGGAGCTTCCGGTTCCTCCTTCTGGGCCTGCTCTGGCTCAGGCGCCGGCTCTTCAACTACTGGAACCTGTCCGCCTCTTTCTGCTATGTCTCTGTTCTTTATTAAAGACATAACCTCCTTCTTTAACTGCTCTGGTGTTTGGTTGGGATCTGACACCGATATCACAACATCGTTCATTCTAAACAACGTATTTCCTTCTCCTTCCACCATAGGTACAAATCCTAAATCTGTCAATATTTTTATTTTTTCTTTCATGATCTTCCTCTAATCAATTCTTCTTTAATACAATGTAACACTGTTTCCACTTCATCTTTATCTCTATCTTTCACTGCGATAGCTATATCCTTACCATAACTCTCTCTTCGTATGTGAGCATAAAAGATAGTTTCATCGTCAGCTTCTATTCTTATTTTATAAAGTTTTCTCATATCTGTCAATTATTTCAATAATTAATCTACCTCTTTCTTTAATCATTCCCCTGCTTTCCATATCCAGTACCTTCTTTACCGCATACTTCCACACAAAAGGAAATTCTGTTTCAAGTTTATCAAATTCCATCCGGTCAAGATACATGTCGAATACCGTATGCTCCGATTCATGAAGGAAAACTATATTATCTCTGCAAGTGGCAACCGACTTATATAACCTTTTCGGAAGTATGTGACAGACGTTACATACTGTAGGAAAATGAATAGCCTTACCAGTCATAGACATTCGAATAGTACTCAATTCCTCCAACATAAGACGAAAAAACCCGGATAAATCCGGGTTTTCTAACTTTTTCTTCTTGCTGCTGTTTTTAATGGATGTAATTCTGTCTTTTTTCTTCGGAGTCAACTCTTTGCTCCTGCAAGCCTGGCATAAGCCATGACTTCTTATCATTACTTTTCGTCCGCATTTTTCGCAGACGTATAGCTTCTTTTCCTTGCTTTCCATTCGAATAATAATGATATTATTGAAAAGAATAATCCCGCTGAAGCCAGTAGATAAGGTACGTTCATTAATAATTTAGATACCTCGTCTGTCTTAATCACTATCAGAAGGAAAGCGCCTGCTGAAAGCAATGATATTATCGCCACAACAAGCGCTATGTTGGAAACTACATCAGCCTTACTCTTCACTCTTCTTCTCGCCTAATTTTTCAGCTCCCTTCTGAAGATCGTATTTAAACACTTCAATGATTTTCGTTTCCACAATAGACTCGCAATTCCAGTCTCCTAACGTACCCTGCATACCTTTAGTCAACACAGCTTCGGCATCCTTAGGATTGCCGGCCTGGATATACATATAGCATGGAGTTTTCTTTTCTTTACCTTTCTTTTCATCCAGTGTAATGTAATTCACCTTACACTTATACCAGTACTCAGCTTCTCCGTTGAAGAAGATTTCCGACACTTTAATAGGATTAATTTTTACAACCTCGAAAGAATTGTACAAATCCTTGAAGATCTCCAACGATCTTGATTCTGCCTCTGTGTAAGACAAGGCATCCACTAAATACTTTTCAGTTACTTTCTTTTTTTTGCCGTTCTCGATATTATCAATCTCGGCTTTTACCGTAATTTCAAACCAGCGATTCATTGTATTAATATTTAATTAGTTGATTTCTTTCCTTTCTCTATACTGTTTTTAAATCTTTCAGAACACCACTGCAAAACGTCCATCATCATCATCTCATTATTAGATAAGATACCTTTTATAACTAACGCCAATTGATGCTGTGACATTCGTTGGCTCATATCAAATCTTCTTTCCTCTTCATTTACTATCGTAGCCACGAAATACTTACACCCCTCTAAGTGCGTCAGAGCCTCAATCATAGCTTCTTTTATCTCTTTTTCTTCCATCCTGTTTGTTTTTTTTGGACAAAGATATGTCTTTTGATAATAAAAAAGATTCAAAATGATTTAATTTGGCTTAATTGCTGCTATTTTAATTCGTCAGGTATAGGAACTGGTATAGACATGTCGAACTTTTTTCTGATAAACACCTCTGTTTCTTCATTGAATGGATAGGCCTCCTTGATAAAATTCATAGCCACCTCCATGTCGCCATCTGCTATATCTTTATACCTCTCAAAGATGCCAACCATGTCGTTGTTATATGAACGCTCTTGTTTTATATTGTACACGTATTTCAATACCCTATCTTTGATTTCATTGGCTTTTTTCACGGTGTCATTGAAGGTGTTTATACTTGTCAATTCAGGGTTTTTATTTTTCTCATCTATCTTATCAAACTCTTCCTTGCTATATCCTGTTTCTCCTTTAACAGCCGGGCAAACACCCTCCTTCATGATCCAAAACTGTTCATACGATCCTGCCAGATATCTCGATTCTGTTTTAAATGCATTATACTTGACAAGCAAATTAGCCACCTCTGTTGCACCTTCTATGGTTCTAAAACCGATGCCGATATCTTTTAACATAAATACCGGAACTCCCATTCTTGGATACACGACTTCTTTTTCGTTCTTTATATTCCAGTTTTTAGCTTCAATTGGAATACCTTTACCAGCAAGCTCTTTGTCTATATACAGATATATCTCTTTGCATGTCAATGATACAATCTCATCCCTGCTTAAATCAAAAACTGTTTTCATTTTTCTTTATTTATTAAATTAAACAACTTACTTCTTTGTTCAGGCTCCGTATATTCTACCCATATATCGGCTGCCACATTTCTAAGAAATTCCATAAAGTCTTGATGATCTCTGTATTCAGTAGAATCGACTTTTCTCACAAAACTTAGAATTTCCTTTAACATCTTATTGTTTTCTTCAAGAAGTTCTCTGTCAGTCATAACCTTTCAAATTTTCTTCTTAAGCCTTTACCTGCCCAGATATCATGTCTTTTTCTTGATAAATCTTTGCTGCTTTTCCAATATCTTCTCTCTTCATAATTTTATACTTTAATCTAACACTCCAATAAAATCATCGGGAGTTATATATCCTGCTGATTCCATACAGTCTATAATCTCATTCGCATTCATTTCTGAACAGTTCCATTCAAGCATGATTTCATTTCCTGGAGTCATGCTCAAATTAGGCTCAATATCTCTAAATCCTGAGAAAGCAAGATGTTTCCAAATGGATTGCAGTGCAAGGTCTGCTTCATTTTGTTTGTTTTCTGCTTTCTTTATGGCATTTCTTAATCTTTTATTCATTATCACCCCCTCCCTCTTCTTCTTTGCATGGGAGCAAGTCTTCGATGTATGCCCAGCGCATATAATGATTCTTTTCCGAAAGTTCTTCCCATGGCTTGCTCTTGGTTAAAAAATAGACCAAATCATAAGCACTGTCAATATCCTCCACAATGAGCAGCTTCCCTTTGTCTGGCTTTTCTCTTGCATCGTGCCACACGCTGTTAATGCGCCATTCTGCACCAGCTTTAAAAAGAGGAACAGCATATTCTATATCTTGTTTCATGTCTTATTATTGTTTAATTAATTTAAATATTTTTAGTTTTGAAATTATTTAATATGCTTATCGGCTGGATTGATTATCAATCCATCGTCACATGAAGGGAATGATATGTTAGATTCTCCATTATCAAGATTAGTCAGTTTAACCGTTCCAGCATATTCATCATCCACAAAAAAAAACAATTGACCCGAAGAAACCACAAACCTGCATTGATATGCATTCATCATTGCTCCAAGTTGTCTAATCTTAGTTTTAATCTCTAAAAGTTGAGCGTTGTTGATTATATTCTTATTCATATTTTATTAAAGTTTATCTATTATTTTGTCATCCATTTCCTGCCATTCATCACTCACGCTTATAACCAATCCTATGACAGTGAATGATAATAGCAACGTAAAAATAAGCCATAACAGAAAGCAGATAAAAACACATACATACCTCATGATTTTTCAGTTGTTAGATAAAAGCAAAATCGGTTCATTTGACTCCGCAATTGCTTTTATTTGTTCTGGATTGATAAAACTCTTGACTTGTTCGCTTATATTACAAATGGACTTGATCATATCAACGAATAATTTCGAGGTACATTCGTTACACTCCACTTCCATTATCTGTTTATGTCTATTGTATGATATGCTCGTTACACAATTCAGCCAGTGCGCATAGGTTCCTTTTTCTGTATTTAACCTGCTGTATTCTACTTTTGTCTCTCCATTTCCATATTCAATTACTCTTTTTAGAAATGGTTTTGCATAAACACTAAAACCGAAAGGTTCGGCATTTAAAGCATCTAAACGAGAAGTTCCATCTCTCCATTCTCCATTCTCATAGTTCCCTGTCCATTCCACAGAGGGGTTAGGAACAATGTTTCCGTTTTTGTCATAGGCAAATGAACATAGAGTTTCTAACTGATACTTAATAACAGGTACTTCTTCTACTATTTTATAACTCAAACATCTCTTCAGAACTTTCCTGATTTGACTCACTAGATCAGAAAATGATGTGCTATTGAAATATCCTTCGTTACCTAATCTGTTTGTAGGTAATTTGATCCCATAAGAACGAATCTTATCCACATCTTCTTTTGATAAAGTAGTGGTAAGCACTCCTTTTTGGGTGATATTCACTTTAACAGTTACAGATAAACTGTTGTTATCATTCTTTTCCGTTATATTTAGTGTTGTTAATACTGCCATAATAAGATCTTTTTGAAATCAATTCGAATAAATATAATGCATTCCTGCTTCATATACCCTATGTACATCAGGGTCATTCTTGTCTTCCGGTTCCAATTCACTTTCTTCACGAGTATAATTCCATTCAGAGTTGTAGTACATATCCTCATTTGTTTTCTCCAAGGAGCAATCTTTCATCAAATTCATATTTTCTCCCCAGACTGCAACTTCTTTCTGTTGCTCTTCTTCTGTCATAAGAGATATTTTGTCTTTCAATTCTTTCCAGGTCATGATTTTTAAAAGATGATTAATAGTTTATTCTACATTAAAAAGTTGATCTAACACTAATAATTCCGCATCCATATCTTCGTCTTTTAGAAAACGAACTTTTATGTTCCCTAACTTAGATGTTTTGAATAAGATGTAGGGGTTCATGTCTTCGGCAGTCACCGGCTTATATTCCTTAACCTCCGACATCTTGAGATACCAGTCGCCTATTTTCACAAACCCGGAGAAGACAGAACACAGATGCGCTTTCACGGACAGTATTTCCCTTTTATCTTTAAAGGGTATAATTTCCTCCTTCCCTCTTATCCTGATTGACAGGAAAGGACGAATGTTATCTGTTTCATTTTGGAACTTGAAGCCTGTTATGGCTTGTTTTGGGATTCTTCTTCCCATTAATATAAAATAGCTCATTGTTATAAGTGATTTTGTTTTATGTTAGGTAAGTAATTTGTAACAACATCAAGTGATATCCATAACTCTAGCTCTATGCTGTTTTTTATTCTATCACTGAAAAGCGAATTATCATCACAATCACAATGAGAGATTGTGATATAACAATCTTGATAATCCCACCAATGGGCCGATTTAAAATCGTCCCCTCCATTCCAAAACCCTATTCTTATACCTCTTGGGTTGAAATCTTCATCTATCCAACTTGGGTGATAGGCCAACACTTCTTCTCCCTCTGGAGGTTTTTCCTCTTTGAATTTCTTCCAGTTCATCTCGCCTTTAATTAGTTAGACACAAATGTACAAGTTTTATTAAGATACCCTTCTGTCATCTCTATGAAATTCACACAATCTAATTTACTTAATTTGTAAATCAATGCCGGATTGTGTATTATGGCTATAATTTGTGTTTGTGGTTTATGAAATGACAATACATTGTAAATCTGCATTATGTTGTCAATATCAAGATTCCTGTCTGGCTCATCCATGAGAACCGTGTATTCAAAACTGCTTTCTGTTAATGTTATGCGGTTTCTTTTATAATACTTCAACAGGTTATCAATTCTTTTGATCCAAAATGCATTTGATTTTTTCTTGTATTCTGCAAGATCTTGCATTGGAAACGCATAATCCTTTTGGCTGAACATTAAATTGAAAAGTGATTCCAATGATAACACCACTTTTTCCCCATAAGATTTTTGAATACTATTCGCATACAAATCGAAATTGCTGATGTTTTTTAATACACTATCTCGATTTGTCTCCGTTGACGGCAATAAACGGAATACTTTCCCTGCATAATCGGATGATATGTCAATCCCATCAAGAACCTTGTCATCATCATCAAATATAGGTGGAAAATCCAGTGCCTCGATCGGTATTTCAGAGCACATGGATTTCTCACATAACGCATACATTGATATGATGTTAAGCAAAGTTGATTTTCCACTACCGTTTTTACCTACAATCACATTCACTCCTGGCTTGAAAATAAATTCTCTACTATTTTCAAACGCTTCTATGTCAGAAGCATATTCAAAAGGAGTTTTTGTATTGTCTTTTATTTTTACTGATGTTATCATTGTAATCCTTTTTAAAAATCAATTACCGCCCGAACCATGTCTCCGATGTGCTTGTTGCCGGTGCCCGTGAGGCCACTGGAGAAGACCACGTACCACGCGACGGCCTGGCTGCTCTCAGTACTGGACCAATACCACGTCGAGGAGAGGGGAGATGCCGAAACATAAGTGAATGCTTTGTTTAGTTCGTCCATATAATGGGCCATTAAATTTAATTGACCAAGAGATGGTATATACTCGCCATCTTCCAGCAGATTTCTCAATTTTGCATTTCTGGTTACAAGGCGTTCCGTATTGCCGCGTCCGTCAATGTCAAACAGCGCATCACATTCACGTTCGTAATATGTCCCACTTCCGGATTCTTCACGGCTATCATCGTCAAGCAATTGTACGATATCATGCTCCGTCAGTGAGATTGCAAATGACATGTATCTGTGCTTCAACCCGATGTATCGTACACAATCTTTGGAGTTATCGCCGGTAAACGGCTCTGCATGTCCGTCTTCGTAGATTATATACAGTCCGTCAGTTGACTCTTTCTTATCCTCTTCGGATGGTACTCTGTTTTCACATGTACATTTCTCACTTTTGGATCTTACGATTATATTCAATTCATTTAATACATGATTCCTGATGACATTCTCGCACGCTCTTCTTATAAAATCATGATCTCTTTGTTTGAGTTCATCATTCACCATGCATCTGATCCAGTTTTCTATCTGGTTGTCACCTCCATATGTATTAACCATGTACCGTTTTACGTGTTTCTCCAATAACGACTCTATGTTTTTGATTATATCTTCTTTGGTAAGGTGAAGTTCATTTAATATACAGTTCCTTACTGCCTTGTATTCTTTACTTGTGCTCATAATATACCGATTTAATATTGTGAATCATATTTTCTTTCTCTCCCGCTGTCTTCCCCTATCGGATTGTCCCATCCATATTTTACAGCCGTAGCTTTAAATAGAGGGAGTCCATAAAATGCATAATCATCCTCATCCCAGTCTTCAAGGCCTTCTTCCAGGATGTAGTTCCACATCATTACACATTCAAACATTAAACTGGCTGATATTCCTCTCTGATTTAATGCCTTTTCAAAACCGAATCTTACATCTTCTTCAAGCTGTTTCAAAACATTCTCCCTGGTAAATTCAACTACAGTACTGTTCCACCTTTCTTCGTTATTGTATTCTTCGTTCGGCTCCATACCGAAATCCTTTATCATGTTATATGGGATAAATTTAGCCAGTCTGTTAAAATCTCTACCGTCTAAACATCTTGATGCTAATTCTTTAAGTTGTTCTAATGTTTTCATAAGCAATTTTGTTTTATAGGTTAATCCCATCCTCCAGTAGTGTACAAAGATACATCTTCCTCCTCTACATTTACACCTTTAAGAGCCTGTAGAAGTTTTTTCTTTGTCTCCCGGCACATATTGTAACCATATCCTTTATACCGATATGAGCGCTCCCATGTACTTACTGGAAAAGGAATATTTTCGTCAATGACCAGCCTCTTCATATGAAGATGTTCGAAGAATTTCTCATGATAGAGTAGTTTGTACTCGTATGCTACTATACTTGCAGATGAGAATGGAAAATAATCATCTTCTTTTTCTTCGTATTTGGGCTCCTTATAGTAAGCCATTTTTGTCACAGTAAAATCGAAGCTCCTAAGAATCTCTTTCGGCTTTCCAAACTCTGACTCTATGAACTCTATCCATACCTTTTCTCCCTCTTTCTGGAACGCACATGCCTTCTCATTTCTGTACTTAAATTTCCATCCTTCTTTCTGATGTTTTTCATCATTGAACGAATCAATAGCCTCCTGAAAATCGCTTTCACTTTCAAAGAAAATATCAATGTCTTTTACTCTTTCTCCGGAAAGGATATTTTTAAAACATCCACCAGCTATGAATCCTTTGTGGCCTTCCATATACTTGTCAAGCCATCTTATTTGCCAGAAATTATCTGGAGTATCTATTACAAAATTATTCATATTGTTTATGTTTTGCCGTTACCAAGCGAGATAAAAATTCCGCTTCACAATAATACAATGAGTGTAATTACTCAGGTCGATTCCGTTGTCCGTAAATGCATCCAGGACCCGTTTTTCCACGTATTTGAGTTTTACTGTTATCCCCTTCTTAAACACTTCTATTAACTTCTCATTGCACTCAATAGGTCCAATAAGACAGTATCTATTCGAGGGACTGTCTGATATACAATATGTCTGACATCCTAACATGTTGCTTAAAATATTCTCATACATATTTTCTATATTTTACAATTCTTAGCTATGTTACTTAATTCAGCGGTCATTATCAAATCTGATAGTGACCGCCCCGCATGCACATTTTTGAATAAATTTTACTTTTAATAATTTTCTCATTAGAGTTATCCTCTATTTACTTTTTTCTTTATTTCTTCCGCGATCTCTTCTAATGTTGTTGGAGATAAATAATCATCTACCCTCAACTCTCTTACATAACCTAAGCAATCCAGACCCTTAGCGTCTATTTCCTGCCTCTCTTCGTCGACCCATCTTAAAGTGCCATTTTCTCCACATTCCGGGCATTTATCTGCCCCACATGGAAGAAGCATTTGCGCCCCACATAAGACACATCTCACCCAGTCTCCATGCTGCACCCCTTCGTATGTTATTGTTTTCATATTTATTGTTTATCATTTATAACATTTACTTCTTCGCTCCACAAATGTCTCTTATATATCGGAGTGATGCCGATCAGAATACCACTATCTTCGCCCCAATACTGAAGTATTTTGGACTCAATTTTATGATGCAATTCTTGCATTCCTCCTTTGTTTCTGTCATAAGGAGAAAAATCAGATAACTTTACCGTTTTCATTTTTTTTCTGGATTTTCAGTAATTCCCAAAAGACACTCGTTACCCTCAAAAGGAATACAATGAACAAACACCACCCCATTCAAACATTCATATTTAGTCTCCCCATCCTGATCGTCTGTAATTGTTTTTATGAATAAATTGCCCTCCCAATTGTCATCTTCATAATATTTTACTAACACTTTGTCAAACGGCTTAAAATCATATTTCGGCTTTTCTTCAATTCCGAAGAAACGTTTCAGATACTCCTTAGCCTTTGGATTATTGCTTGCCTTTAATGCGTTAATCATCCTCTGTTTTTCCGAATCTGTTGCAAGTCTATAACGTTCTATATTGTTTTCGCTTGCAGCAATATTATCCGATATATTAAGACTTGTTCCCGCTGCAAGACTCGCATACAAAGATGTTAAATATTTCCCATTAGTATTTAAGATAAAAATATAATTTCCTTCTTCGTCGCTTAGCACATCTCCATCTTTGAATGTGGCATATTCTGGAACTTCAAGAAGAAGACGATTTGCGTCGTTAAACGCTTTCCCCGTGGACGAAAACCAATCCGCTAATACAGGAATCGAATGAATTACAACCAATAAAGGATATTCATTACACAAATTATCTTCATATACTATTTCTGCTCTATTTCGTCCTTTCTCTGCCACAATCTGACCTAATCTTTCGCCTTTTCTTATTTTCTTTGCCGTTTCTAAATCAAACGGGATTGTTACCATTTTATGTTCCATAATCTTATTTGTTTTTATTAGTTCCTAAAAGATGTTCGTTCCCTTCGTATGGGATACACTGACTAAATGTTACGCCTCCCAAACATTCATATTCGTCATATGTTCCTGATCCTCTGGAGAATAAATGCAATTTCCACCTCTCTTGGTTAGTTCTTCTCACCAGCACTCGTTCAAATGGTTTGAAGTCGTGTTTCGGCATCTCATCTAATAGATGCTCATATTCACTTAAATATCTTTTTATTATATTTATTTTTCTACTGTCTTTGGCTTTTATAATCTTTTCTGCTAAAAATTTCTTCTCTTCTTCTATAGCCTTTCTTACATTCCGATTTTTATCTCTGTCATACACATCAGTCCATAATGTGCAACGATCAAACTCAATATCTCCATATGTTGTCATTCCGCATATACTTCCCATTGCCCCTTCGGTAATAAGTCCATCATATATGAATTGACATCCTTTAGTGCTTGTTAATATATCTCCTTCCTTAAAATACGCTCCAGCCTCTACCCTCAATTCCAGAGTGGTATCGCCAAGAGCACAACCTTCTGTGTTAGCATATATAGCGCTTATTCCATATTCATCTTTTCTTACAAAAAGTAAATTATAAGGACCTGCACAGTCTTTCGACTCATATACAAATTCTATTTCAATATTATTAATTAACACCGAACCTTCTATTTCTCCACTTTTAATTTTTCTCGCCGTATTTAAATCAAACGGAACAATAATTGGATTTTCCATATCTTTTTATTTTTAATTATGTAATCAATAAAACAAGATGGACTACTTACACCCATCCCAGTTGTTTTGCTATTCTCTCCATTTCGTTATATGCTATCCTATGACATCCAGCGGTTAGCAAATCGTTTTCGTACCGATTTAGACTCCACTGGTGACCGGTGACGTCCTCCACCAGACCGTGCCGAAACTCGGCGCCCCGGTGCATTGCCGACACAGCCCGCCACAGTTTTCTGGCTTCTGCTATTCCAATCTTTATCTGTTTACTTGTCTCAATAATATTTCCTTTTATACGGATCCAGGCGTTAGGTTTTTCACCAGGAATATAGAAAGGTGTATTCAAGAAATTTATTTCTCCTGACTTCCACTCTTCCAGTTTTTCATCAAAATCCTTGTAACGGGCTTCTTCTTCCTTTCTTAATCTCTCTAATTTTATTCTTTCTCTTTCTTCCTCACCCTTTCTCCATCTTTCAGATCTTTCTGAATACTTAATCCATGTACCTTCCCCGCAAACTTCATCTACAATCACATTAACGGTTCCAAGGACTTCCAGTGCTTGATGATTCGACAATATCTGGAAAATGTGTTTCAATTCACGGACATACTCACGTTTAATCTTATCTGATTTCCATGATAATTCATGGTTAGTTCCAAGCCATTCGTTTGCGCTCTTTTTAAGAAGACGCCGGGGAGTCCCCATATCGAAGAACTCAATATAATCCATCAGATTTTTAAACGTTTCCCAAATATCTCGATAGGACAATTCGGTTCTTGCTTTTTGTATTTTTTCAATAGCGTCTTTAATGGATTCCAACATATTGGTAACAAAGAGCATGTTACCGATACAATATGACATATTACATTTAACATAGAACACCTTTGAACCAGTTGGTATTGCTTCACGAACATAATATTGATGCTTGCTTGTAGTAGAAGAATAGTATGTATCATTAATCAAATACGCCTTTTCTCCACGCTTGTTTCGCACGATTCTTCCGACCTCAAAATGTCTTCCATAGGAATAAATACTTTCACCTTCAAAATAGAAGTTACTACCATGCGCTGATTCTTGCTTTTCGTTTGCCCATAAGTGAGCGACCATTGAATTGTTCATATAAGTATGTTTTTAATTGTTTAACTTGCTTCTATTATATGATTCTCTTTGTTCATATTTTTCAATGCGTTCGGTTATCATATCGCAGAAGACTTGCCCCTCTTTTTCGGAACCTCTGAAGTAACCAACCATCTTCAGAATATTTCCGTCAAATTCATGGACAAACTTGTTATAATAATGTTCACCCATAACTTTCCCGTATTTTCCCATAAACAAATCCTTGTCTAACGACTCATCCTTGAAACAACGGTTGTAATCCCATCTTACAATACGAAACAATGTTTCAAAATCCAATCTTTCCATATCCTGTATTTTATTTAAGCTCAAACTTAATACCTTCCGGCAACTGAGAGCGGTCTACCTTATTCACAAAATCATCAAACTCTTCCTGTGTGATTTTTTCTCCATAACCGTTCCAGTTGAAAGACAAAGTGTTCGTGTGAGAATAATATATAACATTATCGGTAGACAACCCATAATCAAACACACAGAGCTTTATCTTCTTTTCTGCTTCTGCTTGTCTGATTTTCTTATCGTATCGCTCACAAATTTCAGCACGCTTTGCTGCCATCTTTGCTTTATGAGCCTCTTCCATATGCTTTTCGATATTTTCTGAGGAGTAATACCCGGCTTTAATACGCTCTTCAATAAGAGATCGTTCCTCGTCTGTTAGTGTTAAAACAAATCTTTCTTCTTCCGGCTTATATGGATTAACCCACTTTTTTCCACACATTTTTTCAAGTTCCGCAATAAGCTCTTCTGATTCACGTTTCCATCTATTCACAATCCCCAGATTGAAAAGCATATACTTGAAATACAACTCATCCTCAGAGGCTTTATATAATTCTGCGCATTCTTGCTCTGATATACGCAAATACTCCATTGCCACAGACATACCGCTTCTTCTAACGTGATATATGCCATTTTCTACCGGATACATAGGAGCACCATAATGGTTACAAAGATGCAACGATATGAATTTCGCTAATTCCGGAAAATGTTTTGCGACTTCATCGTGGCAGCAGCCTCCTAAGTAATCCTCATATTTTCCATGCTTGTTTTTCCAGTCAACGTCGGCTGTTATGCTCCAGTCGCATATGTTATTTTTGCAGTCATCATCCAAAGAGATTCTAACTGTTATTCTATAATCTTCTTCATTTTCTGTAAAGAATTTTGTACCTGAATAAAACAGTTTGTTTGTAGTTTCCATATTATTTTAGTTTAATCATTACACTTATGAAAAATAAAATCTGCACACTCTCCGGGAAGTGTTCCTGCGTCATTACAACGGTAAAACCCTTGTGTTTCCAAATCTACATCTACCGGATAACCTTCTGCTTTTTTCAAAAAAGCATCTATTTCCTGTATTTCTTCTTCAGACAGTCCGGTATAATCATCATTTATCAGAGCGCAAGCCCAATAAACCGGAAGCCTGTATCTTATTATTTCTATCATGCTACCTTCGTTTATACACATTCTATTATATCCACATCATCAATTTGAGCAACCTGCACACCTTCGCCGTTTTTTATGATATATACGTTAATTGCAAAAGGCGAGTAGAAACCATTTTTTGATTCTCCTCCAGTGATGGGATTATTATCCTCATCTAACCCACCCCATACCTCAAAATGATAAGTCTGCAATGACAATCTTCAAATACCGGAACCAAACCCTGTCCCCTGAAATAAGCAGTAGCCACCTTAAAAGCATATAGCGGATTCACTTTCTCAATTTCTTGCTGTGATTTATAGAAAGATGCCGGCTGACATATATAGAAATTTTCATTGCCAAGACTTCCAAAAAGCCAATCCATACTACCTTCATCACAATTAGTGCCACCCAGTATTATTAAATCACATCCGGTCTTCCGGGTTCCCAAAATAAATGCCTTGTTCTTATTCTCTGGCTGCATGAATATCTCTTTATCGATATTAAACCAATCACCCTGGCAACTCTCTACATCCCGGAGAACAATCTCGTCAATCTCACGGGCATATTCTTCTTGTGTTTTCATAAGATATGTTATTAAATGTAGTTATATAACTTCTGAATAAAATCACTCATGGTATTGGCATGTTCTCTAAGATCATACCAGTCCATTTCTTCAATATCCCAAGGTCTATTCTCCTTTATATGTGGATAGAATACGTTTGTGTCCCCTATCTCCAAATTAATCAACTCATCTATTATCGATTCCGGTTTGCCAACAATGAAATACCAATGCGTCGAAATCTCTTCTTTATCAAATTCTTCCCATTCATTATTCCAAAACTCTTTTGATGTCATGGATGGGCACTCACTCATTAACTTCTCCCAAGCCTTCTTATCTTTGTTTCTAGACCAATAGACTTCTCTGTTTTGCTCTGTAATAGGAATTTTTATTATTTTCATATCTGTATAGGTTTTAAAAGAAACTCCAACAAAATGTTACGATAAATTCTCCCACTCCGTATTCAGTAAGTTGCTTAAACGATTCTATCCCATTGCAATAACAAAAAACATCATCATTGTCATCATCGTTAATGTCCAATGATAGTTTTATTGTCTTTCTTTGTTCATCTCCTGTCTTTTTCCGTACAATCTGACATTCTACGTATTCAGGCTCCTTACCTGTTTTTTCTACAAATTCATGAAACCTTAAATCAATTTCATGTTTGACTCCTTCAATGTTGGATATTATCACCTCGTTTTCACAATTCGAGCAAATAGCATGCATGAAAGATTCATCAAGATAATCTATTATTTTTCCAGTATTCGGATTTACTATGGCTTCACAGACAACATTTGTTCCACCACATCTTGTACATATATATCCCATAATTATCTGTTTTTAAAATGTTCAACAATTTCATCTACTGTAGCCTTACGCCATGTGATGCAGGCCGCGTCTCCCCCCCCGAACCGGAGCTCTTCGCACTTTACCCACCTGTCTCCTGTGGCGTCCGTCACTATCAGCCATTGACCTGAATCAGTATTATTTGTAATTCTTTGGTGTTCTTTCTGATAATACACCCTCATGATCTCCCCATCTCCTTATTCTTTCAGATTATGTTTTTTCATTATTTCTTCTATCAATTCGTCTGTTTCCATATAATAACCCCAACAGGAATCAACCTCTTCCCATTCTTCTCCCTCTTCATCCTCCCTGGATTCATCTTTGTATTTCTTGACAAATTTCACTTTCTTTTCAAGCACATACCCCTTTACATCTCCCCATATCCACATACCTATGGATTTAACTTCATCATCAATCAATTTGTCAATTTGGGTTTTCCAATCGGAAGTATTATTACTAACCATTTTTGTGTACCTCTCCTTTGTACAGAAAGCTATACCTTTAACATAATCCTCTTGACTGTATCCTGTTGTGGACCATTCTTTGACAAATATATCCTTGCCTAAGTCTGAAAGAATCTGAATCAATTCTTCACATCCTAAGTCTTCTATAAATTCATACGTATAATCATACGTGTAAAGATCTGATGGAGAAATGCTAAAAATTTCTTTATAATACCACATTTTATCATGGTTATCATATCTCAGTCGATAACCGTCAATCTTGCCTTTCTTAAAATAATTCAGCAAGTCTTTCCATTTAACATATTCACTAATAAGTTTATGTAGTGCATCTATAAGTGAGTGTCGACTATCTCCGTATTTACCAAACACTTCTCTCCAATCGCACACATCTTGCAGTCGAGGTAAATAGATACATTCCCATAAGAAACATGCTGCCATATCCCAACTTTCACAAGGACATATACTGTCAGTATCATAGTATATTTTTATACGATAATTCCCTACTTCTTTTGTTGTAATAAGTCTGTCTTCCATGTTTTTTTTATATTTTAAATAGTTTTTAACTTCTCATCAATAAATGCATCTATTACATCATAGTATGAACCATTAAAATCATAATTTTCATATTTTTCCGTAAACTCTTTAGCCCACTCTTGAATGATGTTAAATGACTCTTCTCTGCTACATTCTTTTAGTCCTGATAGATAATCCACAGCTTCCACCGATAACTCTTGTAGATTTCGTAAGTAATTCAAACCTATGCTATATGGTAGCTTACCTACTTCTATGCATACATAATGACCTTGTTTAAAGGCATCCTGCAAGTCTTCAAGATTCTCTATTAATGACTCAGACTCATCATCTACCCTCACCTTGTATAACTCAAAATCTTCATTTTCTGCCGACACCCATATCTTGTAGGCTTTTTCGTTGGACAATCTTTTCCAAACAAATCCGTCACTGAATACAATTAGGCTACCTGTTACTATCGTATTTTTCATAATCACTTTCTAATCTGTTACTCTGTAATAATAATCAAGCTCTTCTCCCTTAAAGTTGTTCATAGCGTACTCGTCAGCTTCTCGCCACAACCGGTCATACAATGCAGCCAGTTCATGATTGCTTTCATAATGTTGCCAGATTTTATGATTCAATACGAGCGTTAATTCCGTGAAAAACTTATAATCATCTTTCCATTCACTGAATGCACGTTTGTAGGTATCTTTGACACCTGCTATACCATACTTGTCAGCTATGCTGAAATCTTCCCAAAAGGTAGTTATCAGGTCATAGCCGTTCTCCTGCATAAATTCTTGAAATGTCATAAGCTATTATTTTTTAATCAATCCAATTCGTTATCTGTCGAGATAAATTCCACGGCATAGTATTATATGCTTGGAAATATTCCCACTCGATTTTATCCTCAAAGCCGGGACAATGATGCTTGACGTATTCACAAAACTCATCACGCTTCTGTTTTGCAAAATCATCCTCTTCTTCATCCAGCATGACAATTTTTGGTTTGTTTGCCTCCCGACATTGTTCTGCGGTCTGATAGAATCGCCGGAAGTGTTCGGCATAATACTCGTTTCCGCTATAATCAACGAAGGTAACTTTACCTCCATAAATTTTGCAAACCCTTAAAGGTTCCCGTGTTGCTCTCTTTACCGGTCTTGAACCATCCCATAGCCAACCACAGAATTGTATGCCATCCCAGACAAGATACGGTAAGTATTTTAAAGAAAAAGACTCTATATTCAACACCTCATATTGTACAGGATTAGTTTCTTGTGCTGCATCTTCAGCGGTTTTGTATATGGGCATACTTACCTTAAATTTTTCCTCTCCCAATTTGCTGCCAAACCAAAAGATATGTTCGGTATCCACGTTGTTTCCACAAATACCGGTATCTTTTATTCTCATGCCGCGATATTCTGCTTCACGAATCACTCCGTTTCTGTGCATAAATACCCTTGTTCCAAAGGGGAACGGGTAAACTGATACTTTTCTTTCCATATTGTTTTATTTATAGATTAAAATTCAGCAATATAACTATATACATAATTTTATTTTCCCCAGCACCAAAAATTTACAGCATATTTCCCGGTAGTTATAAATATCTTACCTCCTCCTATCTCCGCAAGTATGTTCTTCCCAAATATCCTTGTAAGAAGTGGTATATGCTTTGCATCTATAGGTAAATCCTGGGTTTCTTTTATAGGTCTATATGGTACAAACGCTTTGTTCTCATATACCATCTCAACATACAGTCCATCCGGTGACTCAAACACGTCTTTCTTCTTCTGCCTCATCCCAGATCGTATTAGCTGTTCTTTCCAAGATTGAATATATGATTTTCTAATGGTCTCATTTATCTTATTAATGACCTCTTCCTTAAATTCGTAATACTCATATATACGACCTTTGTAACCAGCTATCATTTCTTCAATCTTGCTTTCGGATGCCCATAACCCATAATACACATAGCAATCCAATAATCTATCTACTGAAGAAACGCCAATCAGTACCATTTTAGAAAATGGATTTCCCTCTATTTCCAATTCTTCTCTTGCTCTGTCTGTCACCGCATCCCACCATTGTCCTTCACACTTCTCTACCTCTCCGTTGTCAAGTACAATATCGAACTTTCTGCCTCCGAAAGCTTCTCTTCTCTCGTTTCTCTTTGCAAGGAAATCATAGAATATACCTCCTATTCTTCCAATAATGGTATCATCTCCGTACTTTGTGCTAATTTTATCAGGCATTTCATCGAAGACGAGGTACTTATAGTCTCCTGATTCAACTACGTATAATAAATTCATGATCTATTCCTTTAGATGTAAGTTATGCCGCCAACCTTAATCTGCATTATATCGTTTTCAAGCATAATGAAATTATTTTGTTTTATGGATCCAAATATCAATCCATATACACTTACCGTATTAAACAGCCTAACAGTGTGAAAATCTTCATTTAGCTTTACTCTGTTTTTATCCCAATATCCCAAATCGTTGATAGTTATAGGGAATCCTCCTATGTTGTTATACCTGTAGTAATTGTTTTTATTGAAAACTATTTTCTTTATTAATAGGTTCCCGACGCTTTTCATGTTGAATCCGGACAACGCGATCTGCTCTGAGATATAACTAATCAAACAGTTATGATACGTGTTTGGCTTATCTCCTCTCTCGTTAATAATTTTCTTCCATTTCTTCGTTAGTGGAACCCTAATATCCATATATGTATTAAATACTACTATGGTGGGACATTCTTCTTCAAACTTCGTTAAATCTTCTACTCTCATAATTAACAAACATTTGTATTGTTTTCGTCGTTCACTATCTGACTAATGTACGGTCCTGGCCACAGACAGCCAGGCCGACCTCATGGCAGGGCAGGCTCCACCTTACCCTGGCTGTTCTGCCCACTCCCTGTACCCTACGTTAAAACCAATAGGATCATACCTTTTGATCATAGTGCCGTAATTCTCTCTACCGCAATACCTGTTCTTTCCTCCAATGATCCATGTTTCATCGTCTCTATCTGGAGATATGGAGTTAAGAAACTTCTCATAATCTTTTCTACTCTTTCCCATCTTTGTCTTGATTTAAACAATAGTTAATAAAATAAGCAACCTGTTCATTTTCCCCTGTATTATCATAATCACCTAAAGTCATATCATCATAATCCAGCAGAACTATACGAAAATCGTTTTTTTTGACATACACTTCCGTTAAATACATAGGAATCCCAGCAATTTCTATTATCACCGGAAACTGATCATCGAAGTCAAACGCATCATTAGTTTCTTTAAACTCTTTAAATTCTTTGAATTTTAGCTTTATACTTCCACCGTTCTCCACTAATGCCTCTTTGATGTACTTTAATCTTTTTGCATTCAGATCAACCTCTGCTTTTTCTATTTCTTTGTACAATTCATTCAGATCCATATTCCACTATATTTATGTTATCGAATTTTTCTTTTATAACATCCAAGGCACCACACTCGTTTGTTACCATAACATACTTTCCTGGCTTCATTCTCCACAGATTGAAATACCTTGTCACATTTATAATGTTATTAAATAATGATATTTCGTATCTTGTGTTCCCATTTTCATCATGTCCCGCTTTTTTAAAATAACATAGGGTCGGCTTGTATTTGAAATAATTAAAAAGCCTATACCATCCCTTCCCGTTACATGTTTCACGATTCCATATTCCAGTAAGCTTCCTATATCCCCTTACCGGTATTTTCTCTATTTTTTTTGGTACGATCTTGACATACTCTCCTTCTCCGATTGGTATAGTCATATTACCTGTCTCTTCCGTGCAAAAGTATTCTATTTCAGATGCCATGTCTTTATATACATAGAACCGGTATAGGTTCCCGTCAGGGTCTACCCGATCCATGTAATATAATATCACTTTGTCTACTTTTATCTTTTTCATTCCTTTATTCTCCTTATCTTTAAATCGTTATTCCCACAGTATTCCTTCAACCAACTATCCGTTAGATAACGATTAACTCTATCGTATTTCTTTTTCGGACCCTTGCTCCAGAATTTCCATTCGTTTGTGATATTGTACCCATATTTATCAAACCAATGGATATAATACACTACGTTACCGTACAAATCCACTCTTTTTCTTTCCTGTATGACTACCTCGTAAGGTATCTTCTTGTCTCTTTTCTCCATCTTTGTCCTCCTTTCTTGAATAAAAAAACGGCACCTATCTTCGCAGACCAGTGCCGGCAACTAACTCGCATGGAAAACTACTTAACCTCAACTAATTCTACAGAGCTGTAGAATTTAGTGAAGCTACCAACAAATTCTCTTATATCTTTATATTCTTCTGGTCGTTTTCTGTTACCGTCTTTTATATAATTTACCCACAGTCTATCTTCTATGCTCTTAATCGCATTTTCTATAGTAAATTCGTCGCTGACACACATTAAACACGAAGACCCTGTTTTCTTATGCGGTTTATATATCCTTGAAAAAGACCACATTTTTATCCTGTCGTATATATATCCGTTGTTGGGATAAACGAATCCTATTCGGCTGTCACCTTCTTTAGCGTAAAACACACCTGGCTCCTTCCCGCCCTTTCTATATACTACGAATCCTTTTTCTTTTAGGATCTTAACCACTTTATTTAATTTATTTTCTACGTTCATTTTCATGCAAAAATTTAAAAACGACCTTCATTACATTTCCAAAGTTCTCCACCTTAACCCACTCGTGAGCTACTGCTCTAAGTACGGATGTTTCGTATGTCGGAATATCGTCTTCTTCAACCACCTTACAAGAAGCCAGAACTCCTTCAGTCGGCTTTAGTCCGAGGTCATGCAGCTCGCAGAGACCGCCCGGCTGGCGGAATGCGCACCACCCGTCTTTCTCTGTTGGCTGGATCATCGCTATTGGTTTTTCTTTCACTGCAAGATACCCTACCATCCACATTGTTTCTTTTAACCTGTCAGCGTATCCGGCATCTATGATAGCCTCTATGTCTTTTGGCGTACCAATACAAGGAACTTTACACATGTTTTTACATTTATCACATGTACAAGGTTGCTCCCATCTGTTATGATCTATGCCTACCAACTTCTTTATCCGTTCTACTTCTTCTTTCATATTATACTATCTCTGTTAGTTTTTCATAATACAACTTCATTTCCGGTGAAGCATATTCCATGAATGCTTCGAATAAGTAGGGTACCTCTATTATCATATTCACATTACAACCTTCTGCCTGTGAAAGAGATTCAAGATCATTGCTGTATGAACACGTTACATGAGCTCCTACATTAAACACATGTAAATCTAATCTTACATATTCCATACATAAATCTAACGCTTTAAACAAGTTTTCTACCTCAATCTCCTGAAATAGGTCTATAAACATCCTTAAATCCATTATTTTACTACCCTTTCTATGTGTTTAATTAATACTACTGCCATCCCCTTACCTGTTTTTATCGCACATTCCGATCCTTTTATCCATTCTACACACCCTACATACTTTTCTGTAGAATGAAATCCGGGATTGTATTTTCCAGATGTACTGAACTCTACCGTATCCCCTACCTTCAGATCATCAAAAGCAATAGACCATGTGGTCCAAATTCTATCATGTCTCCCAGGCTGAATGGCTCCGATTACGCCTTTTTTACGACCGTTTTTTATTGCCCTTAGTATTATCTTCCTATCACCTTCGATAAGGCTGCAAAAGCGCCCGTAAAAGGTCAAATCAACCTGTTTTCCTCCTATTTCTTCTCTTATTTTTGTTATTCTGTTCATTTTCTGATTTTGTTTTATTTTTTTCTTTGTTTTTTCTATCTTCTATAGAAGATGATAATAACATTATCTTTTCTATGTTACTTTTTGACTGTAAAAAAGAATCGCATTTCATTACTACTACCACCTTCTTAAGTTCCCCATTATCGTATAGCGATACACGCATCATGTTTTGCACCTCGTCCACTATCAGACCTGGAGTAGTCTTAGCCATTTTGCGTAGCTTATTATACTCCGGTCTTTCCATTTCCTCTGTTTATTACTCTATAGTATTTATCCTTATCCCCTTCTTTCAACTTCTCCAGATAGAAAATTCCATCATGTAAATGAGACAAACAAAACCTGTATCCGTATTTCTGTACTCTTCTTACATGATCCCGCAGTCTTATCTCTTCACTTTTGTCTTGTACTTTGATTTTAATACTGTCTCCTTCTTTGATTGTGTATAAAATAGTTTGAATCTCTTCTTTTTTCATCTTATAAAATATTTTAACGGCAGCACCTATACTCACGCACCACTACTGCCTTATGTTTAACAATTAAATACTTAACTCTTCAATGGTCAAGCCTTTTTCTTTTGCCCACTTTAGCATCGCGCATAATTCTGTTTCTGACTTATATTTCGGATCACGCCACGCCCATCCGAATTTATCCAGGACATGATGATATAATTCGTCGGCCTTTGCCGTGTAAATGTCTTTGAATAAATGCTCCGAACCTTCCGGTATAAGCATCTCTGTTGTTGCAAAATCGGAATACGATAAACATCCGTAAGCATATTCTGTTATTTCACTCCATGCTTCTCCGGCTTTAAATCCAAATTCTTTTACAAAAGCCAAAGTTAGATACATATTTAATAATATTGTTACATCATATCCGGAATCCGACTTTCTTTCTATTATTTCCTTTTCAAATTCCTTTAAATCTTCAGGCCCTAAAAAGATGTATCCTGATACCGACCGGTAATTAGTCTCCGCATACTTCTTGCATTTATCATCATTGACAATCTTACTAATGTTAGATAACATCTTTTACCTCCATTCATCACAAAACTCTACCTCTACGTTCATCCAATCAGTACCATAATTATATTCTTTCGGATATCCGACCGATGTTACCTTTATACTATTCACGCCATATCCGTAAAGGCGTTCACTTACCTCATTCGCCCATTCCTGTACAAAAGGAATAAACTTATTGTAATAAGAATCAAAATCAAAATCCGATTCCTCCTCATATTCTGGCATCTCTTCATAATCCTGTTCAAAGAAATGACGAGGATCTGCTATTGTTTCGTAGAAACTTACGTTAATGAAACAAAACTCGTTGGTTGTCGTTTTTAATATCATAACTTTTTGTATTTACGTACATTTTTCTTGCCATAGAATCTACACATGGCACGAATCTGACTATAAAATACTTTTGTCCTCCTGGCCTCAAAGTATTTAAACATTTCTTCATTCTTTGTTTCCCAAACGTAATCCGTTTGGGAACTCATGCGATCTTTCCCCTTGCGTGAATAATGGTAATATGATACCACAACACGTTTCATACCATTCTTTACAGGTACGATATTTACGTCTATACTATTCTCTGTCATATTATTATTGTTTTATGCATTATACAAATACAAAGAGCGCATACCTTCACAGGCCGGCGCTCCTTTCAATAAAAATGAAAAAACTAATATTACATAAACATATTGTTTTCTACTCTTTATTACAATACTTTTGTTCCGCAATTATTATATCTTCCGTACTCTTCGTATCATTCAAGATTTCAAAAACCATCTTCTTGTGATCTTCGTTTGGTAACCTATCCTTAACAGCCGATATTACGCCCGCTATAGACGTAAAGCCTGAATCTGTTATTGAACACAGCAACACGCCTCTGTCGGCTCCGGTGCTTATTGCTGACGCCTTTATAATATCATTCTTATATATTCTCATAACTTTTTTGTTTTATTGTTTGTGAGATGCCCAGAATCGAACCAGGACCGGCACATACGCACCGGCACGCCGCGTCATCCCCTCTATGATGCAGAAATAGGCATGCCTATCCTCACGAACCGACATGCCAAAACCCAAAACTTAATTTGATGAATAAAATAGATTAACAAAAATACTATTCTAATTCTTTTATAATATCTTTCACAATATTCAGCCTTACCTCCTTCGTTTCTGGACTAAGACAACCAAACCACCCATAAAACGTTCTTGTTTCCTCTGGTTCTGTGGCCATACTTATCTTCTCCTCCAATTCCGGGAAATATATTCTCACCATTTCGTCTGAACGAAATGGTGAGATATTTTTATGTGTTTTGAAATACATAAACACTACATTTCTTAACGCAACACATATGTATTCCCCATCCTCTAACCTATCAATCATCTCATATGCCTTTTTCCATATGAATAATCGCTCTTCTTTTGTAAACATATCTTTCTTTATTTTTATGGTATTATTTGACTGTATGCAGACTTTTCCATGTACACAATACTATGCTCCTGTCCAAGTATTTTCTTTGCTGCTTCTTTCTTTATCGCGCAATATCTCCCTGTACGATACGGATTCTTTTGATCTGATCCATCCTCAACTTCGATAATAAAACAACCTCCGTCATCTATTATCTTTTTGCAATTGTCACATATTTCTCCCGTGCATATATGATGCGGCGCCTGCCCTTTGATGTTATTCCCTAATAAAGCAATCCCCATCTCTTCACCGCATACTATGCATAGTTCTATGGATGGATTCAACCCATGCTCTGGATGCAATACAATACCGTCTTTCATTTTCTATCCTCCTTTATTAATTCTATTATAAACTTTTTATCTTGTTCCCACAATGGCAGCCCTTCTTTTACTGTGTATGCCACTGTTTCCCTCTCTCCTATTAATCGCACGGCAATCTCTCTTGCTTTCAAGTCATCCTCCTCATGCGATTTGTTTATTAAATCATAGGCACATGATTCCACCTTTTGCCTTTCGATTATTATCGAACCCATTAACTCGCTTATATGCGATCCTAAAAACGATAAGACATTAATAGCTTTCCCAATATCATTTGAAATAGCACTTGCTAAATACATCTTATCCATATACTCCGGCAAAGCCTCGTATGCCGTTTCTATGTTTTTATACTGATTTTCGTTTACCTCCCTTTTAATCAGTTCTTCAAATTCTTCTTTTAACATGTTCTTCCCTATTTTAATGTTGTGTGAGATCGCCGGAATCGAACCGACTTGCTGCACCATGAATCCCATAAAGCAAATGCTCCGATCTTCGCAGATGGGAGCATTCTGTCTAAAGCATAAGAAAATTAATGAAGAAATTTTTCTCACTTACGCCATAGCATCTAAAATAGCTATCAGCACTATTTCTATGACAAACATAATAGAAAATATCTTAAATGCCTTTTTCATATCGCTATCTCCTCCTTTTTATTTTTTTTTAGTTCCACAATAAACTGTTCCGGCTCTGCTCCGACCTACGTTCCACCTACAACCGCAGGCCTTAGCCCAAGGCGCCGCCTACTCCCCCTCTATGGCAGCCTGTTCGTACCTACAAAGCCAGTCTCCATCTACACAACTAACACTACGCGATAATAAACATTTATTCTTATAACAATCATTAAAAATACACCCCTCACAACTGTAATCCTTAACTTCTTCACAGCTAACTACCTTAGCATATACTATACCATCACCGTCTTCTATTCCTTTTACCCCAAAAATAGAACCTTCTTCCTCCTTACTCAAATCTAAGTCAGGCGCAAAATCATATACGTTCATGTTGTTTATATTTTAATTGTTAAACATTTCACTTACTACCAGCCTATGGAATGATGTTTTAAAACGCTATCATACTTTATTTTGTTGGAAAACCTACAGAATACTGTTTTAAAACGCTGATAGTCTTAATTTTGTTGGAAAACCTACAGAATACTGTTTTAAAACGCTGATAGTCTTAATTTTGTTGG